GCCCAACGCGCGAGCGTGCGGTCGTCGTTTGGAATGCTGCCTGCGGGGTTTTCCCACCACGCCTTGCACAGCAGCAGGATGTAGGCACCCACCTCTTCCGTCGTCATGGCCTCAACTTTACCATCGGCGGCGAAGTCGTTCGGGTAAAACGGGAAGGAGGGCGGATGTCCCTGCGCCATACGATTCGTCCTGTTCGGGAAGAGCCTTAAAAGCAAAACCGCCGCGCACTTACCTTCCCAGAGTTGGTAAGCGGCAGCGGATGCCACCAGCGGATTCGGTTTTCGGAGCGAGTTCAGCGCTCTGGGCACCGAACCGCCGGTTGAATGCGACATTCCGTGGCCTACGGACGCGCGTGGAGTGACATAACTATAAAACGTGATGCGCATAAAAACAAGTATTTTTTAACTGCCGTCCGAGCGCCCGTGCGCCATGCCCTCGCGTAGCTGCTCGAGATCGCTCAGGAACTCGGAGCGCAGGGCGGTCTGCCCGTCCAACGCGCTCTGGTAGCAGCGCAGCAGGTGCTCGGCCACCTCCCGCCACGTGAAGCCCGCGCCCCTTACGAGCGTGCCGTCCGTGTTCAGCAGGCAGACGGTGCGCCCCCTGTTCGTTCCTGAAGGCCATCGGTCGTCGCTGATTCATGGCGTCACGTTCGGCTCCCGCTCCTCGCCGACGTCCCACACCCACTCGTAATCCTCGTAGTGGCCTACGGCCTCCAGCGCTTTGCGAGCCGACTGCTCGGCCTCCTCGGTCGTGGTACACCTCGGCACACAGACCCACTTCCATGGCTCGTTCAGGATATCGGCTAGCCGATCCTTCGGCAACCCCAGTGCGCTGCCCCAGCCGTAACCGCCGAGGTGCTTAGCGAGCGGCTTGTCCTTGGCGAAGCGCCATATCTCGTAGCGGAGGAACTCGATGTGGTCGGGGTCGCCCGTGACCAGCAACCCTCCGGCCTCCAAGTGCGCTATGCGCTCGGCTGCGCTGGCGCTACGCTTCTGTTCTATCATCGTTCATCTCCGTTCTGAGGAGCGTTGACCTCGGCCAGAATTTCTTCCGGAAGGTAATCCGGCTTGGCTGCGCCCTCCGTCCACCCGTCTTCGGTCAGGATCATGTGCTCACCCGTGAGTGCGAAGTACTCCTCGAACCACGTCTTGTCTGGCGCAGCGTGCTCCATCATTCCCACGGCACGCTCCAACAGATCGAAGGCTTTCTCGGCCTCACCCTTGCGGAAGCGGTACACGACGTGCGACAGCGTGCCGCAGCCCATCAGGTCGCAGTTGTGCGCCGTCTGGTAGTAGGCCACGTACTGCTCCTCGTCCAAGCCCTCCGGCTCTGGAGGTGGGTCGCCGCAGACCACTACCTCCGTCGCGGTCTCGTAGGCCTCGACCAGCCGTGCGCCCTCGGGTATGCAATCCTTTGGCACGCGGACGACCTCGTAGTCTTCGGACGTGCGCCTTGTAATGTCTTTACTCATGGCTTGAATATCCTCTCGCCTTTGAACCACAGTTCGTCCGTCCACGGCACGACCGCCTCTTCAAACTCGCCGCGTAGCTCCACGTCCGGGTTGATGAACAGCGTGACGTAGTTGCCGCCGAGGTACATGGTTATATCCTCGGCGCGCAACTTGTGCAGCACGGAGTCCTGAAAGCGCACGTAGCCTGTAACGCGACGCTCGCCCGTCCTCGTCTTTCTGACGCTGCCGTCTATAAGCGGCTCGACGCGCACGGACTCCGTTTCTCTCAAAATACGCGCCATAGCGTCGAAGCGCATATCGTCGTTCCACACCACCGTGACGGGCGTACTCCTCCAATCGGCTGTGACTACCTCCTCAATCATTTCTCTACTACGAGGGCCAGTGCCACGCGGCACACGGCTAGCGGGAAGGAGGTGTCGGCCTCAATAGCCTCGACCTTAAAGCAGTGCTCGCCATCTTCGCGCAGTGCGCTCACGGCGTACCACGGGCCGCGCTCCTGTGTAGGGCAGAAGTCAACGCTGACCATGTAGCCCTGCCTGTTCAACTCCTCTATGACGTCGAACGCGGCAGCCGATTCATACGAAGGCTTCCACGCTTCAACCTCCGCAGGATAATAGCCCTCCTCATCCTGCCAGTATGCGACAGCAGTATGTCGGCACTCCTGCGGCGTCTTGTGCGGCCCATCCTGCGACCACTCGTCCGAGTGGCGCGGGTTGTACAGTCGGTCGAAGTACACAACCGTCCAGCGCATCACGCGCTCGCCGACGAGCCTATCCGTTTTCGGGCCTGCCGTTAACTTCTCGCTCATAATCGCGCCATCCTCAGTGCGTTCGTTAAGTCTGAAATAACGACCAGCCGGGAGTCAGCGCCGCTCAGCCAGCGCAGGTAATCGGTGGCGGCCAAGTACCGCGTGCGCGCACGCTCGGCCAGTTGCGCGCTTACTCCATGGTCGTTGCAAAGGTGAGCAAGAAAAGCCTCGAACGCCCCGAGCGCACCGTGCTTGCGGGTGCGCTTCTGCTCGCGGAACTTTTCCTTCAAAGTGTTGCAGCGCCGGCAGGCCATCACGAGGTTTATGTAGTCGTCCGTGCCGCCAACCGAACGGGAGATGACATGGTCAACGCTGCGCTCGTCGGGCGGCGTCTCCGCGTCACAGTAGAAGCATCGCTCCTCGGCCAGCACCACAGGCTTGTTCGAGCGCAGCACCTTGTTCCACCGACGATGGTGGCTGGGCGCATAAACCTCGTCTCGGATATTGACGGCCATAGCTATCGCGGCTTGCGCTGCTGCTTTTTGACCTTGCGTCGCTGGCCGTGAACGCGGACCTCCACCTTAGCGTCGGGCGCGATGACGCCCGCGTCCTTCAACGCTGTCACAGCCTCATCTGCTGCCTTCACGGCCTCGCGAGTTTTCTTTTTCTTGCTCATTTCGCCTCCAACCAGTTATCCGCAAGAGCCAACGACCACGCCAGAGGCACCTTGAGCTTGACCTCCTGCACGGCGAAGCACTCCGCCATCCGCCGCTCGTACACGGGGTCGGGCAGCACGTCGCCGTCCAGCTCGTCGTGGATGGTCTGGCGGATGGCCGTAATGCCCAGCGTCTTGCGCTCGTTGTACACCCGCAGCATCTTCAACTTCATGAGGTCGGCTGCCGTACCCTGTATGACTCTGTTCACCGCCGAGTGCGTGCCGCGCCGGTTCTGCTCGCTGGTGAAGCGGGCGCGGCGTCCCAGCAGCGTGGTGACGAAGCCGCGCTGCTCCGCCTCGGCAGCCTTGCGCCGCAGGTAGGGCGCGGCCTCGGGGAAGACCTTGTCCAGCACGGCGACGAACGCTTCGGCGTCCCGCTCGGTAATGCCCAGCATGGAGGCTATCTTCTTGGGCCGCGCGCCGTAGAGCCGGGCGAAGTTGACGTTCTTAACGTGGTCGCGGAACTTCGCGCCCCACTGCGCGGCCATCTGCGGTGCGTGCTGTGCCGCGATATCGGTGGCCACTTGGTGCATGTCGGTCAGCTCGTCGTTGTTGTAGGCGTCTATAATGCGTTGCGCTCCGGCGAAGTGGCCGAACAATCGGTACTCAATCTGCTTGGCGTCCACGGCGAAGTACCGCATCCCGTCGGCGGGGATGAACAGTCGGCGGATTGTCCACCTGTCCGTGCCGTCCTTCTTTTGCGCCGAGGGCTTGATTGTCTGTTGCGCGTTGAAGCTGTAACCGTTGTCCTCCGCACCGCCTCCCGCGGAGGAGTAGCGCCCCGAGACCGTGCCCGACTCGTCATCGGTCTTCATCTGGTGGTACTGCGCGCGAAGTACGTCACCGTCCAGCGAGTCCCAGAACTTGTCCAAGAATTTGACCAGCAGACTCTTTACGCGGCGGGCGCGCAACGCGACGGCGAATGCCGGGTTACCGGCGGCAAGGCGTTCCACCACCTCGTCCGTGAAGCTGACCTGCCCCTGCGGGTGACGCGCCGTTGCCCCCGTCCGTTCCTTCGGGATAGGTACGCCCGTCTGACGGCAGAGGCGCATAAGGTCTTCGGGGCTGGTGGGGTTAATCTGCAGCCCCGTCATGCTGTGCAGCTGCCACAGACATCCCTCCAACGCCTGATGAGCTTCACGTCGCCACCTGTCCAACTTCTCTACGTCAATTCGCGAGCCTACCCGCTCAATATGGCAGGTGCAGTAGATGAGCGCGTCCTCAAGCGCCAACACCCGCTCCAGACCCTGCTCGCGTATCAGCGGATCCGTAGCCTCGTCCACGAGCAGCGTCACGCGGGCGTCGTGCATGGCGTAGGGCGCAACCCGCCACGAGGGCATGGCGTCCATGTGCGCGCCGGGGAAGGGCATCTTGCCCTCGCCGCAGTAGCGAGCCGCCATCTGGTCGAGGCCGTGCCCCGCGACGCGCTCGTCGTCCAACAGAGCATCCTTGAAGGCGACGTCGTGCGGGCGGACGCCTATGGCCTCAAAGTCTATACCGGCGCGGAGCGCAAAATGCACGTCGAACTTTGCGTTGGCGAAGACGACGTCCTTACCCGGCAGCTCACGCGCCGCCCACTCCTGCACCAGCGCCAGCGGCAGGTTGCCTTCGCTGTGCCCCACGGGCAAGTAGTGCTGCTCGACATCCCCGCCGCGACGCAGTGCCAGACTGAAACCGACCGCACGGTCGCTGAAGGGATTCAGTCCTGACGTCTCACAGTCCCAAGAAATCCGCTTGACACCCTGCAACGACGGAAGCGTGCGCGGCGGTTGCCAACGCGGCGCGGCGTCGGGCGTGGGAGCGGGCTTGGTCAGTAAGGATAGCTGCATCAAAATATCTCCGGCTGTAACTCACGCCAGCGTGCGGCGAAGGTCTTACGAGTCGTATCGGGCGACCAGACGAAGATGTCGCGGTTGGCGGGCGGATCCGGTAGCACTAAGTCCCAAAGTTCCGGCACCTTGGGCATAACGTCGCGCAGTTCTATGGCACGCGCCAGTCGGTCGGCTTCCTCCACGGCGTCGGGCAGCGGCCATCGAACGCCGAACCGCACGGCCACGGCCTGACGGATGCGGTTGCGGACGTCGCCCCAGCGTCCGTTGCTGATGTCGTTGAGCAGGTGGTTGAGCGGGCGCGTGAGGTCGCCGACGTAAACCTTCCACGCGTCGTGCAGCAGCGCGTCCAGCGCCAGCTCGGGTGCTACCAGCCGCGAGACCAGAGTGCAGTGCTGCGCTACGCTGTACGGCCAGTCCCACTTTCCGGCCTTCTGCGCGCCAGTGAAGCACGGTATCAGCGGCAGCGCCGAGATAATGTCGTCGGCGAAGACGTGCTCGGGGCGCGGATCCAACAGCGGGAACTTGCGCCCGTTGGCCGTCTGCATCCACAGTTCGTCGCTCATCTGTCCTCCAGTCCGGCGCTGATGCGTACGCGCCCCGTGCGACGTCGGAACTGCCCCACGCCGAGGTACCGCTGCTGGTCGTCCAGACGGACTTCCTTCACCTGTATGTCCGCCTGCTCCTCGAAGTCTTGGATCAACTTCAGGACGGCCTTCTCCAACTGCTCGCGGCGCTCGCGAATCTCGTTAATGTCCATCGTTCAACTCCAGTTCTCCGCTATCCTTACGGCGAAGAAGTCCGACACCGGCCCTGCAGCCCAGTAGGGCAGGCCCCCGCGCAGCGTTATTAGTCCACGACGCGCCAGCCAGTTGAGCCGCGCGATGACGGCGTCCCTGCCTACACGCAGAAAGTTCGTGGCGTCAACGACGCCGAACTTCAGAATGTCGCCGTTGATTACCAGTTCGGCCACGTCGCGCCCCAAAGCGTCCGTTTCGGCGAGCGCGGTAGCAAGTCCTTCTCGTTTCATCAGTGTCCTCCCCTCAGAAAAGGCGTAGTGTCTTGACGGGCTGAGGTATCTCCACCGTGGTCTCGTAGCGCAGCCACGCGGCCAGCTCCCCGGCCAGCGTCGTGTTCTCCGCGAGCGTGTTGACCGTGCGACGCTCGGCTGCGAACTCGGCTATTACACCAGCCACCTTACTCTCGCGCCCGCGCAGCCACGTGGCGTCCTGCTCCTTGCCGACTTCGAACGAGCGGAGGTCGCGCCGGTCTTTCAGCAACGCCGAGTCCGTCTCCAGCACGACGATGCGCGTGTCGGCACGGGCGCGGCAGAGCGTAAGGAATTTTGACCCGCAGAGCCTGTCGCCCTCGAAGGCTATGGCGTCCACGAGCGGGACGGCGTTGGCGTCCACCTGCCGGACGAAGTCCTCGGCGTGCTGCTGCACGTTCATCGCTAATTTATCGGTTCCCCCAAATGGAGACGAGTCGTCGTACACGCCGAGTACCGCCACGTTGCGGCACACAGCGTAGTCCAGCAGGCCGTAGCGCGAGCGCCTGTCCTGTCCGCCGAGAGCGGCTATCACGTTGAGCATGCAGGTGCTCTTGCCGACGCCCGGAACACCCGTAATGGCGAGCACGCGGGTCATACGGGCTGCTCCTCCTGTTTGAAATCGAAGCTGCGGCGGTGCTCGGCGGGCTGACCGTCGAAGCGTACGTAGTTGTGCACGCTACCCTTCGCGCCCAGCTCGAGCCACGTGCCGTCGTCCATACCGAGGCGCACGGTGATGTGGCCGTTTTCGTTAACGGTTCGCACCTCGCGAATCCTGTCCGTGTCTATCAACATAAGGTTCACCTCCAAGCCAGAATCAAAAGGGTTAACACCAGCGCAGCGCCTACAACGAGCGAGCGCACTTTCGGTACGTCCGTCATCATTACCTCCTCACCAGATGCACCCCGAAGCCAAGTAATCCGCGAAGGCGGTGTTGGCCAGTGCGCCGGGACGCACCCGTCGGACTTGCGCGAGCGCAGCATCAGCCGTCCATCCCAATCGCACCAGCACCATCGCCGCAACGAGCGCCCCGCGGTTGCGTCCCGCGTTGCAATGCACGAGTACGCCCCGCTGCGTCGTCTTTAGCTCATCTGCCAAACGACGTGTCAGCGGAACGAGCACATGTTCGGGCACGAGCGCGCCATCCGCAAACGGGACGTGCTCGTAGGCGATGTCCGTGGTCTTCAAGCGGGCGCGCAGTGCCGCGTCGGCTGTCGGTGCCACGCAGACCACGCGCCCCACGTTGGCCTCGCGCAGCGCGACGACCACGACCTCGGGGTCGAGCCGTCGGGTGTGCCCGCGAAGGAAGAGTCCGGGCGTGATGTTATACAGCCGCATACCGCTCCGGTTCAGCGAGAGACCTAGTAGTAACGTAGTCATAGGAACTACCATCCCAAAGATAACCATGCCGTCGCCAGCATTCGCCCAACTCCGGGCGCACGCCCGACCACCCCTGCCGCTCGCCCAACGACCATGCGGGGAAGAGCGCTGCGCGCGCCTCCCACATCCCCAGCGCGAAGTCCCCGGCCCAAGGGTGCGAGCAGACCTTGGCGGCGTACTCCAGCTCGGAGTCGAGGGAGCGTCCGGGATACTGCCGTCCGGCCCACGCCTGCTTGTAGTCGCAGCAGAAGACTTGGAACTCGTAGTTGTCCAGTTCCACCCCGTACTCGGCGGCTATGCGGTGCTGTGTGGAGGCGGCGAGGTGGTTGATACGGTGGAGGCGCTCGGCGGTGTCCGGCCCGTCGGCTGTGAGGAGCGCCACGGACGCAGAATCCGTCCACAACAGGCTCAAGCCCTCGCGCGGCGACCAGCCCCCCTCCGGACGCAGGTCGGGAATTATGGCGTCCGTCAGCCGCATCTGCCGCAGCGTCTCCGTCATCTTCAGCAGAGCGTAGCGCCCCACGTACTTCACGCGTGAGCACGCGTCCCACACCCCGCCGTAATCCGCCCCGCGCTCCAGCGCCCGGACGATATCCGTCACCGCGTCGCGCAACGAACGGATGTTCTCGGCCATCTTGGCCGGGGAGCGGACGGCACGCCGCTCGCGGCGGAAGCCGAAGCCGTCCCAGTTTGTCTTTATCCACGCTTCCAGCCCCGCCAGCCCGTCTATGTGACGGACGCGGTGCCACGGCCAGTGTTGCCAAAGAACCTCGGCAGTCGGTACGTTGTAAACCGTTCCGGCGTACAGCCCCGCACGCCACACCTTTTCCTCAACGGAGACGTCGTGCGAGAGATGCACCACCGTCTTCATATGCGAGTCGGGGCCGCCCGCCGCCTTGTCCAGCCGAGCGAAGTCCACGAAGCCCTTCCAGTGGTCAACCGTCATAGTCATCGTTCGTATGTCCCACATACGGCGTACACCCTATTCCAGCGTCCGCGCTTCTCCTCGCGCCACAAGGATCGGAATCCTTGCCGCAGGAAGGATTCCTCTAAGGCCAAGCCGCGTTGCTGTGCCTCCTCCCGCCGCTCGTTCGTACCCCACATGAGCATGTGCAGTTCAGCGGCTATAACACGGACGCGGTCGGGCAGACGATGCAGCGCGGAGAGTCCGTACTCTGCCCACTCGATATCCATCTTGAGCACGGTCGGCTCGTAAGTCGTGAGCAGATAATCCAGCGCCACGCCGGGCACCGTCACTTCGCGGTGCGGTCGGCGACTCGGCACCACGCTGTTCATCGCAGCGTGGCCCTTGGGATGGAGGTGAAAGGTGACAGGCGATCCGTCGTCGTTCACGGCGGCGTGTATGGGAAGGATGGCGCAGCCCTCGGCGTTGCGCTCGAGCAGCGCGAAGTTTTCGGGACTGGCTTCCACCGCAACGACGCGGCGAGCACCCTGCCCTACGAAGAAGCAGGCGCTGGCCCCGATGTGTGCGCCGAGATCGAGTATGACGTCGTCGAGGCGGACGGGCACGCTGCGGTAGGCGTGGCGCACCTCGCGGAGTATCTCGCGGTCGTGGAAGGCGGGGTCACTCCGAATTACGAGTCCGGTGCGTCTGTCCACCGTTAGCTCTGGCATGATTGTCTTTTGCATCAGAATAACTTGGGCTGCTCCGTGGCGTGTTCGGTTGCCAGACGGTCGCCCACGCGCTTGGCACGCTCCAGCTCGAACTCCATCGAACCGCACTCTATAATGTTGGTGCGTGCATAAAAGACGCAGGAGAGGCGGAGGTGACGCCCCGGTACACCGATGATTTTCGTATTGCCGTGGGCCTCATGTACGTCCGCGAGCAGGACTCCTCCGGTGCGCATGTCCGCCGCCACCTTGTACTTCGGGAAGCACAGCAGGCCGCCCGTGTACTCGCCGGCATGAAGGACGGACATACAGCCTAATCCGGAGGAATAATCTCCGGAATCTTTGTGAATTGCCGTAGTCCAGTTGCGGTTGAGCGTCAGCGTCGAGAAGATTGTTCCGGGGATGATGAAGTCGGGGTGGCACATCTCCACGAACTGGCGCTGCGCCTCGTACTGCTCCGGGGCGTAGTTACGGAAGACTTCACTGACAGCGCGGATGAACGGGACGGCCTCGGCCCAGCGCTCCGGGTTCTCCATCGTAAAGGCAGTCTGGCGGCAGTAGGGGAAACGCGCGGCGCGGTCGAAGTAGCCGACGATGGCCGTAGGGCTGTCCGCTGCGCGCGTCGTGTTGCTGACGGTGCCGTCCTGCTTGATTTTGACGTAGCGGGTGCTCCCCTCGCGGATGAGGACGGTGTCGGGTGCACCCTCCGTGCGGTCGAGGTCATCGTTCGTCAGTATGCCGGAGGCGTACCCGCGGTTGCTCCCGCCGCCCTCATAGTCCACGGTCTTGAAGACAGCGAACGCGGCCTCGCACAGCGAGCGGGGCAAAACGTCGTGCACGTACACGAGCAAGGGTCGTCCGTCCGGCTTGAGCACCGTCACGCTCTCGCCCGTGACAACGTGGTCGTAGTCGTGCTCGTCAACGAAGGTACCCAGCCGCGCCTCGCACTCGCGGTCGGTCAACGCCGCCTCTACCGTAATAGTACGCATCCCGTGCCTCCCTTAGACAGCCGCGCCTTCCGCTTCGGCGGCGACGTTCTCCTCCGAGTCCTTACGCAGCCACTCGTCGCGCGCGCGGTTGACTATCGCCACGACGGCGTCCGTAATGGTCTTGGCTTCGGGGAAGAGCGAGGACTGCAGGGCGCGCACCCGCCGGACGAAGTCGCCGTGGTTCAGCTCGCCCTCGGCGGTCGTCAGGAAGAGACTGACCATGCGTACAGTGCTGTCGCCGCGCACCGCCGCGTTCTGCGTCTCCCGCTCGGCGTCGTCCTTGCCGCCAGCGCCGAGGGGCAGGGCGTCGGCCTGCGCCTTGAGCAGCTTCTCCTGCTCCTTCTCGGTGAAGATGCCGCCGAGCAGCATCTGCGCGGGCTGCTGCTGCGTGAGACGGGCAATCGCCTTCTTGTCGTTCTTGCTCAAATCGGACGCACGGTTGTCCCACAGCCCGGCGCGCTCCTTCTCCAGCGGGGTCATTCCGCGCTTGCGGACGGCCACCACCGTGTTCTCGTCCTCGACGTCAACGATGATGACCTTGGCGTCGCGCTTCTGCGCTATCTGCAGCGTGCCGTTACCGGCCAGTGCCGTGCCGTCCTCGTCTATGAAGATGCTGCGGTTGAAGCCCGTCTCCTCCACGGACTTCTCTATCGCCTCCAGATTCTTTTTATCGTGGAGGCGCGTGTTGTTTTCCTTGAACTTCAAGTCCTTGGCGGACTTGACCTCGACGTTGAGAGCCAGCGTGCCCTGCTTCGGTTGCTCTACGTTCGTACTCATCCTTTGTCCTCCTTTTGAAGTATCAATCCTTACTAAAACACATCACGTCTTCCCAGTCAATTCTGGGGCTTCCGTGCTTCTCGGCTAACGCCCTGAAGAACGACTTCTTCTGCGTGCGGATCTCCTTATCCTCGCCGAGCAAGCCGAGCTGCGTGCCGTGCTCGCGCGTGAACCACGCACGGTGCCAGCACTCGTCCTTGAAGCCCACGGCGCGGCACAGCTCGGCCCACTGCTGCGGGAACTCCACAATCTCACGGTTACGGACGTAACGCTTGCAGACGAAGATGGCGTGGCCGTTGGGCTTCAGCGCGGCGTAGGTCTGCTCCAGCACGAGGCGCGCAGCGCTCCAGAAGTCGTCGGCTCCGCCCATCTGCCCCTCCGAACCGACGTAGCCCTCGCGACGATCTTCCGGCTGACGCGCCATGATATCGCTTCCGGCTTTGCCCCACTCGTCGTCCTTAACTAGATTAGGGTGCGTCCCGCTCTTATCGTAGGGTGGCGATGAAATCGCCACCCCGTAGTCGGCACCGTACGCCGTAGTCTTGCTCCCCTCGATGTGCGCGGGGGCTGTGTCCTCGCCTCCCGTGTGCCGGCAGCCGTCGGCATACGGCGGACTCGACACGGCGGCGCTGAACGACCCCTCCGACATCGTCCCGAGTTGACCACCCTCCGTGCCGTAATCCCTGCCGCCGTTAAAACCGCCGGACGAATTTTCATCGAGTCTATTGCGGTGCCCCACAGCCGCACGACGCTCCTCGCGTTCGCGGTGGCGCTCACCCGATTCGGCGTCGCCGTTGTATGGCGGTGAACTTACCGCCATACCGAAGTCGCCTTCGGTCATGCGCCCCATCTGCCCCTCGGACTCGCCATAACTCTCGCTGCCTCGGAAGCAGCCGCGCCCTTGCTCAGCTTCGCGGCGATCGTCACGGCCTTCGGGGTCGTAGTCGCCCTTGACGTTGGCGGTGTAAGGAGGACTACTCGCTGCCAGCGAGTAGTCGTTGCCGATAACGTCCAACAGGCAGCGGGAGTCGCCCCGCAGCAACCTTGCCGAGCCGACCGTGCCGAGCATGGAGTACTGGCCCATCCACAACTGGATGTTGCGCTCGCCCAGACGCACGAACTTCTCTTCGAGTTCCACGCCCGTCCAGTGTGCGCCGAGCAGGTAGGCGGGCAGCCCGCCCATGGCCACTCCGCCGAAGGGGTCGAGTACCGAATCTCCTGCACGGAGCCAGTTCTTGGCGTGGGCGTGCTCGTAAATCTTGAAGATGAGGTTGCGCGCGTACTTCGCCGGGTGCGCGAATGCCTCGGCCACGATATCGCGGTCGCGCGCCCACGGGCGGTCGAAGCACCCGTACCACTCCAGTTCTGTGCTCTGCTGGCTCACTCGTTTTTTCCTAAGGCTCGGAGTGCCGCCCGTGAAAAGTCGCCCGGTTGATAGTAGCTGATCAAGGGCAGTGGCGCGAAGGCTTCGTTCAAGTTGCCGAGGCCCATACGTGCGTACAGACTCTGCTCCAGCGCCGTCCAGAATAGCGCCCGCTGCTCCAACGCCCACGTCGCGGTCACGTGCTTCAAGACCTCGTGGTCGAGGCGCAGGTCTGCCGTGTAGGGCGGAGGCTGGCCGTAGCCGCACGGCTTCGGGCGCATACTGCAGTTGCCGGGCACGCACCCCTCTTCGGGGCGTTCGGCCATGTACCACCCGCACTCGCGGCAGCGCGCCTCGTCCACCACGACGCCCATCACGTGCTTGTGGACGAGGGCGTCCACGTCCGGCCCCGCGCTCTCCGCCGTTATCTCCAGCGTCATCATCAGCCTCCTATTCCGGAACGTCCAGCGGCATGAGCACATACCGCACCTGCAGACCCTCCTTGTTCGTGCCGACGAGGTGGAGGGCGTCGCGCGGCCCGCCGCACTCCCAGCGCACGTCCTGCACCGCCGAGAGGAACTCCAAAAGGAACTTGGCGTTGACCGAGAGGTGCGCGCCGTCCTCGCCCGTCCAGTCCGAGACCAAGAACTCCTCGGCCTCGCCGCTCTCCTGCGTCTGCGCCCTTATGACCAGCATGCCGGCGTCGAAGCGGAAGCGCACCGCAGCGCTCTTGCCGTCCGCAGCCAACAGCGCGCGCCTGACGGCACCGTTGAGGTCGTCGGCGGGGAAGTTGGCCGCCGACGTGTACTTGCCGTACTCTTTGAGGATGCCACGGTATTCCGGGAACTCGCCCACCAGCAGCGTGACGGCCAGCAGGCGCGCTCCGGCGCGGAAGAACAGCTTGTTGGCCGACGCCGCAACGCCTACCATCTGCTCAGGCTCCTCGTCGCCCAGCAGACGCGCGAGGTCTTGCGTGCCGTGCTCCGGCACCAGCACATCGGCGTCCGCCAGCGTCAGCACGTCCAGCCCCGACTCGGCCATCGATAGACGGTGGCCGTCCGTGGCCACCATCCGCATCCGATTGCCCTCTATCTCCATCTTGACGCCGCGCAGGTTGAACTTGCTGTCCTCCTCGGGGGCGACGGCGAACTCCACGCCCTTGAGCAAGGCGCGGAGCCGTCCGGCGGGCACCTCCGTCCACAGTGCGTCCGGGGCGGGCACGGCCTGCGGCGGCCAAGCGTCCGCGCTCATGGCGGGGAGACGGTGGCGGCTGCGCTGGCCCTTGACCACGAGGTAGTCCTGCGCGTCCGTGCTCACGGTGAGCAGCCCCTCGGGCATCAGCCGCACGAGGTCGGCCAGTCGCCGGACTGTGACGCACACGGCACCCTCCTCCACGACGGAGTCGGCCTGCACCTCGCAGGTCAGCGTGGACTGCAGGCTGGTGGCCGTCAGCCGCAAACGGTGCCCGGCCAGCGCCTCGATGTGCACGCACTCGAGGATCGGTAGCGGCGAGTTCTTGAGAGGGACGGCTGCCAGCGCGCCCAGCTCACGACTCAGGTTGTCTCTCTTTATTGAAAACTCCATCAGGCTTTCTCTCCTTCCACTATCATGTAATAGGCCCACAATCCGCTGCGCGGGTCGCCCACGCGCTCCTTCTCAATACGGTGCGAGCCGTACTCCGGCTTGCGCAAGGCGCGTATTGCCGCCGCTATTCCCGTCTCCGAGCCTTTACCTACTTCGTCGCGCACCTCACGAATAGTCCGCTTGCGCCCGTCCTTCATCACGCGGTACACCGCCGCCATCTGCCCCGTCAGCCGCTCGTAGTCGAACTCTTCACGGTAGGCGGGGCCGGGGAAGGCCGGACGGCTCGGCTTCGTGGCAGCGTACCCCGACGGATTCGCGGCCTTGCGGTCGGCGTCGGCGTAGTCCACCGCGCGCTCCTGCTCCATAAAGGGCAGCATGGCCGTGGGCGGCGTCGCATCTGACTGTTTGTGTGGCATAGCGGTGTAACGACTATTAGGACATCGTCCTCCTTCTCAAAGTTTGTGGCGTGCGGGGCTGGCCTCGGCTGGACCCGAAAGACGCGCCGGCAAGCTTAGGTCGTCGCGCTCAATTCACGAGGCAAGTAGGTTCCGACACCCCGACCGGCGCTCATTACGCGACCCGAGGCCGCACGCCCCGCACATCGTTACCAGACCGCGGCTTCAGGTCGCTCAAACGGTCGGCGTCCCAGTCAGCGCGACGCCCTACCGTTTACGTCGGGTCAGCCAACCGCCGTTGGCCTTCGACGCCGAGCCGTTCGCCCTCAATGGCCGCGGTCTGGCATCTCAAAGAACGGAACTACTTGGACGACGAATTGGCCCACTGCTCGTCGGCGTCGGACATGGCTGCATCGCGATCCTCGTCCGAGTAGCTGACGTTGGCGGACGTGCCGAAGCGGTACGAGGCTATGTTCGCGGACATAGATCGCACGACGTTGCTCACGCCCGCGCCCGACGACGCGAACGAAACCGAGGAGTGCGCGGGTATGCCGAGCGCCGCGGCGCTCGTGATGGCATCTTGATTCGCACCGAGGAACGTGAACTCCCAACGGTACACGTCGCGCTGGTGCGCGATCATCTCGTTGATCCTCGCCGCCGTGTACTCGCGGCTCGCGTTCTCGTAGCCGTCGGTCAGGATGACGATGACGACCTTCTCCGGACGCTCGTCTTCGGGCAGAGCCTTGAGCCGCGCGCCCGTCTCCGTAATCATCTTGCCAATGGCGTCTAGCAGTGCGGTGCTGGCGCGCGGAACGTAGCTGTCGCGCGTGAGCGGGCGCACCTTGTGTATGGGCTGGTCGGCGAACGGCGTCTCAAATCGGTCGTCAAACTGAAGGAGCGTCATCGTGCACTCGCCCGCCACCCTCTTCTGCTCCTCGACGAAGGCGTTGAACCCGCCGATGGTGTCGTCGCGGATGGACTCCATGCTCCCGCTGCGGTCCAACACGAAGCCTATGAACGTCTTGTCCTTCTTCATCTGTCTCACTCCTATCGCTTGATGCTGTTCAGAATCTTCAGGATGGCCTCCGCCGTGCCGTAGTTCAGCGCCTTGAGCGTGACGTCGTCGGCCACGATGGCCTTCAGCGTCGGCTCCATCTTGGTGTTCGTGGCCGCAAAGCCCGTCATAATCATGCCGTGCTGCACGGACGTGGAAGGCCCGGCGTCACCGTCCGTGGCCGTGATGTTCCAGTGCGCGGGCAGGTCAACGCCGCGGAAGGCCGGGTGCTTGGGCGCACGGGGCGACGGGGCGTCGAAGGGCAACGACTGTGCTGCCTTATCCTGCAAAAGCGACTCGCCCACCATCGCCACCGCGAGCGGAGCAGCTACGAGATCGGCTTGGCGGTCGGCGTGGTAGCTCTTGCCGTGCAGCGGGTCGTCGGCGTCGCGGTCGCACCGTCGGCAACTTAGCCCGCCGGGGTAACGCTCGAAGGGGTGCGCCACTCGTGTCCAGTCCGTCTGCGCCTCGACGAACTTCTCCGAGAACTCGACGGCCTTAATCGCCTTGCTCTTCGCGACAGCTTCTGAGACCACGGTTGCGGGCGTCTGCACGGCCTCAGACGAGTTTTTCCGTTCGGGGGCGGAGGCGTGTCCGTTTTGCGGTGCCGCGCTTTCTACGGCGTCGTTAAACGTCCGCACGGCATCGGCCACCTTATCAAAAGAGTTGACGGGCGAGTAGCGAGCCGAGTTGACAGGCGGCGCTACCCACCCGATTATCTTGACCACGGCGAGGCGTCCACCCACGGTGTTGACGATGGCGAGTGCGTCTTCCACGGCCTCACGCTCGTCGCCGTACCATGTGACGTCAGAGTCTGCCGCGACAACGACGGCGAAAGCTTCTTCGCCCACTTCCGGAGTAGCCATTGTGTCCCTCGCTGGTATAACGGTTAAGTGCGTGCTTCCTGCGGAGCAGGAGCCGTCGGCAGCAGCATACCGCCGCTGAAGAGTTCGTCTATGCGGGCGCGGATGCCCAGCATAACGCTCAGGCTCGAGGGGTCGGTCAGGTCGCGCGGCGTCACGCCGTAGTAGTTGGCCATCCTCTCGAGATCATTGAGGTTGATGGTCAGCCCGCGCTCGTACCGCGTAAGCTGCCCAGCGCCCACGCCCGCTTCGCGCTCCACCTCGTACTGGCGCAGCTCGCGCCCGGCGGCCCGGCTACGCTCCTCGCGCAACGCGCGGAAGCGCGCACCGTTGGCCCGCACGGTCAACCCTCCTCCGTACATCGTCCCCACTCCCATACCGTCTGCCCTCCGTCGTCCTCCTTGCCTCCGACGGGAGGCATTATACAAAAGTCAGACGTAAAAAACAAGTCCCTTTTTTAAGTTGACGCGGCGCTCCGGCACGTGCTTACAAATTAAATTATTCAAAACAGAGGGTTTAACTTGCTCAAAATTATTTTTAACTATTTCATAAAAAAGACTTGTTTTTTGTCTCGGAAGGGCGTATAATGCCCTTGTTGGTTAGGAAGACTTGAAAAACAAAGGAGATTACCTGATGACAGTCACCGGAATAAGAGAAGTTAAGCGCACGCGCTACAGCGTTACCTACTCCGCCACGGTTGACGGGCGCAAGGTGCAGGCGGGCGGCCACGCTGGCTGGCGGCAGGAGGACTTCGTTAATTACCTGCTGACGCAAGCGCAGTTGAGCAAGAGCTGGAACGCCGTACTCGCGGAGGACAACTTCGTTTCCCGCGCGTTCGGACTTTATTAACGGCTACGAACCCAAAGACGAGAGGAGAAACCTAATGAAGACCTACAACGTGCGCTGCGACCGACTGACCGTGAACGCCGTGGCCGAGCTGGAAGACATGCTCGACGACAGCGATGTGCAGATCATGTTCGACTGCGACGACCGCAGCGAGTATCCGCTGCCATGGGACGCCATGTGTTCTATCCAAGTGCCTGAATTCGGGCAGCAGGGGCGTCCGGTGTTCGTGCTTCAGGGCGGCGCTGGCGCGTCGGGGTGGGGGTCGTGCACCGTCCACGTGCCGCTGGCCGACGCCACCATGTACCGCGTTCAGGTCGAACTCTTCAACGACGACGACCGGCTGCCTCCGGCGCTGGCCGCCGTCGCCGAGGAAGGAGAACTGTTCTAATGGATTTGGCCGAAGTCATCAGCAAGGGAACGATGCGCGCCGCCGCCAAGATGCTCGGCGAGCGGGGCGTGCGTCCGACGGACGGGCAGACGGCGGAGCTGATAGCCGCCATGCGCGAGGAGATTGTGGCGGGCTACGACGAGGCCGCGGCGGAGAGCAAGGCGGCGCTGGACGCCTGCGGCCTTCAGATGGCCAAGCAGTCGTTGAACCTTAACTGCAACCTGTTCGCCGTGCGCGCCCTGCGCCGCTGCGGACTCATCACGGAAGGAGGGCAGGCTTAATGGCACGGAAAGGATCGTCGCAATATCTGGCGGGTTACTTGGCCGAGAACGCAAGGCGCGGGCTGGGGCAGGGCGTCACGCCCGGAACGTACTTGGCCTACTGCCTGCGCGGGGCGGCACGGAGCTACGCGGGGCGCTACCGCGCCGCGCTGGAGACAGCGTTGGAGATGGAGGAGCAGTTGGGTACGGCCATACGCGGGCGCAGCCGGTGCGCGGGCGTGGCGTGGTACCCCGCCGACGTTCTCGCTACCGCCGGGGACAACGACGTGCTCGACGCCGAGCAGATTCCGGAGTCCATAGCCGACGACGGCACGATAGCCGTCGCGTACTGAGGAGGAACCTAATGGCTATCAAGTCACGACGCGAGATGCCGCGCGGCATCGAGATAGACCTCGGCGGGCCGCAGGGCAACGCCTTCTACCTGCTGGGGTTGGCGCGCAAGCTGGCGCAGCAGATGGACAAGGACGCGGACGCCATCGCTGCGGAGATGAAGCAGTCCGACTACGAGCACCTGCTCCGGGTGTTCGACCGCGAGTTCGGCGCGGTGGTTACGCTGTACCGCGCCGACGACCTCGAGGCGGACGACTACGAGGACGAGGAGGAGTCATGACCAGACGACGCAGCTTTTTCCGCATCGTGCCCAGTTTGTGGGGCACGCGCTTCCGCCTCTTCGCCTACTTCGGCAGGCGCTGGCGGTACACAATCTTCAACCGGCGGCTGTGGTAAGGAGGACGACGTGAACCTATTGGACACTAACCTGACGGCGCGCGAGGCCGAGCTGGTCTTCTGGCTGCAGGAGGCGCTGCGCTGCGTGGGGCGTCCGGCCTCGGACATTACCAAGGACGAGTACGGCGACGGGCTGCGCGTTGACGACCTCCTGCTCTACGACTCCGGCGACGGCGGCTGGGCGCTCGGCAGGCTCGTAACGTACTCCGGCACCTTCTGGGATCCGCCCGACACCGACGTCGAGGAGTTCGGCGAGTACCGCACGGCGACCGAGGCCGCGCTGGCCTTGGTGCTGCAAACGGTGACCGACCGCTACGCCGCCGCGCAGGACTACTACGGCGAACTCGCGGCGGAACGCTCGGCGGACGGGGCGTGGGACGCCATGCGCGAGTGGCCTGTGGAGGGCGTTGATGTGGCGGACTTGTTGGCCGAAGCCGAGGACGACGCCGATCTGCTGGCGGAGCGCAACCGAGCCGTGCTGCGCCGCAACAACCTGTAAAGTGCTCGTCTCGAGCGTTTGCAGGACGTAGGACGGGTTTTTATCGTCAGAAAGGAGGCTGTGCTAGTGGGACACGCAAATCTACGCAATATTAGCGAAGTAGTCAACAGTATGCTGGTCAGCGACCGCGTCTCGGTCAGGCAGATCGTCCGCGAGTTGAAGCGTCGCAAGCAGAAGGTGCAGGCCAGCGAAGGCTCGTACGACGACGACGGCACGCTCAGCTACGCCACGGAGGAGGTCATCAGTGCGCTGCTGCGTCGCGGCATGGTCGAGGCCGTCGGGCCGTTCAGCCGTCGGCAGCAGAAGGTGCTGGAGGAGTGGCAAGGCGCGGGCATGGTGCACTGGGACGAGCCGGAGTACCGCGCCTTGGATTCCGTGAAGTGGCGCGCGTTGACCACGAACCTGCCCATCTTGGAGTACTTCTCAAACTGAGAAAGGAGTTACCCTAGTGTACGACCGTCACATAGGCTTTACCGGAACGGGGCGCGTCCCCTTGCGGCAGGCGCAACGTCACCAGTTGCTCTCACAGTTGGAGCAGCGCGGCCCGGCTACCCTCCACCTCGGCGACTGCATACACGCGGACGCCGAGTGCCACGCCATCGCGCTGTGGCTGGACTGCTGGCAGGGCGGCGTTAAGCAGCCCATGTTCTACCTCGTAGGACACCCGCCGCTAGACAATAATGCTGCTGCCCACTGCAACTATCACGCCACGCGCGAGCCAAAGGCGTACTTGGCGCGTGACGCCGACATCGTCTTCGAAAGCGAGGAGTTGCTGGCGTGCCCCGCCAACTTTGAGGAGGAGTTGCGATCCGGAACGTGGACGACCATTCGCATGGCGCTGCGCGCCGACAAGCCGGTCGTCATCATCTGGCCGGACGGTTCTACGGACGACGGCGCGGGCTGGTACGCGCACAACGGGCGGTACAGCCGTGTACTGGTCAACCGATTGCGCGACGAACTGGCCGAGGCGCAGGCCGTACCGTATGTGCAGCGCAACGCCCGCTACCATCCGGACGCGCCCGCTTACGCCCGCTATGCCGTGCGCTACCCGGCCACGGCGTCGGAAGCCTTTTTCGCCGACGACACGCGCAAGCTGGTCGAGCAGGTGAAGGTCGTAGTGAGAAAGGAGATGTTCCCTGATGAGTAAGAACACGCACGATAAAGATACAATCACGGGCAGAATCGCCTTAGATAAGAGCAACATCGAGAGCGCATCGCGTATCAGTTTGTACGACGCCATCGTGACGTTCCGCGAGGCTAAAAAGGCCCGCGATGACTTCTGGCGACTCGGCAAGTTTCGTCACCTCCTGCTGGAGAATCTACGTGGCAGCCGTCCGGTCATCTTGCCGCCGTCCGAGGAATATCCGCGTCTGCGGCAGTACCGGGGAACAGGGCCGCGCTGCGATCTCGTGGACGCCTACGAGCCGTACAGCACACCCGGCGAGGTGCTGCTCGTCCTCTCTCTCGACTATGTCCACACCGACGTCAGCACGTTCGACGAGGCCGAGGGTTGCCCCGACGCGCCCGTGCAGGCCACGAACGCTGACTTGCTCGTGCCCTCGTGGCTGCTGCGTGACGAGCCGAGGGCGGCGGAGTTTGACGCGTGGGCTAGCAACTACGCCGCGACGCAACGCGCCAAGGCAAAGGCCGACGCGCTGGACGATATCCGTCGCCTGATTTCACAGCACAAGTTGACGGCCAAAGACCTGCGTGCGTTAACCAAGGAGCAGGGCTGATGCAGCGATTCAAGGATTCGGACGTGCAGCGGCGCGTTGTGCTTCCAGAGGGCAAGCCTGAGGGCACGACGGAGGAGCGGGGCGTGCTGCTCGGCCCCGCTCAAGAGCCATTCCGAGTGTGGGTGCGCGTGGACAGGAAGTATCGCCGAGGCGAGCGTGATGACCTGCTGCGCCTTTGCGACGAGGACTACGTCGAGTGGGAGGACGATTATGTCAAGACTGACACACAATCAGCGGCACGGTCTGCTGATGCGCAAGTTGACTAACCTGCGGAGTAAGAAGGAGCGGGCGGTCAAGACGCTGGACAAGCAGATAGAGAAGACGGAGGAGGCGATCGTTGCGCTGCTCTCTAAACGCGAGGGCATCGTCGTCGGCGGACGCTACCAAATAACGTCCAAGCTGAGCGCGCGACGTATGTTCGTCGGCACGGTGGAGCGCGTCCACCTGACGCACAGCAGCGCCGACCACGACTCGCTGACCGTGCTGGTGCGACGCGAGAAGCGACGCGGCGGCATCCTCGGAACGGAGTGGGTTTACACCGGCTGGGCGAACTTCCACCGAATCGAGGACGCGTCATGACCGCACCGATTGACTACGCTGCGCTGGCGCGTGCCGTCCGCGTTAAGATGCAAGGGCGTCCACAGTGGAAGTGCGCCTACGAGTGCGGACTATCTGAGTCCACGTTCAGTCGCATAGCGAACAACAAGACCTCGGCTGTGCGGACGGGCGTACCCAAGGTGGAGTCGGAGACGGTGCTGGCCGTGTGCCGCTGGCTGGGCGTCCCGCTGCAGACGTTTATGCCCTCGCAGCAGGTTCCGCCCGCCGAGACGCTGGACGCCATCGAGTGGGTGCTGATGCGCGACGCGACCATAACCTTCGAGCAGGCTACGCGCCTGTCCGACATGATGCGCGCGGCGTACCGCGCCGTGGCGAAGGAGACATCATGATAAAGGAAGAACTGCTGGGCGACCACCACGCTGTCGCGACGGACGTAGGCACGGTCAACGCACTGGCCGCCGTGCTACGTGAAGCCGTAAATCCGCGTGTGCCCTTCACGGGTGACCTGGAAGAGATGCGCCGGTTGGCCGAGCACGCCCGCGAGCACGGAATACGCTTGGCACTGGCTTTAGTTTACGAAAATTTCGGCGGCCTAGTCACGGGCCTAGGCGATGAAGCGCTCACTCAGGACATAACGCCTACGGAGTTGGCCATCGCCGTCAATGAGGGGCGCAGGCTGTGGAACGAGAACTGGCTCAAGCATCAATCGGAGGATAAATAATGAAGACGATATGGAAATTCCCGCTGGAAGTGACGGACGTGCAGAGCGTGAGGATGCCACGCGGAGCGCGTATCCTCTGCGTACAGGTGCAGGGTGGCGTGCCCTGCCTCTGGGCCGAGGTCGATCCGCAGGCAGCGTCCGAGGATCGGACGCTGCGCATCTACGGTACGGGCCATCCCATGGCCGAGGGGGAGCAGCGCGTCTACATCGGCACGTTCCAGCTTGTGCAGATGGAGATGGTCTTCCACGTGTACGAGGTTAACGGCTAAGGCAGTCAACGGTTTTGCCGTCGGTTCTTTGACAATCTAAAAAAAGGGACTTGTTTTTTTGCACAAAAGCGCGTATAGTTGCGGTCGTCCTTGCTCGCGTCCATGAGAAGGATTTCAGCGGGTTCAGTCGTTACGGGACTGGATCCCATCGACAACTGAATCCGCTAGGGCTTGACCGCTGCTGCTTTTCGTGTCGTAACCACGGGGGCAGCAGCGGTCATTGCTTTGTTGGCTCTCCCGGACGGGATCCACGGTGAAAAACAAAATCCTCTGCGTCACGCGCAACTCCGTCCCCTACGTTAAGGAGCTGCGCCCCTACTGCGGGAGCGTCACGGCCTGCCTGCTCATGCAGCAGCTGGACTTCCGGTTCAACGCGCGGCCCAACGGCTTCTTCAAGTTCTTGGAGCCGTGCACGAACCAGCGCTACCGCGAGGGCGACAGCTGGTGCGAGGAACTGGCCTTCAGCAAGGACGAGTTCCGCTCGGCCTTCGACCGGCTGGGCGTGCGCCACAAGTCCAAGTCGGCGCTGCGCCGCGCCAACGACCGCGGCGAGGCGTTCACGCGGCGGGACGGCACCGAGGCGTTCTACTGCTCCTACCACGACAACCAGACGGGCGCGACGTGGTACTTCCGCAATCACCCGCTGGTCGATAAGGTTCTGGACGAGATTGCGCGCCGCGCCACCGCTACGGCAGACGACTCGACGCTCGACCTCGGAGGCGCGCAGTGATTAGGCGTAATATGAGCAACGGAGCACTCCTGCAAATTGGGTTTCCCAACTTGCTGCAAATTGGGCTTCCCGCTTTGCACGGATTGGGTTTCCCAACTTGCTCATATATACAAAAGAATAACTACAAAAAAGCTCCTTCAAAAGAACGCTACTACGAGCGATAGCGAGTAGTAGCGGCGTGGTTGAAAACTTTTCAACCACGCCGACGCTCCCAACGGCAATAAGTGGTGAAGTCTTATCATGAAAATTGAAGCCTACTTTGATGGCGCTTGTGAGCCAAAGAATCCCGGAGGTCACGCCTCGTGGGGAGCTGTTGTTTACCTTAACGGCGGCGAGGTGTGGGCACGCTCAGGCTACGTCGGCCACGGCCCCACCATGAGCAACAACGTGGCGGAATACAGTGGCCTTATAGCTCTGCTGGAGCATCTAACTGGTAGCACTCTGTTCGCCGTAATCACCTGTCAAGTGCCCGTCACCATACGCGGCGATAGCAAGTTGGTTGTCATGCAAATGAAGGGGCTGTGGCACGTCAAGCGTGGATTGTACACGCCTTACTACCGTCAGGCCGTGCTACTGGCACGGGCATTCGCCGATGGCGCGCTGAAGTTCGAGTGGGTGCCTCGCGAGCAGAACGAGCGCGCCGACGAGTTGAGCAAGGACGTACTGGTAGAAAGGGGCGTACGATTCCGCATCCAGCCCGCAACACTTTGAGCTGCAAGTTCCGTGGCTTCGGCTACGGAGGGGCGGGAGTGCCGTGCGGGGCGAGGGCTGTAACCGTGCTGCGAGGTATGCCCGTATGTCGTGAGCACGAGGCGCAGCGACGGCAGCAGATTGTCTGGATAGAGAAGGCGCTACGGGCGCGAAGGAGGAAGACCTGATGAAGCGTATACAGTTCGATTTGCCAAACGAGCGTCTGGAGGAGTTGGAGCAACTGAGGCTGGAATGCGGACTGGCTACGAAGAAAGACTTGTTCAATTCCGCACTGACACTGTTCGCTTGGGCAGTGCGCCAGCGTCGTGAGGGCCGGACGGTCGCCAGCTTAGACGAGCGGAACAATTCTTACCGCGAGCTGGAGATGCCCGCGCTCGAGGCGGCAGCTAAAAAAGGCGCAGGATGGAGACAGGAATGAGCCAGACGTTCCATATACCCGTGATGACCGATCCACTGGGCCGCCACTGGCAACAGCCCGACCGCGAGCGCATACTCCTTGACGAGACGCACGCGCTGATGACGGCGGCGGACTTCCGCACGCTGCTGGATTACACGCACAGCGAACCCACGGGACAGTACGTCGGCAAGATGTGGAAGCGCGACAGCTGCGAGGGATGGATACTCTGCTACTTGGACTCGCACGAGGACGCGGACAAGATGATGTACCGCGAACGTCTCATACTGCTGGTGGACTGAGAAAGGAGATCGTGATGTACCTTGTGAGAATAGGCAACAGGGTGTTGAATCTCGACCGCGTGACGCACGTCGAGTTGTACGTGCCGGAATACTGGGGTCAGCTGGACGCCTCGGCCAACAACGAACCGGACTTGTACGTGCCCTACCAGCAGTACCTCAAGGGCTACGGCGTCCGCTGCTACTTCGAGGCCGTAGCCGACGGCTGTCAACTGTATGAGTACTATACTGCCGAAGAGTCCGCCGTTGCGCGCAAAGCGATATCTTCCGCAATGAACAATAATATAGGCACGTGCACGCCGTGCGGTACTTTGGAGCAGCCGATGACGTGGGAGCAGGTGGTCGAGGCCGTGCGCGCGGCGGACGCCAAGCTGGACAAGGACGGCTTGGAGTTCTGATGCCAGAAGGACGTTACCAGTGCACGCGCTGCTCGCGCCACTTCCGCCAGTCCGTGACGGAGCGAACGGTGTGGTGTCCGTGGTGTGGCGACAAGAGCCTCTACCTGCGCTGGCTCAACTTCGGCGAGGTGGTGGCGTGGCTTATGGAGAACGATGAGGAGTATCGGAGGTCGTATGGCGGTCAACGGTCAAATGTCGCACTGGTATAACAAGCGGCAAGCCATAAAGCGCTACCGCGACGCTATGGTTAAAGACGCGCACTCCAGCGACCTGAGCAAGATAGTCGCCGCCTGTAATGACGAGATGGCCGAGTGCGAACTCGCTATAGATAAACTCGTGCGTGAGGGAGGTCAAACCGTCGCCGACGTTTTCATGCTTATAGACTACTACCCGAACGGAGAGTGAACATGAACAATCGTGAGCGCGTGGAGTTGCAGATAGCCATCAACCTTCTTAAGGGCGAGCGCGAGGGCCGCGCGACGCCCAACCACTTCACGCTGGCCCTAGAGTCGCTGCAGAGCCTCGCTTCTACCGACGGCGTGGACAACGAGGAGCGCAACTTCCGCTGGGCATACCGTGCCGTGGCGGAGGTGGCCAAGGACGAACTGGCGCGGATGAACGCCGAGCGCACGGAGCCTAACGACTGGCCTGCTGGTCAGACTTGGGAGCAGATTAACGGCACGAGCCGGAGCATCTGCATGCGAAGAGCGAGGGCGCGGCTCGGCATACCGGACGACGAGTTCCTCGCCGGAATAAGGGACGGCAGCTACAACGTGGAGGATCTTTATGAGTAACAGGGTTGACTACGACGAGGACGAGACGTGCGAGGAATGTGGATACCCGCTGGACGAGTGCGTCTGTGATGATGACTTCTACGACGACGAGGAGGAGTACGATAGATGAGCATCAGGTATCGCGACGAACGGATAGGGCCGGGGCTGACCTCGGACGTCTATGTGGACGCCACCGCCGTGCGCGTCAACGAGCGCGAGGCGTGGGAGTGGTCGGGCGACTACACCTTTGCGGACGCCCCGCGCGACGAGTGGCAGGAGCCGACGGTGAGTCCCGTCACCAGCATGCTGACGCGCATGGGCTTCCTACCACGCGGCACGGGTCTGCCGCGTGGTAGGAAGCCGTGAGCCGCACCGTGATGGTGCCAGTCCCGCCGCCGCGCACCGGCATAGTCGTCGTTCACTGCGAGGAGGACGCGCTCGTCCTCAAGCAGATGCTGGAGCGGTGCGCCGCCTTGCTGGAGGCCACGGCCACCGAGGTGGCGCGCCCCTTCGCGGAGATGACCCCGGAGGACGCCGCTCTCATCGAGGCCGGGACCGAGGACGAGGCGACCGACGCCGCCTTCTGCCGTCTGTACGAAGCGCAGGCCGACGTGGCCGATCGGTTACAGGAGCACATGGCCGAGCTGTACCCGGCGGAGGACGGTGGGCGCGTGCGGCTGGCCTCGGACATCGCATCGCTGCGCAACATCGGCATCTTGCCCGCCGCGCCCAACGCGCCCGTCTTTCTGCAGGTAGTGGGCAAAGGGAGAGGACACTGATGACGATAGAGAACGACGGGCAGTACCGCGTCACGCTGCGCGCCTACGAGCGCTTTAGCAAGGCGTTGGCCGACTTCGACCGTGACGAGCAGAACCGCGCGGCCCTGCCGCCGAAGCTGTGGCGGGCGCAGAGGGACGCTATGGTCAGCCAGATGGAGGACTTGGCGGCGGAGATGCGCGAGTGGGAGAAGCGCCGTGGCCAGTAAGCGGCAGGAGACCGTCGTGTATAATCTGGCCGACCGTGGCGAGCGGCGTCGGCTCATGGAGCACGTCAACACGCTGCCGCCCGGCCTGTACGACGTAGCGATTAAACGTCGACGCCCCACCCGCTCGCTGCAGCAGAACTCTTACTATTGGGCAGCGATAGTATCGCCTTGGGCGCAGTGGCTGCGGAGGGAGTGGGGCAAGAGCAGCATCACGCTGGAGCAGGCGCACGAGGTATTGAAGCGCGCCGTGCTCGGCACCGACGTGCTCCGCAACAAGGCGGGCGAGGAGATAGAGCTGACGCCAACCACGCACGACATGGACGTTGACGAGTTCAGCCAGTACATAGACGACTGCACGGTCTTCGTGCAAAAGTGGGCCGACATCAATCCGCTGCCGAGCGACCTGTTTTACGAGAAGGGAGTATCCTAATGAGCAGAGCCAAGTGGAAACGAGGCGACCGCGTCCGCGTGGTAGTGCCGGAGTTGTTCGTCCGCTGCGGGTACCCCGCCGACCCTGCTGCCATAACCGAGTCCTACAAGACGCAATACCGTGACCGCATACGCGAGTTCCTGCGTATAGACGGTGCGCGGGACGTAGCCGAGGAGAACAGCCTCGGCGACTGGCTCTACGGCCCGGCCTTCAATATGGCTGCGCGGGCGCTCACGGCGCAGCACATCGCTAACACGGGCTTCGGCGGACGCGAGCGCCGGATTTACACTATGACGGACGAGCGTGCGCGCGGCGTGACGTTTGAAGTCATAGACTGGCACTTTAACAAGACGGGCACCTACTACGCGCCCAACAACTTCCCCGGTGGATGGTGGGATCCGCCCGAGTACGAGCCGGGAGGGTTGCAGAACGAGTGTACACATCGCATCCTGCATCTTGTGTGCATTGACGGAACGTGCCCGCTGACCGTCATCAAGATAGAAGAATGCAACGTCAGCCGTATAGAAGATACTTAAAAAGGGCACGTTTTACTGGGACGAACTCCCTTTAACGAGTCAAAGGCTTTATGTGCTTATGTTTACCTTGCCTAAAATTTATTTTCACTTATTCATAAAAAAGACTTGTTTTTTATAGAGAAGTAGTGTATAGTATCCGTGTTGGTTGAAAAGGAGACGGAAGATGGCACTGGAAATCGGCAAACGATACACGATAGAGGGGCGCGTGGCCACGCTCGTCAAGATAAGCGAGCAGATGTTCATGGGCCGCTACTACACCGTGGACGACGGTCGCGGCCAGTACAGCTATGACCAAGACGCCGTGGCGCGGCTCGGCGGCTTCGACATCGTTCACGAGCGCCCCGCGCAGCCGCCCTTCGTTCCTGCGGAGCAGACCGCCGAGGCGCGGCAGGCCGTCAACCAGCGGATGTTCGAGTACTACTTCGGATGAGGAGGAACAGAACCTAATGATCCCGCAAACTAAGTTCGAGCGCGTTGCTGCGGAGCGCGCCACCGGCACGAGCCTCAAGGGTTACGTGCGATGCTTCTACCAAGACCTCGTCGAGACGTTCGGGCCGCCTACGGAGTTCGACGGCTACAAGTGCGACGCGCACTGGGCGCTGCTCTTCGAGGGCGAGGTCGTGGCCACCATATACAACTACAAGGACGGCCCTAACTATCACGGTCTCCGCAGCGACGAGGCACGTGAGCGCTTCGAGGGGCAGCAGCGCGACTGGCACATCGGCGGGCGCAGCGCCTTCGCCGTTGAACTCGTGCGGCGTGCGTTGACCGAGGCGGGGGTGCCCGTGGAAGCGGAGGTGGCGTTGTGAGCGTGATGATGACGGACTCAATCCCGTGCCCCGAGTGCGGGCGCACCTTCAAGGACGCCGGAACCTACACGGCGGAGCAACTGCTCAACCATCACTTCAACATGGAACACGCCGAACCCAAGCGCAAGGTGCGCAAGACCGTGCAGCGCGGCTTCGGCGCGGAGGCCAAGGCCCGGCAGGAGCAGGCCACCCGCCAGCGGCTGGACATCAAGGCCCGCGATCTGCGCGCGCTGCTGGCCGAGCAGGGTCTGCCGAGCGCGGAACTGGTCGAGTCGGCGGTGGCCGCCGTGCAACTGTGGCTCGGCGACGTGGGCCACCACTTCCGGATGCAGCCCGACTGCGGCGACGAGCAGACCGCGGTGTGGGCCATGGCTCAACTGCTTGAGAAGTAAGGAGGCAACCTAGTGAAAATTCTCGGATGGAATCCACACGCTGGTGAGTTAGCCGTCGTGCCCGGTGGTCCTGCGTGCGCTCAATACGTTGCGCCCCTCGGCGTGACGGACGTTCAGGCTATAGCGCAGGGACACAAAGGCTACTATCCTACGCACCTCGAGTTGCTGAACGCCGATTCAGGCGAAGTTTTGGACATTATTCACTACGATTCTCGGTTTGGTAAGTGGTGCTGCTCTGAGGGCGGCGGTATGTCGCGCACACTCGAAAATATCCGAAGGCGTGCACGACAGTATTTCAACTGCGCCGTTACTTTTAGAGCGCGCAACCTATCTGCGGGAGGGCAACCGTGAAGCAACATCTTGACCAACAGACCGACCCGCGCAAGGACGAGCGTGCGTTCGCGGAGGCGATGGCCGATGTGAGACCCGACCGTCGCACGGAGCAACCCGCAGCGGATCGCGCACCCTTCTCCGACTTCGCCGAGAAGTTACGCCGCGCCCTGCAACAACCCAACACCAAGTAGAGGAGGACAGATTCCCTAATGGCACACCATCTACACTTTGATGAGGTCGGTCGCGACCGATTCAAGTCGCGCGACGGACGCTTCCTGCTGCGGCACGAGCAGCGCAACGGCCACCACGACTTCTACATCTTCGACGCGCAGAGCAAGACGCCCGAGCGCGAGGTCGGGCGCGCGACCACCATGACCAAGGTCGTCTCGTTCTGCAGGCAGTACCTCAACAAGGAGCGCGACGCCATGATTACCGGCGTCCGCCAAGCCGAGAAGGCTCCGACAGTCAAGGCGGGCGTGGAACGGAGCAAGCAACAGAAGGGGCCGCCTCCTACGGTCAACCAAGGTCAAACAGGCGCACAGCGCGCCATGGCCGCATGCTGCGAGGCGGCGGACAAGGACGGCGTCTTCAGTATAACGTCCGCGCAGCTGGGCAGGCGCGTGGGCGTCAGTAAAAGTCAGGCCGAGAATTACCTGCGGCAGTTCATGGCCGTCGGTTGGATAATCCTGCTTGACCACAGCAAGGGCGGCACTCAGGGAAGTGGCAACACTTATGGTTTCAACATTCCCATAGGTGACGCCCTCTGCTACGTGCGCGAGATGCCCGAACTGCCGAGCGCGGTCAAGGCGCGTGCGGTGCTCGCTCGGCAGGCCGCCGAGGAGCAACGGCGCAAGGCCGCGCCCGTCCTCGTACCTCCGCCTGCTGCCGTACCCGCCGAGGCAATCAAGGTCAACCCCGCCAACGAGCGAGCGGAGCGCGCGGCGGACGCCAAGCCGTCCAGCGAGGTCGGGCTGATGGCCGGACGCGCCATGGTCAAGGTCGGAAGGCTGGAAGACCGTGTGCTGGCCCTTGAGGGCAGCAATGACCTGCTGCGCCAACTCATCAAGGAGTTGCAGGAGCGCGTGGCGTCGCTGGAGTCCATAGTCAAGCAGTTGGCCACCGCGCCCGCGCGCAACGAGGACGAGTACGCGGGCGTGCTGGAGTACTTGGAGCAGAGCCAGCGTCGCATCAACGCTTTCCTCAAGTCGGCCTTCGGCGTGGACGTGGAAGGAGGCGAGTGATGGCACGCTGCGAAGATTGCGGACAGGACATGCTCAAGGCGCACGGCTGTACGGAGACGCACCGCACCTTCCCGAACGGCGAGCGCTTTCCGGCGTCGCGCTACCACTTCGAGGAGGCCGACGGACGCTGCAACGACTGCGGCATCCGCCACGGCAACGTACACCACTTCGGCTGCGACGTGGAGCGCTGCTCCGTGTGCGGCGGTCAGCTTATTAGCTGCGGATGCTTGGACGACGAGGGCGCGCGAGAATCGTCTGAGAGCGTTCGGTCTGCGGAAAAGGTAACGCGCTCCGCCCCGGAGGGTAAAACGTCGTCTGAGGACGTTTCTGCCCTCGAGGCGGACGTTCCTGCCGTTCCCAACATCACGGAAAAGATAACGGCGGAGGTGGAGGCTGCCTGCGCAGTCTCCCGCCCGCTGCCAGAGGACGCCGTCCTACACACGGATAATCCTCTGGCCAAGCAGGAGCAGGTACTGCGGCTGTGGGACGAGGGCGTGCGCGACGTGGCCGAGCTGGTGCGCCGCGTAAAGCTGCGCCCGTCCGTGGTCATACGCACGCTGCAACGCGCCGGGCACCTCGTGGACGACGCGAGGGTCGTCCCGGCGTTCTACCGCCGCTTCTTCGCCGGTACGCAGCGGTACGCTACCCCGGAGCAGACGAGGGAGAGCGTGGCGCGGCTGGAGAGGCTGTACAACTACTTCGAGCGGCTGGCCGACCGCGCGGGGCAGCACGAGGCCATGGTCGTGGCGCTGCGCTCGTTCAATCACGCACGCTGGCAGGGGCACACCGCCGAGGCCCAGTTGTTCTGGGACTGGCTGAGGAGTAAAGGGTAACGCTATGAAGTACGACGTCAAAACCTACCTCGAGGCTGTGAGATTAGGGCACATCGCCCACGCCGAGCAGCGGTACGGCGCGCTACCCTACACGCGCCATCTAGCGCACGTGGAAAACGTGCTATCGCGCTTCGGCGTCTACGACGACGAGATGCACGCCGCCGCTTGGCTGCACGACGCCGTGGAGGACAACGCCAGCGTAACCATGGAGGACGTGCGTCGCTACTGCGGCGACGGCGTGGCCGCGCTGGTGGAAGCCGTGACCGACGGCGAGGGGCGCAACCGCGCGGAGCGCAAGCAGGCGTCGTACAGCAAGATGCTAGATACGCCGAAAGCCATCGCGCTCAAGTTGGCCGACCGCACCGCCAATGTTGAGTCGTGTCTGTACGACAACAACACACGCGTCGGGCTGCTAGATATGTACCGCAAGGAGCACGCCCACTTTCGTGAGACGCTGTACGCGGCTAGCCTAACCGTGTCGAACTTCCACAGTCGCGTTTGGTCTATGTGGCTGTATTTGGACGGCCTGCTGGCGAGGGTGTAGTAATGAGGGCGTAGTAATGGCGAAGCGAAGGACGGCGGAAGACATCAAGCAAATGTACGCGGAAGATCCCGTGCTCGCGGCAGCGCACCGCATACTGTGGGAGGACTGGGATCCCATCGGCACGGAGGGGCTGCCCGAGGACGAGTACGAGACCTACGAGCGCGAGGTCATCCGCATGATAGTGGGAGGCAAAACAGCCTCCCAAATTGCTACCTATCTCTTCATCAGCGAGTACGGCATGTTTCACGACGAGGAAGAGACGCGGCGGCAGGCCGCTTACCCCGCTGTACCCTATGACGCAATGCAAAGGTTGATGCCCGTAGCTCGTCGGCTGTTGTCGCTGTACCCGAAGACGTTGCTGTATGAGAAACCTAGAACTTGAACAGGCGTGTCTGCTGGCGGTCAACGCGGCTAACGGCGCACGCCTGACGGAGCGAGATGTGCGCGACCGTTTGCCCTCGGAGTGGGCGGGCACGAGTCGCGAGGAGGTGCGCCGCGCCCTCATGAGCCTGAAGGTGACGCGGCAGATTATCGGCGCGTGCGGTCGCACCGTGCGTCAGAACACGTACACGGCCATCCGTGTTTACAAGTGGGAAGAAGACAATGCCTAAAGGTGGAGACATTTATTACCGCTGTCGCTCTTGCGGCGTTACCTACGTCCGCGCCCACGCGCCGGACGTGCTGCTGGCTGTCCAGTGTGCTGTGTTCGACTTCATGAGCCAGCCACGTGACTGGGGAATCATCCTCGACGACCACGACGTCCACCAGTGCGCTCCGGGCAAGTGGGGTGTGGCGGACATCGTGGGTGGTACGGAGGACGAGTGATGGCCGTGTACGTGGACGGAGCGCGCAACCCGCTGGGGCGGATGCTGATGTCGCACATGCTGGCCGACACCGAGGAGGAGTTGCACGCTATGGCCTTCGCCGTCGGTGTGGATCGCCGTCACTTCCAACAGCACGGCACGTCGCACTACGACATCTGCCAGAGCAAGCGGGCGCTGGCCGTGAGACTCGGAGCCATCGAGGTCAACCGTCACGACCTTGTAAGGCTGATACGAAGGCTGAGGGAGGTTAACCGTGAAGAACGCAGTTAAGATCGTAGGAGCGTTCGTAGCCGGAGGGGCGGCGGGACTGCTCGCAATCGTAGCCTTCTTCGCTCTGCTAATTCTATTGAACGGAGGACTACGCTGATGGGCAAGAGCAAGGCGCAGCAGGAGCCGCGTGAGCGGAGGCAGAGCACACCGGAGGCCGAGATGGCACTGGCCGAGCAGGTGAGCGCCGCCGTGCTGGAGCAGGCCGGGGACTGCGCTTGTCCGGGTGGGATGCGCGGCCCAGTGGTCAAGGTGGATAAAAAGGACTGCGCTGGAAGGAGGGTTGACCGTGCTAACAAAGTAACGTCTTTGTTTTGAACGTGTTAGCCCTGCTAAAAATAATTTCTACTATTTTATAAAAAAGACTTGTTTTTTATGAGAAGATGTTGTATAGTATCCGTGTTGGTTAGAAAGGAGAACGAAGATGACTGAGCAGAAAAAAGATTTCGTCCGCTACACAGTGGTGTTCAAGTGCGGTTACCGGGTTATAGACAACACTACGGGGAACTTCTTGACGGGACGTATGTTTATGTCCAGCACGCGGAAGAGTGGGCCGCGCTGCTGAATCTACGGGAGCAAACACGTCTCAACCAGAGATTGGCCGAGTTTTACGGCGTTCTCTAAAACCTTCAACCGGCTACGAACCCTTCTCTTGAAAGGAGAGACACCTAATGATTCATCACGACGACAGAGACTATGAGACCGCCGCCAGTGAGGCGGCACAGGCAGGGCGCGTCAAGATGGAGGAGATCATCCACCGTGGGCAGGAGCGCGCCGCCGAAGTCATCCGCCAGATCGAGGACACCATCATCACCGACCGCATAGTCCGCGCCCCGGCCATGCGCTTCCGCGCCGAGCCGCTGGTGCCCGAGGTCGTGGAAGGCCCGGCCACCGCCGAGGCCGTCAACCGCGCCCGCGTGGTTCTGGACGTGGAGGACGGGCGCAGCCTCCGTCTGCACGAGCACGCTCTGCGCGGGGCGGCCAGTTGGACGGGCATCCCGCACGCCGGACAGTTCATCCGCCTGATGGAGTCGCACGGCGCGGACGGCCTCGACCTGCTGGCCACCAACCTGAACCGACTGATGGCGCACCAGACGGCGCGCCGCTACCTCGTGCGCGCCGTGACGGACGAGGCGCGAGGCATAGTCAGTGACAAGTATCGGCGCATAGACTCGCGGCTGATGGTCGAGGCTTTTGCGTCCGCCGCGCAGGACGTCGGACTCGTGCCGGTGGAGGGCTGGGCGCTGGACACCAAGGTGCGCATCCGCGCCGTGCTCCCGCGCGTGTTCGAACCCGTGCCGAACGAGGTCATACTCCCCGGACTGCAGTGGGGCACGTCGGACTTCGGCGACGGCGGGCACACCGTCTCGGTCTTCTTCATGCGCGTGTGGTGCACGAACACGGCCATCCGCGACGAGGTGCTGCGCCAAGTGCACCTCGGCGCACGGCTGCCCGACAACGTCGAGATGAGCACCGAGACCGTCCGGCTGGACAACGCGGCCAACGCCTCGGCCTTGGGCGACGTCGTGCGGGCGGCACTCGGCCCCGCGCCCGTCAACCAGATGATGGAGGACATCCGCGCGGCGCACGCCGCCAAGCTGGATCCGGACAAGGCCGTCGAACTGCTGCGGCGCAAGCTGAGCAAGGAACTGACCGAGGAGGTGGCCTCCGCGTTCCGGTCGCCCGACGTCGAGATGCTCCCGCCCGGCAACACCCGCTACCGGCTGAGCAACGCCGTGTCGTGGGTGGCGCAGCGCAAACCCGCAGACGAGCGCATGGCGCTGGACAGGCTGGCCGGGGAGCTGGTGCCGTCGTCGCTCAAGACCGAGGCCGTCACCGTCTAACACAGTCAACGGGACAGAGGGGCCGACGAGCCAGCCCCTCTCATCAACTAAGAAGGAGGATGTTACCTAATGAATTGGATATACGACGACGGCGGACGCGCCGAGGCGGGCTTCCGTGGGCACACGGGCGACTGCGTGGCGCGGGCCGTCGCAATAGCATCGGGCCGACCGTACCGCGAGGTTTACGTCCGTCTGGCCGAGGGCAACGCCGCGCAGCGCGCCACCGCGCGCACGCCCAAGCGCGGTCGTACGGCCCGCAGCGGCATCTGCGTCGGGCGCAAGTGGTTCAAGGACTACATGCGCGAGCTGGGCTTCCGCTGGGTGCCCACGATGGCGATAGGCACGGGCACGCGCGTGCACCTCGCGGACGGCGAGTTGCCCGACGGACGACTGGTCGTGCAGGTGAGCAAGCACTACACCGCCGTTATTGACGGCACGATCCACGATACGTACGACCCGCAGCGCCGGACGGCGTACATGAAGGCAGGCCCGGACGGTCGCGCCGTTGTTGACCACGTAAGCGATAGGGCTGTGTATGGGTACTACATACTAGAAGGAGGAACCGTCTGATGAACGTGAAACTGTTGCGCGCCGTAAAGCGCATGATACTGGAGGAGCCGCGCCGGTTGAACATGGCGCACTTCGCCGCGATGTTCACCAAGGAAGATCGTCCCGAGCAGTACGTCAGCCGTCACGAGAGCCACCAGCCCACGCTGGAGGAGCGTCCGCCGTGCGGCGCAGTGATGTGCGTGGCCGGGCACACCATCCTCGCCGACGAGCGCGAGCGCGGCATCTTCCGCAAGCGGTTCACGCGCACGGTCGTCCATCGCATCAACAACGCGGCACACGGCGAGGCGCAGCGTCTGCTCGGCCTGACGGAGACCGAGGCGCACCGCCTCTTTTACTTCAAGGGGTGGGACATTTTCAGCCCGCAGGTGGGCTGGCCCGACCAGTTCGCCGAGGCTTACTACCGCGCCAAGACGCCCCGCCAGCGCGCGCAGGCCACGGCCCGGCGCATCGAGCACTTTATCCGCACCAAGGGCAAGGAGTAGAAGCATGAGGTTCAATCCGGACGAGTACGTTACGGTGGCGGAGCGTGTAGAGAAGTTCTACCAGAAGTTCCCCGAAGGGCGGCTGCTCACGGCCATTGTGGAGCACGACGCGGAGACAGGCTTCGTGCTCGTGAGGGCCGAGGCCTACCGCCAGAAGGACGACGCTCTGCCCGCCAGCACGGGCCACGCCTACGAGCTACGGAGCGCGGGGCACGTTCAGCAGGGCAGCTACGTCGAGGTGTGCGAGACGTCGGCGGTGGGCCGCGCGCTGGCGCTGCTGGGCTTCGAGACCACGCGCGGGATAGCCTCGCGGGAGGAGGTGGTGCGCAGCGCGGCCAAGGCCGAGTACGCGGGGCACGTCGCTCCGCCCCAGCAGCCCTCGTCGCCGCAGAACGTGCAGGCGCAATCTATGGCCGACCTCGTAACGCCCAAGCAGCTGGGTATGATACGTGCGCTGGCACGCGAGGCAGGCGTGGACGCCGACGAGGAGTGCATCCTCGTCAATCAGATCCGCACCGAGGAGTTGAGCAAGCGCGCGGCCTCCGGCTTCATAGACCACCTGAAGGCGCTGCCCAAGAACGTGACCGAGGAGACGGTCTTCTAAGGAGGAACAGGGATGAAAACCGGATACAACGACGAGTACGGGTACAAGTACCGCGAGAGCACCGCGCCCCGCTACTACCCTCAGCCCTCGGAGTACCACTTCTACCTCGAGCGCGAGCGCCGTTCGCGGCACGAGGCCGCCGTCGCCGCGCTCTTCGTGCTCGTGGCCGTGGTTTCCGTCACGCTCTTTTTGGCCTGCGGAGGACTGCGATGAGGCCGCACCGCCGCGAGGCCCAGACGAGGGTGGAGGAGCGGTCGTGCGGGCGCAAGGCGCGCTTCCGCTCGCGGCAGGCCGCGCTGTTCCGCGCACGGCAGATAGAGGAGGAGAGCGACGGCCTCACGCTGATGGAGCCGTACCACTGCAGGTTCTGCGGCAGTCACCACCTGCACACCGTGAGGCGCACCCCGCGCCGGAGGGGGACTGATGCGAATAAGCGAATGGATGCCGCAGACGATAGTTGTGCTGCTGAACCTCGTCAGCCTGTTACTGTATGCACACGACCACGGCAAGCCCAAGACGGGCAAGGATAACTTCTGGCTGGCGTTGTTAACGTCCCTAATAAGCGTAGCGCTGCTGTGGTGGGGCGGATTCTTCAACGGCTGGCTGGGGTACGCTTGCCGATGACGCGCTGGACCGAGCAGCAGTACCAAGAGTTCCTGCGCCGCCGAGGGGTGGGCACGGCGCAGGCGGAGGGACGCACCTTGGCGGGCTGCGCCCCGTCCGCGCCTCGGCTCGTGCTGACGCTGCCGTGCCCCGTGGGCGTCAACCAGATGTACGCGAACGTGGCGGGCAAGGGGCGCGTGCTGACGGAGGAGGCGCGGCGCTGGAAACAGTCGGCTACGATGGCCGTCACGCTGGAGGCGCGCAAGCAGGCGTGGTACTACACTGAGGGCCAGCGCCTCTACCTGCACGTCACTTGGCATATGAGCGCGCAGCGCGACGTTGACGGCGGAATCAAGCCGCTACAGGACGCACTGGCTGCGGCGCTCGGTTTTAACGACCGCTGCGTGGACGAACTTATAGCACGCCGGGGCGACGTGACGGCACAGCCCACGTGCGACGTCGTGCTCGGCTTTATGGACGGAGGTGCCTGATGACGTTCGAAGAATGGTGGACGCGACTGACGGGCGCGAATCCGAATGACGTAAATCTCAAGCACTTTGCCAAGAGGGCTTGGGAGGTAGGGCAGGCGAACCTGAACTTAGACTGTCCGCATCAGCGTGTGGGGGAGATGGGGCTGCCTGTGTGCGACCTCGCCGCTCGGCAGGTCAACCACATTGTGGCGGCCATCCGCAAGCACTACGAGCAGCGAGCCGACGACCGGTGTTGGATGGACGACGTCGAGCTGTACGTGGCGGCGGGGCTGCCCGTCCCGCACGACGCGACCGTAGGCAGCAAGGCGGAGATGCTCAAGAACTGCGAGCGCTTTCTGGAACGGCGCTGCGTGGAGGGCGGCGCGTGGAAGACCTACGCCGAGCTGGAGGCGGAGAACGAGCGTCTGCGTCGCTGCCTGTTTCAACTGCAGGATGCCGCCAAGCAGTTGGCCGACCTGCTGCGAAATATCAACGAAAAGGAGAAAACCGATGGCGATTAACAAGGAGTTGCTGGCGCGAGTGCGCGACCACATTCTGGAGGAGCCGCGCCGCTACGACCAGTTGACCACAGGCGAGTATGAGGAGTCCGTGCCGTGCGGCACCCGTGCCTGCATAGCGGGATGGACTTACTTCTTCGGGACGGGCAGGGATCCGAGGTTCAACTCCTGTATGTACGACGCGCAGGAACTGTTGGGACTATCTAATGACGAGGCAATGGTGCTCTTTGACGCCAACGGCGACTGGCCTGAGCCTTACAGTTCGGCGTACAAAACCGCCGAGAAGGAACACTCGCACGCGGGCATGGCGCAAGCGGCTGCTGACTACATCAACCACATCATCGAGACGGGCAAGGTGCTGAGCTAGCATGACTCGCTACCCCGAAGACAACACACGCGACTCCATGCTCGAGCGTGCGCTGCCGCACGCGGCGGAGGCGGAACGAGCCGTGCTCGGTAGCATCATACTGGACAACGCCTTGGTCAACGACGCCGTGGAGTTGCTCACGCCCGAGGACTTCTACACCCGCGCGCACCAGTCGGTCTTTCGCGCGATGACCGCACTCTGCGAGCGCGGCTCCGAGATCAACCCCATCCTCCTCGGCGAAGAGCTACGGCGCGAGGGCGCGCTGGAGCAGACCGGCGGCATCACCTACGTCAGCGAACTGACCTACGGCCTGCCGCACCGCACGAACCTTGCGGCCTACGCCAAGTTGATACTGGACAAGGCCAAAAAGCGCGAGCTGATAAAGGCGTGCCAGAAGACGACGAGCGCCTGCCTCGAGGACGAGGACGACTCCGCCGCCGTGCTGGACGACCACAGCCGGATGGTCTTTGCGCTGGCGGACGGCGCGGGCGCGGGCACGTCCGACCGGCTGGGCCGCTTGGTCAAGGGCGTGCTGGCCGAGACCGCCGAGCGGGCCGAGCGCGGTGCCGCAGCCGTGACGGGCGTGGCCACGGGTCTGCGCGACGTGGACACTCTGCTGCTGGGGTTGCAGCCCGAAGACCTGATAATACTCGCCGCGAGGCCGGGGATGGGAAAGTCGGCACTCGCCTTGGGCGCGGCGGTGCACGCGGCTGTGGTGGAGCGGCGGCGCGTGGCCTTCTTCTCGCTGGAGATGAGCCGTCGGGCGCTGGCGATGCGCGCCGCCTGCGCCGAGGCGCACGTGGACACCTACAAGATGCGCAGCGGCTACTTGGGGCCGGACGAGTGGGAGCGGCTGACGGAGGCGTACCGTCGCGTGGAGGACGCGCCGCTCTGTATAGACGACCAACCGGGCATCAACACGCTGCAGCTGCGCGCCAAGGCGCGGCGTATAGCGCGGGAGCTGGGCGGTCTAGACCTGATAGTGGTTGACTACGTCCAGCTGTTCGGCAACGTCAAGCCGCAACGGGGCACGTCGCGCGAGCAGGAGGTCAGCGCCGTCAGCCGCGACCTGAAGGCCGTGGCCAAGGAGTTCTGCGTTCCGGTGCTGGCGCTCTCGCAGATGAACCGCGCGTCCGAAGGCCGCAGCGATCACCGTCCGCAGTTGAGCGATCTGAGGGAGTCAGGTGGATTGGAACAAGACGCGGACGTCGTCTGCTTCATCTTCCGGGAGGAGCAGTACAAGCGGACAGAGGAGAACGCTGGGACGGCGGACTTCATAGTGGCCAAGCACCGCAACGGGGCGTGCGGCACCGTGCGACTGACGTGGCTCGCAGAGTTCACTAAGTTTGAGGATATGTGGAGGGGGTAATGCCGGAACGAGCGTACACCGTTAAGGAGATAGATAGGCTACGCGATGCCGCTGCCGTTTAGCGGTATATCACTCCCGCACAAAACAGGAGAACGCAACGATGAAACTTGACTTGAACCGAACCATCTACACGGCTGAGGAGACGCCTCGGCTCAAGGAGAAGAAGGAGGACGGCACGGAGGTGTACGTCACCGTGGGCGACGTGCTGAGGGCCGTTTACGCCTCGACCGTACAGGGCGACACTCGCGAGCAGAAGAGCAAGAAGGGCCGACTGCTCAAACTGCTCAACCACTCGCTGCGTAAGAAGAAGGAACTGGCGCTGACCGTTGACGACGCCAAGTTCACTCTGGACGTGGCGGGTGCGACGATGGAGACGACCGTCTTCCTCCAGATCGAAGACTTGATCGAGGGGCGTCCGACGTTGGGCGACGCCGACCCTGAAGAGGAAGAAGCGTCAACGGCGACGGAGCCAACCGAGTAGCCGACGCCACCACCGTCGTTCCAATCCGCGCACGTCCCGGTCGAGTTCCTGTACGGCGTTGATGAGAACGGATATCAAGGCGCGGTCGCTCAGGGTGCGGTAGCCGCCCGGCCCCGCACCCACAGCCTCGGGTATCACAGCACCTACCTCTCCGGCGAACAGCCCGGCGTACACGCCCTCGGTCTCCATACCCGAGCGCTCGTTCCAGCGGTACAAGCGCGGGCGTAGGTGCCGCAGTGCCGCCAGACCGCGCTCGAACACGCCGACCTCGGTCTTCAATCGCTCGTCCGACGTAGCCGTGACGTGGCCGCTGGCATCCGTGGTGAGCGTACCCGCGCCGTAGGCGTTGAGTTGGAGTTGTTGCAGGTGGTTGATGGCCAGAGCCTGCAAGAGCGCCCCGGCGTTGGCCGTGTAGATGCCGAAGTTGCCACTATTCGCCGCGCCGTCCAACGCCGAGTAGATTTCTGCGGTGCGCATGTCAGAACTGCCGCTGGCGTCGTTGGCGAAGACGATACCGCCGATGGGGTCGCTCGTGCCCGTCGCGCTCGTAACGTGCAGACGGAACGCGGCGTGACCCGACCCGCCGCTCACGGGCAGGCCGCGCTTGACCATCTCGACGGCATTATTCTGTGCCGTGAAGCCGGGGAATATCTCAGGGTAGAAGGCGCGTCCGTTGTAGGGTTGCGCGGCGTCGTAAGGGACGAGGTTGGCCGCCCCGTTCACCGACCACGGCGCGGCGTCGTGCATGTGGTACTGGTACCACCCCGTCACGTAGTTATTGGCGTCATCAACGTCGTAGGTGCGCGGCGTGGCCCACGACGGGCCGCTGCCGGGCGTGGGCGTATCGTGCTCGACGTCCCACTGCTCGATGATCAGCGCGGACGGCCCGACCGTGGCGACAATGCCGCCCGGAGAGTTTGTTGTCAGCAGATAGCGGAACGTGTTCGGGTAGGGCGTGTAACCGGGTATGGACGAACCCATCAACTCCAGCACGCGCTTGCTCCCGAAGAGCATGAGCCTGTCGCCCTGCATCAACTCCGACGTGCGAACGTCCGTGTAGTAGCCGAAGACGGCGCAGTTGTCCATCTTGTACGAGACGCCCAGCCCCGGCATTCCCATCTTGACGCCGTAGCTGGTCGAGGTGGTCGGCTGTGCCACGGTCACAAGCGGGAGCGTCAGCCCCGCGATGGTCGTGGTGTCGGTCGCCACGCCGCCCATCACATCAATACGACAGTCGCGCAGAAAGACGTCGTATATCCACGAGAAGTCCAGACACGAGTTGGTCGGGTTCTGCGGCAAGCGGAAGGTCATCCGCTCGGCAAAGAAGTTGACCACCGATCCGTTGTAGTGGTTGTCGGAGTTGGGCGTGCCGTGCGGGTTCTTCACGCCGATCAACTGCCCGTTGCCGCTCGCCAGTGTGGACTGTAGAATGGCTCCGCTCCGGGTCGTCCACGTCGTGATCGGTGAGGTCGTGCCGAACAGACGGATGGTCACAGCGTTCTCGAAGTTGTTGACCTTCGGAAGCAACAACTGCGCGTTGGAGTTGGACGTGTCCTGCAGCGCGCCGTTGATGATGTACACGCCGTCCGCGAAGAAGACCCCTAAGCCGAGCGGCGAGGCGTTCATCGCCGCTTGTATGGCCGAAGTGTCGTCCGTCCCGTACACCGCGTTGGCGCTGCTGACCGACGTCGAAGCCGACGCGGCCATCGTTACCTGCGTACCGCTGACGACCGCGGAGATAGTCGTGGTGAACTGCGCGCCCGCTGCACCCGCGCCCTGTACGCTGACGACCTTGCCGACGTCGGCGGAGGTGAAGGCCGCCGAGGCCGAAGTCAGCGTGGCAGAACTGGCCGTGGTCGTGACGTCCGTCAGGTAGATGCCGTCACCTAGCGCGCCGAAGTCCTTCGCGGCGGCCACACCCGTCAGGCTCACCCAGCGCGTGCCGTCGTAGTAGTAGAAGCCGCGCAGCTTGTCGGTGACGCGCGCCAGCGTGCCTACCAGCACGCCCGTGGGCAGCGAGGCATAGGCCGTAGGCGCAGGGACTAAGCCCCCGATCGTCAGTACGCCGTTGACCGGCGCGGCACCCGACGCCCGCAGCGTGCTGGCCGTGCCCAACAAGTTGCCTGTGGGATCCTCGACGCGAATAAGCGAGCTAGGTGTACTCATGATAGTACCTTCAATTTACAATGGCTTGCGTTGGCACTTCGTGGCTATGCCGGTCGGAGGGCAATGGGTCTCCGACGTAGGTGGAGCGCTCGGGCCGTCCTGAGGACGTTCCACCCCGCGATCGCACTGAGCCACGGTAGCCGTGATGGCCAAGATTAGGATAAAGATTAATTTCATTACAAACTCCTTCGTTAAAAAAAAAACGCCTATGGGAGAGTAACCTGCGTAACGACGCCGTCCACTACTACACCTTGAACTACTCTTTGCTGACACGCCTGTATGGTCAGCGACGATTGTGTCGATCCGAAATCGGCTATCTGGTCAGCCGGATAATAAAGCACGGAGCCTTTCTCGTCTTCGATTTGAATGTTTGAAAACTGTGTGCTACCCGCGAAGTTACCGACGGTCATTGTGATCGATACAGGATAGACCCAGTCCGAAGGCAGGGTGTAAACCAAAAAGGGCGAGCCGCCCCTTTGACGATTGCGGTAGAAATTAGCCTTGCCGTCCCGAAATTCGACGGAATACCTCGTCCCGGAGGCTTCGCCACCCGGCGTGTTATCCAAGAGAAGCGTGGTCGCGTCAACAGTTACCTTAAAATATGCTGATGCCGCGGCGGTCTGAGGTTGGATAATTACACTGAGTCGGTGAGCCGACGCCCCGGACTCGCCCAAGATAAACGCCATCGGCATAAAGAGAGGAGTGAGCGTTGACAACAAGGGGTCGGCGAGGTAGGTGAACGACGCGACCGATCTCTCAGATGTAATTTGCGGGTATGCGTACACCGTGCTGTTAACACCGCCGATGGAGTTCCCCGTGATCGTCGTGTGGATGCCAGACTTCGGGCCGACGCTGAGCGACACCGGACGCGACAGTCCTCCGCGTAGTATCCATGCGGGCCGGGGGCTACCGTTTATCCACACCTTGTAGCGATCTCCCATCGGATCCGTCGTGGGTACTCCGCTGACCAAGATTCTCCATATTAAAGACGGGTCGAGGGTGGCGTCGATCGTGGGCGGCGGATATTGCAGCGAGCCGCCCACCAGTGTGTGCTGCACCAAGGCGGCGTCAGCGTAAACCTGACCCTCGGAGACTGCGCGCAGTTGCAGGTTCACTCCTAGTTGATTGACGGCCTGCTCCACGAACTGGACTGCGCTGTCGAGTTGCACAAAGCGTTCCCCGGCGGTGTGCGCCGCCATCATAGTCTGCGTGTTACGCTGGCCGCGCGTGAAATTACTGCCGCGCCAGCGGTTGGCGTAGCCCACAACGCGTTGCCACGTCCGCACGAAGACCACCTCGTTGTTGAACAAGGCGGCGTTTGCGCCCGTGGCTATCTGCGCCGACGTTACGGATGCGAGCGTGGCCGTAGTGCCGTAGAGGTCAACATCAATAACACGCTGGATGAGTCGTTGACCCGAGCCGCTGGTGGTCAGCGTAACGGCAGAGCCGCCCGCCGTCAGCGAGACCTGCAACGTGTTGCCGCCGCTAGAGATGACGTAGTAGAGCGTCGTACTATTCAAGGGTGAGGGGAGCGTACCGCTGCCGCTGAACATGACGGTCTCACCGTTGGCGTAGTAGTTCGTGGTTGGAGTGATGGTGCTGCCACTCACTGTGAAGGATTGTGTGCCGTCCTCCGTGCCGATACTGGCGATCGGGTACGAGCCGAGGGCCGTGACGGTCGCGCCTGCTGTAGCCTGCGCGTTGAAACTGGCTATGCGGTCGGGGACGCCCTGCACCTCCTTGTAAAGTGCGGCGTTCGTCCACTCGCCACTTCCGGTCTGCTGCGTGACCCACGCGTAGAAACCCACCATGCCCTCGTCGTTCACGCGCAGCGCGATGCCGTCGTAGATGCCGAGTATGGAGCTGCCGTAGGCACGCACGGGCGGAGTGGTGAGCACGATGCCCGGAGCGGGGCCGACTTGCGTAAAGACCGCAGAGTCGTACTCGAGGGCCGTGCAGTCACACACGCCTAGCGTCGGCTTGATGGTCTCCAACGTGCAAAAGTGGGTGCTGCCGTCCGCGTTGGTGATCTGGTAGATTGTACCGGGGTCGTCGTACAGGCGCGCGTCCGTCAGCGTGAAGTTGTACGGCACGTTGCGCACTTCGTCGTTGTACAGCCGCCGGGCCGCAAGCGCACGAGCCTCGTCGTCCGCAAGGCAGACCTGTATGTCCCACACGTCCTCCTTGTTGGAGGTGGAGATCATGCGGTACTCGTTCTGCTGCTGCTGGTCGAAGTTGCGCGCGGGCGAGACGTAACGCACCGTCACGCGCCGCGCCACGTCCGAGGCGGCGGGCAGCCCGGCGTCCAACACCTGCACGAACTGCTGGTCGTCCTCGCGGTCGTCGTCCGTCCATGCCAGGTCGGCGTCCGTCAGCGCGACCACGGGTGCGGAACTTATTCGCTTGCCGTAAATCTTGTCACTCTCGTAGAAGTAGCAGTCGTACACCTCGGCCAGCGTCTCCATGAGGTCGGCGGGCGCGTAGGGCGGGTTGGCGATGCAGCCGCGCACGTAAATCCCTGCGAGGTCGGTAAAGTCGTAGTCCGACGGCTGCAACCCGCACTGCCCGCAGAGCCACTCGCAGATGTCCTTCAGGGTGCGGAGCGTCTTGCTCTGCAGCAGCCCCCACATCGGCGGGAAGGCCATCTGGTAGCGGTCGAGGAAGAAGTTGGAGAGCCGCGTTGTACAAAAGCCGCGGTAGGCGATCGTGCTCCCGCTCCCGCGGTTGGCGTCCTCCTGCGCCTGCACCACGGGGTCGGGCAGTTCCGTGCCGTTGCCCTCGTACATGGCGACGTTGGCGTAGTTACCGCCTCCGAGTTGACCGACCAGCGCGTTGGTCGTCGGGTCAATACTAAGCATACCCTGCAAGCGGACGACGGGCTGGCCGTTGGCGTTACGCGGCGGCGGCGGGGCGTAGGGGTCGTAACTCGGGTCGGTCGGTACCGACGGGTTGGGTACACCCACGGGGCCGTCGGCGAGCAGTACGCCGAGTCTATCGAAGGTCAGCGTGTTGGTGGAGTCGAGGTTCTTAATCTTGACGGAGTTGCCCGTGCCGTTGCCCAGCACGAAGGGCGCGGAGTTGTAGCCCCGCGTGTATGTGCCCGCTGTACTGTTGAGCGTGTCGTTGAAAACGGCGGTGCCCAGCCCGCCTATCCACGTGAACTGGACGAGGATCGGTGCCGACGACTTGTAGAAGAAGTCCAGCTGGGAGGCCGAGCCGTCACCCGCCACAAGGGTGAACGTCAGCGAGCCTCCCGGCGGAATGGCGACCGCTTGCCCCCCACTGGCCGCCACGTCCGAAATAACGGCTGCGCCTCCGGCCAGTATGTTCGTACCGACCTCGGCCTCGTAGTAGGCGTCCGTGCCGACGAAGTCCGCGCGGTAGAGGATATCCGGCCCGGCCCACAGCTCGCGCAACTGCGCGGGGCCGCGACACCACAACAGCAGAGCGTCGAGGTCGTAACTGTACTGCGTTACGCTCTGCTGCGCGGGGCTGAACAGGTGGCCCTTGCCGCCCGACCCGCCCGACTTGAACGAGTGCTTGCGCGCGACGTAGCCCTGCGAGTCCTTACTCAGCCACGCCACTATTGGCGCGAACTTTATGCCTCCGCCCTTGCCGTCGCCGGGGTCGCCGCCGAAGATGTCGGGTATGGGCGTGCCTTGCGCCGAGCGCTGGACGGCCACCTCCTCGTTACCCCGGTAGCCCGACACCATGTGCCGCCGGTTGAGCGCCGCCATCAGGTAGCCAGCGCCGATGGAAAGACCAGCCGAGATGGCCACGCCCGCCAGCGCGTGCCAGAACGTGACGCCCAGCAGCGTGGTGGTGATGGGGTCGCCCACCTCGCCGCGCTCCAGCTGCTCCCGGAGCATACGGCGGCGTTCCTCCGCGCCGAGGTACGGGCGGAGCGCGAGCGCGTAAGGGTCTGGCTGTTTAACGTCCAAAATCGTCCTCTGCGGGGTTTTTCCGTTCGGGGGCGGAGGCGTCTACCTTTTCGGCGCAAAAACCGCTCTCAGCGTCGCCTCGCGCGCCACGCGCTCACTACGCGCTGGCGGAACCTTACATCCATGCGGTGCTCTCGCACGCCGTGCGCCGAGGCGTGGATCATCATCCAGTATGGGTCGGTCTGCGTCAGGATGCTGAGGTGCACGGGCTTCAGTGGCTCGCGCAACTGCTCGTCGCACAGCGCAAGGATATCGCCCACCTGCTCGTCCCCCGGCTCCACGGGGTCGAGGTACCGCCGGAGCAGCGCCAGCATCCGCTCGCCGTTCTCGCTCCGGCGGTAGTCGCGCTCGAAGTTGACGTCCGGAACGGCCTCGCTCAAAAGCGCAACCTCGGCTATGTAGCCGCAGCAGTCTATCCCTTGCCACGACCGTCCCTGATGCTCCCACGGAACACCTATAAACGAGCGCGCGGCTACGACTATGCGCTCGCCGCAGGGTAGCGCGCCCCACCCCTCGGGCTTGACGAACGTCGGTTCTGTTAATACTTGGCTCATGGCTGATAACGCAGCGGGTCATCCGGTAATGGCATGAATGGATCTCCGTCGAAGTTGAGCACGGCGTTAGCGCCCAAAGCCTTTGCCGCGTTGAGAGTGCCGTCGTAGCCTATTACGAGCGTCACCGAGTCGCCCACGGTGATGTCCCGCAGCGTGGGGCGCTGCAACTCGATCTGCGTGCGCGTGCCGGAGTCCGTGGTCGTGGAGGTCTTGCCCTCGCCCTGCGCCAGACCGTTGTTACCGCCCGACGTCCACGTCACTATCCCGTACTTGAAGTAGTCCGCGGAGGGCTGCACGTAGCCCACCTTGAAGATTCTGCGCTGCGTGACGACGGCGGTAACGGTCGTCGCGTGGATGAATCCGGTCATCGAGACGCCCGTCTGGTCGGCGCGGCGCGTGCGGTCTATCGGGCTGGTCAACTTGCCTATAGGCTGGTGCAGCCACGAGCTGAGGCCGAGGAACTCGACTGTGAAGTTGTAGAGGCCCGGACTCCACTTGCCGGCGAATCCGCGTTGTGTTAATGCGCTGCCCCACGCATCGGGATTGAAAAAGTTGACGCGATCAATTTGGATGGCGGCATCGGCCCAACGTCGCCCGTGGATGTCGGCGCGATTGATAACGGAGTCGTACACGCCCGCGAGTTCCGCCGAGTCCGGACTCAGACCCTTCTTGCGCGTGGCGCGCGTGGGTTCGGAGGCCGCCGCCTTGTACGTCACCCCGCCGTACACAATGTCGCGCGTGCAGTTGGCGTAGGCCGCCACGGCACCGTCCTGCGCCGTGATCTTCCACACGTCAAAAAGGAAGCGAGGGCTTCCTTGCAAGTGCGCCAACATCGATGCGCCGGGTGCGCCCATACCGTTACTTACCACAACCTTTCAGGTAGATGTCTATCAGCCGGTTCTGCTGCTCCAGTATCTTGTCAATCTCCTTTTGCTGTTCGGTCTGCGCGTTGATAATCTGTTCGTGTTGGCCAGACACCTTCTGCACGCCCTCACCGATGCTCCGCCCGACGTTAAAGGCTGCGTACAGAACGCTCCCGCTCACCAGCACGGCGCTGATGTAGCCCTGATAACGCTTGAAGAAGCTTTCCTTCTGCATTAGGTCAGCCCCAGTTCTGCGCCGAGCAGTTCGCGTACCTGATACTGCACCTCGGAGGGGTAGTCGTACATCATCTGAAACTGATTGCCGTCGAAGGCCATCGGCGTATCGAAGACGCAGGTCACGAGTATGACGGTTCCGTTGGCCGGTGCGGCGGAGAAGTAAACTATCCCGGTCTTGGCGTCCACCGTCCAGCCTGACAGTTGCTCGTGCGCGCCGTCGTTGAAGAAGACGCGGAAGGCGGAGTCGAAGTAGTTGGGCGTTCCTGCCCCTACCACCCGAGCTGTCACGCCGTCTCCGGGCTGCGTGAGCTGAAAGCCGTTCTTCTCCACGGCCACCTGTACCACGGGCTTGAATATCCGCCGCGTATAGACGTGAGAGTTATCACCCGGACGTGCGTAGAGGCGGACTATCGGGAACGAGGTCTTGACCCCGTCGGCGGTGGCTATTGGGTTGAGCGTCAGAGTGTGGTCATGCGGCAGGTACATCCGGCAGCCGTAGGCCGAGCCATACCCGCCGCGCAGGAAGGTGTTGACGTAGTCCATGTCCGTCGGGTTGAGCAGCCCCACGCTCATCGTAAAGGTGTTGACGGGGTCAAGTCTTCCCACGCTGGTGGTACGGACACCCGTCTGCGCGTTGCGGGGCTGGCTGTTGGCCCACTCCAGCTGTGCGGTCACGGGAAAGTTCTCCGTGTCCTTTTTGCGGAACAGGTCGGGGCGGAACAGCAGTTCGTCGAAGAGTGCGGCCACGGCTTGTTACCTCGCTACTTCGTCTTCAATCCCCAGCGGTAGCCTACGCGGAACGTGGGCGACCAGCCCGACATCTTGCGGCACACACCCGCGTCGCCGCGCGAGCAGAAGCTTTGGAACTTGATGTAGTCCACAAAGATTTCCGTAAACAGGCCCGAGGGCTTGGGCGCGTAGTAGAAGTCGGCCTCGACTCCGTGCTCGTGGTTGACGGACAGCCTGTTCTGGAACAGCCAAGCCACGCCGAAGCGTGCCTGCTTGCCGCCCACACCCGCCCCGGCGCGCGGCAACAGCGCGGACTTCAAACCCGTCTGGTCGTAGTAGTCGAAGCCCAGCGCGCCGAAGAAGTGTTGACTAATGTAGCGACGTGCCGTGCCGTGCAACCCGACGTTGAAGTTCGTGCCCGTGTTAGACTTCGCGGCGTGCTGTAGCTCGCCGTCCAACTGAAAGGCGAAGTGGCGGTCGGTTAGAGTAACGCCCGCGCCGCCGCCCCACACCTGCCCGACGAAGCTGCCGCCGTTGTTACCGGGCGTCACCGTGCCGAACAAGGCTGCGTTCGGAGTTTCGGGCGTCTGGTTCTGCGCCGCGACCGTCGTACACGCTAAGAGGCAGAACAAAAGGGTTAAGAAAAGTGTCTTCATCAAATCCTCGCAGGAGACCTCAGCTTAAAAGCTGAGGAGGAATGCGTAGCCACCGGAGGCGCGTTTTCAAGCGCCGTCCGACTGCTCGCTAAATTGCTCCGGTTGCCGGAGACGAAGCAGATTCTTGTGACGCCAGTAATGCTGCCATGCAGCTTGGCGGGTTAAGCTGAGCATGTCCGCGATTGCCTGAAAAGTTTTACCTTCGACATCGCGGAGGTAACACGCACTCGCGCCCGTGCCTGTAAGCTGGTAGTGCCGCGTCCCCACGAATCTGGGGCGTCGCTTCCACTTGCGGCTGTCTTCTTGCGCCATAGGAATCTCCGCGTTTCAACGCGCGGGAGGCTTCAATGTTTTCTCCTCTGGCCGACCAGCGACGAGACCATCTCAGCGCCCTCGCGCATCGCGCGACGCTGGACGTAGCTGCGCGACTGCATTCGGGGCATCACGATGTTGATGGTGTCGCCGCCGCGGCCGCCCTTCATCACGATGTCGTTGGTTTGTGCTGCGGTATAAATGTCGCCGGAGCCGAGCAGGTCAATTAACTCCGGCCCCTGCTCGCCCACCTCCATCAGCCCGCTATAGCCGCGCCCGCCTGTGGCGTGCGGCGTCACCTTGCCGATCGTTCCGCCGCCGATGCCGCCCTTCATAAAGCCGCCGCCGATGCCGCCCAACAGGCCCGTGAGAAGGCTAACGCCCAGCCCCACGGCCCCGCCGCCCGTACCGCCTCCGCTTACGCCTATCGCGGCGGCCACGTCCAGCAGCGCGGCGGTGTTGGCTACGGTGGCGGTGGTGTTGGCCGTGGTGGCCGCGACGTCCGCAGCCTGCATACCCGTGTCCAGCAGACCGAACTGCTTGAGGATCATGTTGGTGATGCTACCGACCAGACCACCCGCCGCCGAGCCGCGCGTCTTGTGGTTGGGGTCGAGGATGGCCTCCAACCCCGACTTCGCCAGCTCGTCGGCTATCTGCCGCACTTCGCCTATCGCGGTCTGCGCCATCGCCTTCCAGATGTTGCCCCAGTGACCGTCGAAGGCGTCCAACCCGGCGATGAGGATCTTGCTGATGTCTTCCTCCTTCTTCAGTCTGTCCTGTCGCTCCTCTTCCGCCGCTTTGTGCCGGATATCGGTCATGCGCTGCTGGTGCTCACGCTCCTTAGCCTCGATCTCGCGACTGAGCGCGTCGTACTGATTGGCGGCCTCGCGGCGTTTAATAGGGTCGGTGTCCGTGTCGCGCGTAACGCCGGCAAGCGTGCGCTGGTTGTAGAGGGCGGCCAGCTCGGCGGCGGAGCGCGTCTGCTCCTTGGCAAGGTCCAGCGCCGTTTGCATGGCGCGGGCCGCGTCGTCCGAGGCGGGGAAGGCCCGCAGGGCTTCTATCTGGCTCTGGCGCACCGACTGGTTGGACTCTTCTATCTGCTTGTTGACGGCGCGCAACGTCTCCGCGTACTGCTGGGCGTTACGCGTGTCCTCCATGCGGGCGTCCGCCATCTTCTGGAAGTGCTCGTCCGACTGGCGGGAGGCCTCCTCCATCAACTTATCCACTTCGTCCTGCGCGGCACGGTAGCGCGGGTCGTCCCGCTGGAAGCGGTCGCGCTCTTGGTAAGCGAGGAGCATGCGGTTGTGCATGATCAGGAGTTCGCGTCGCGCCCGCTCCTCCTCGATCTCCGTTGCGGTCGCCCCAGTCAACTTCATCTCCTCCAGCTCGCGCTGGTCGGCCTGCTCGTGCAGTGCAATGAGCGCCTCGTTGTGCGCCTTCAGCGCCGTCCGCTCCTGCTCGCGCCGTTTGAAGTCTATGTCGTCCGACTGCTGCTGGAATTTGCGGTTCTCCTCCGTTATCTTAGCGTTGACCTCGGCCTGCTGCTTTGCGCGCTGCTGCGGGTCGGTGACCGTTCCTGCGGCTGTCAGCTCACGTCCCAGCGCTTCGAGCGTCTGCTCGTGGTGCTGCGCGAGAAGGTCGTGCTCGGCCTTGACGTAGGTGGCGAGCGAGGACAGCCCCTCCTCGTAGGACTGCTGCGCGGCGTGCAGGCGGTACTGGTAAACGCTCTGCGCCTCGCGCGCGGCCATCTGCGCCGTGGAGTTGATGGCGTCACGCTGGAGTTGCAGTTGCTTCTGCTGGAACTGCTGTTGCTGCTGGAGCGCCTCGTCGTCGGCCTTCTGCCGGACGGAGCGCTTCTGGTCTTCCAGCTTGGTGATCTCGTCGTTGACCTTTTCGCGCTGCTCGCGCACCTTCTTGGGGTCGTCTGTCTCCACAACGGCCTTGCGCTCGAACTCCTTGGCCTGAATCTGCGCCTGCAGGTAGGTGAGCTGCGCGCGGGTGGCGTCGGCGGCGGCCTGCTGCATGTTCTGGAAGGCTTCCGACGTCATCGAGGGCGTTACGGCCTGTACGCGCGCCAGCTCGGCCTTGGCCGCTTCGAGCTTGCGCTGTGCCTCGGCGAAGTCGTGCTGGGCCTGTGCGGCCACGCCCTTGGCGGTCTCCTCGTCCGTCACCTCCGGCAGACCGGCGGCCATGTCCTTCATAGAGGGCATTTTCGGAGCGGGCACGGCCTCCTCGCCCGGAGCAACGAGGTAACTCTGCGCGGTGGAGACGGGGTGCGGCAGTCCTGTGGCCGCCTCGTTAACCAGAACGATGGCGGCGCGCAGTTCGTTCATCTGCTCGATGATGGTGCCGACGTTACCTTTGATAAAGCGGCCCACGCCGTCCACAACGAAGCCGAACGCCTCCCACGCGCCCTCCGACTCCTTCAGCGCGTCGTTCGTGCCTTTGGCGACCTCCTCAACGGCGGGCAATAGTCGGAAGCCTAGCTGACGCTCGATGGCCGTGAGCTGCAGGCCGATGCGCCGCCAACTTTCCTCGTACTCGTGCGCGGCTGTGGCCTGCTCCCCGGTGATGAGTTCGTCCGCCCCGGCCAGTTGCTGCTTGAACTTCTCCAGACTGCCGCCCGAGGCCTCCACAATCTTGAGCATCTCCGCTCCCGACCGCCCGAAGTACTGCATGGCCACGGCGGTGCCGTTGCCTTGTAGCTGGGCGGCACGGAGTTTTTCAAACAGCGCGCCGAGGACGGCCTCGTGGTCGCGGAGATCGACGTTGAGGTCTTTGAAGGCGTCCTTCTGTCGGCCCGTGCCCTGCCGTGCGGCCTCGAGGTTGCGGTTGAAGATGACCAGACCCATTCCCAGCCGCTCGACCGAGCCGCCCGTCAACCGTGCGCCGGAGTCGAGGGCCGAGAGGGTCTCTACCGAGAGTCCGGTCTTGACGTGCAGCTCGTACAACTTCTCCCCGGCCTCGCCAGCCGTGCTCGTCAGCTCGTAGATGGCCGCGCCGCCAGCGATAAAGGCTCCGACGAGCACGGCCTCCTCCGCCGCGACCACGGCCAGCGCCACGGCCAGCGGCCCCGCCACCTCGGCGAGCCCGCCCAGCGCTCCGGCTGCTCCTGCGCTCACCTTTGTAAGGTCGCCTCCGGCTTCGCCCGCCGCCTGCTCTGCGGCGGAGATGGCCCGGATGTCGTTGGCCAGCCCTTGTAGGTTGAAAATGCTGGACTGCAGACCGGCGGGCAGAAAGCGACCCAGGAGGTTCTGCTGCGCCTGCGCGCCCTGCTGCATAACGCGGACGCGCTCCTGCTCCTCCTTCTGAAGTTGCTGGAGGACGGCGGCGGAGCGCTGGCGTTGCAGGCTCTCGGCGGCGGCGTTGCGCTTGCGCTCCTCCTGCTCTAAGGTGGTGGTGGTCTCGCGGGCGCGGCTCTTTACGCGCTCGGCGGTCTCGCGGTCGGCGGTGTCCCGACCCTCGTAAACGGTAGTGAGTACGTCAACGTCCATTAAAACACATCAATTCACAGCGTCAGAAACCAGAGGTGTACTTTTCTTCAGTTCGTAGTAGGCGTGATTGTACTCCTTGGGAAGAGTCGCACGCAGCCACGCTAAACATTGGCGAACTGACCATTGCAACTGGGCTTTGACATATGTCAGCGAATTACCGCCTTTGCCGCACCCAAAGCAATACCAGATGCGTCGCTCATCCGAAATGACAAATTGCTTCGCCCCACACCAAGGGCAGAGTATAGGTATTTCGTCAATGTTTTTATCGGCGAGACTTTGGTAAAATTCTTTGTGGACAAAAGAAGGCCTCATCCGTCGCACAACCTCTACCCCAACGCGCTTTCCCATATCTTAAAACTCTCCTAGCAGCAGGTCTATGTCCAGCACGACCTGCAGAGCGCCCTTGCTGTCGCGCAGCAACTTGTTCAACTTCTCGACCGCCGCCTGCTGCCGCGCCGTCAGGATGACCATCGCCTCGGCTATGCGGTGCTCGGGCACGTGGCTGAGGCGGTCAACGTCCTTACGCAAGAAGCGAGCGACGCGGTGGTCGTTCACATAATCGGGGAGTCGGCTGTCGGGGTGTCCGGCTCCGAGGGTGAGGTAGCGTCGGTATTGTCGGACGTCGTCCTCACCCTCACCGTCCGGACTCCTTTTGGGAGCACGCGCTGGCGCATCGTGAACTCCAAGTCCACAAGGAAGGGCACGGGCTTGCTCACCAACTCCTCGTAGTTAGGCTCCACGGGCTGGCCGTTGCGTGTGCCCGACCACGCCATAATCGGGCCGCCGCGATCCTTCGCCAGCGCCGAGGCCATCACCTCGCGCCCGATGTCGTGGATGATGGCGTCGGTCTCCCGCTCCTCCGTGTAATTGCGGGCGATGGCGCGCCAGCCCGTAGGGTCGTCGTCTTCGGCGGACGCGCCCGCCTCCTCCTGACCGTCCGTGGTGGCGGACAACATCTTGCGGCGCGCACGCGTGTCCAGCTCGAGGATGCGATCCTCGTAGCTGCGGGCCTTGCGCCGGTCGTAGTCGCCCGTGAACTTGTTGGCGTCGAAGGTGAGGGTCAGTACGCCGACCACCTCTTCGGTCACGGGGTGGATGACTTCCATCTCACAGGTGACGGGGTACTCGTCGAGGAGATCCAGTTCCATAAACGCTCCTAACTATAAGCTGGTCAACAAGTTAACGATATTCGCCAGCCAGATGCCGCCCGTGGTGTTGAAGGTCGAGTCCTCCAAGGCCTGCAGCGTGTAGTTGTAGCCGTACACGCCCGAGGCGTCCTCCTCGGCGGCGGCAATGTAGCGCCCCGCGATGTCCAGCACGAACTTGGCGTGGATCGAGCCTTCCAGTATCGGGCCGATGACCTCGAAGCGCGTGAAGTACGTGGCGTTGGAGTTGATGTTGGCGAAGAAGGCGCGCGACTGCGCGTTGTGCGCCGTGTGGAAGTTGAACGTAACGGGCGGGGCCAGCTCCGCCGTGTCCTGAAACGTCGAGGTGTTGTCGAAGGCGTAGAACGGAGAGAACTTCGCGCCCAGCGAGAAGCCTCCCTCGTACGCGGCGGTGACGGGCGTTGTCCCGATGCCACCGTAAGTTGTGTCAATGTAGATGCGGATCTGCGGTGCGCTGGCGACGGACTGCGCGATGGTCGTGGGCGAGGCCGTAAGGGTCTGGCCGTCCGTGGCCGAGCGGGCGAAGACGTCGCCGTTGAAGGAGAGGTCGGCGGATGTCGGCGTGCGCTGCCAGCGGCAGGTGATGCTGTTGAACTGAAGGAAGGTGACGACCTGCGCGGCGACGGCGTCCCCGCGCTCGGCGGTGAACGTCTTCTGGTTCGTGTCGCGGCCCACCATCACGGGCGTGAAGGCCCAGTTGCGCGAGAGCGTGCCGCCGCTCGGTGTGGTTATTACGCCGCCGACGTAGCCGCTGAAGGGGTACACCAGCGCGTTGAAGTCCGCGATGCAGTTCCACGTCCCCTTCGCATCGATGCCGTGGACTACGCTCGCGCCCGGATACTTGCGTCCGGCGGCGCGGAACTCCTGATGGATGACGTTGGGCGACCACTGGACGTCCAGCGAGGTCAACTTGCGGTTGCCTGCGACCTGTGTGCCGGGGGTTGTCTCCACCCCGATCTGTACGCCACGATCAATGGATGAACGGATAGTCATCTGCGTGCTCCTCCGCCGATGCGGGAGACGGACGTTCGGCGCGACGTTCTACTGCGCGGCCTGCCGCTGTTAAGTTGTACCGACCACCGACAAACTAACAGTACTAGGTTCCGTCCTGCTTTCTGATGTAGTAGCGATACGCACCGCCCAACTCTGAAAATTTTGTCTGCCGAGGATCGCGCGGCGTGCGGTACCAGCCCTGCTCGCGCACCACGCTGAAGACGTAGCCGTTGCTGATGGTGGCACGGACGTTGGTCAGCACGTTGTCCATAGCCTTGTCCGCGTTACGCAGCGCGACGTCAATGTCGCCCTTCTTGACGAAGTACCACGCTATCAGCGGATTCACCTGCAGCCGGACGCCGCCCGCGCCGACGAAGTCCTGTCCCGGCGACATCAGGACGCCCAGCAGGTAACGGTCGCCCAGCTCCCACGGGTTGTTCGGGGCCGTCATCTGGTAGATGCGCGGCGGCGTTCCGCCTACGTACGAGGCGAGCGCGGTCTTGAGCGCGCCGAACGTGTAGTTGAAAGCCTCGCTGATCTCGTCGGCCATTCACTACCTACTCTCCTCCGCCCGTGCCGAACAGGTCGAGTTCCTCGGACTCCTCGAAGGTCTCGAAGTCCTGCGCCGACGTGCGCTTGCCTGTCTGCATGTGTGCCTGCTGGCGGCCCTCGAAGGTGCGGATGCGGCACAACCTGCGCCAGCTCTCGCGCCCGACGTCCTCCGCTTCCGTCCAGAAGGGGTCGGGCGCTATATCGTACTCGTTGCCCAAAGAGCTGATGTGGTGACTGCCGAAGTTGACTGCCGGGGCGTAAGTGACTGGCTCGCCGCCCACGGTGGTCGTGCCTCCGGCCTGCACCTCGGCGCGTAAACTGTCTTCCGTAGCAACGACCGTCTGCTTCAAAGAGCCTTTCAATGCCCCGGTATCCACGGGGACGCGGAAGTCGGCGTAGTTGAGCTGCGCCGTGGCCGCTTGATTGATGTCGGCGGCGCGGCGGGCGCGGATGGCCGCTTGCACGGCGTCCATGTTGCTGGTGTGCTCAACTGGCACCGCTGCTAGTCTCCGTAGCCTGCTTTGCCGCGTCGCTCGTCGGCGGCGGCGTGGGCTTGCGCGAGGTCTCCGAGGGCGTGAGCAGCGTGCTCTTCTTTGGATGTGCAGCCGTTCCGGGCGTGGCCACACCGTCCGAACCCTCCTCGGCTACGCCTAGAGTGCTCATGCTCTCGGCCTGCGCGGCGGCCTGCTCGGTCTCGCGGAGGGACTGCGCCTCCTCGAACAAGGCGGCGTGCTCCTCGGCGGAGACTTCCTGCTCGCCCTCGCTGATGTCCTCCATCTCGTCCAGACGGCAGTAGATGGAGCGCAGACGCGGAGCGCCCTCGAGGGGTTCGAAGCGCACCTCCTTGGTGTTGGAGCCGTGCTCGCGCGTAATCTTGACGTTGTACTTTGCCACTCGGTTAAACCTCCTGCCCGTACTCTATGGCCGTCCATCGCTGGCCTATCAGCAGCGAGGTGGACATCTGCGCGACGAGTTGGAACGTGCGGCTGGGTTCGCCGTTCGGCCCCGCGTCAACCACTATTGTCATCCCCGACCGCAGAGCCACGTTCCACCCGAAGCGCATAACCACCGTGCCTATCTCCAGCTGCGCTCCCTCCACTGCCGGGGTGCTGCCGCCCACTACCGAAAAAGCGCAGGGCACGCCCGTGGTCGGGGTGGCGAGCGTCGTCTGGGTCGTGCCGCCGACGCCCGTGGTCTCGTCGTTGACGGCTACGGTGCGCGGCAGCCCCGGCACCGTGCAGGTGCGCGTCAGCGTCTGCAGGTACTCGGCGCGCAACGTCTGCAGGTCGAGGCAAGCGCTCATCGTTTCAGGCCACAAAGACCGGGTCGAACTGCTCGGCCTCGGCGTGCCAGAAGTCGCGCACCTGCGACTTCTTTATGCTCGCGCCATCAGCCGAAAAATCCGGGCACTTGGCCGCCCGGCGCGACTTCAAGAGGCAGGCCTGACGGCAGGCCTCGCGCACGTCGTACATACCGGCGTAGAAGCCCCGCGCCTTCAGCACTGCCGAGCCGTCCATCACCAGAGCCTGCCCGTAGTCGTACGGGCCATAGTAGCTACCTATGGCCACCGACCATGTCGGCTCCACGGTGCCGCTCGTGCCCGCGCGGACGACCTCGTACTCCTGCCCGTTGACCGTGGTCGGGAAGACGATCTGGCCGTAGTGGAGCGCCGTGCTCGCCGTCCAAACAGCGCCGCGCTGGCACGCGACGATGATGTCGTCGAGGTCAAGCCCGGCGGTCGGCCCTCCCGTTGCCGAGTAGGTCAACGTGGGCACGTCGTCGGGCTGGCACGCCCGCTTGACCACGGCGAGTGCGTCCGTGAAGTCGCTCACGCGCTACCTCCGCGCCGGTTACTTCGCGGCGTCGGTCACGTTGTCCGCCGGAGGCACGTAGTCGCTCTTGGCGGCCTTACCCTGCGGCGTAACGGCGGCGGTCACGCCCACGCCCGGCGGCACCCCTGCGGGTGCAGGCGCTGGTGCCTCGCTCTCGATCGCGCCGTCCGCCGCACGCGGGCGTTGCGCCGTGACGGGCGCGGCACCGGCAACCGACGTCTGACTGAAACCCGAACGCCGCACGGCGGCGGCGCGGCGCGCGTCCTCCTCGGCCTGCTCGCGCGCGACGTCCTCCGCGGTCAGTACGGTCAGCCCGTGCTGGTCGAAGGTGTCGGTCTTGATGCCGTAGCGCTCGAGGTCGGCCTCGTTGACGGTAGCGCCCTCGGCGGCCACCTTGAAGGTTCCGCCCTTGGTGCTCGGCTCGCTGACGACGTTGCCCTCGGCGTCAACGTAGATGTCCTTACTGGCTCTTAGCATTGCTCGTTCTCCTGCCCCGTAAAAAGTTGCCGCGTGCGCCTAGCCGCGGTCGTAGTAGATGTCCACCTGATTGCCGTTGAGCGCCGAGTTGAGCTGGACGGTGTTGCTCTCCACAGCCGTGGCGCTCGTGGTGACGGTCGGGGCCGTGCCCTCGCGCACGTTGTTCAGATAGGCGCTACGCACGGTGTCGCGCGCCAGCTTGTCGCCCAGACCGAGCTTTGCGCCCGTGCCGACGCTGATGGTGTCGCCGGAAGCGCCGCGCGCGGGAAACACGACCTGCGCCACGGTCTTGAACGCCTTGTTGCCCGCCACGGTGGCCGTGCCGTTGGCCACAATGGTCTCGGTGATGGTCGTGTTGTCCTCGCTGGTACCGGTGGCGACGACGTTGCCCGTGGCCGTGGCCTGGTTGCCCGTCACGGTCAGGTTGCGCGGCACGTCCGGGTTGGTGATGCCCGCCGTCACCGTCGTGGTGCCGGAGGCGGGCAGCGTCTGCGCCGGGAGCACCGACGCCGCCGCGCCGAGCGCGGGGCTGGCGAGCGTCTTGTGCCGACGCACGGGATCCTGCGACTGAACAGCCGTGGCGAATCCGCCGTTGGTTACTGGCATCGTCGTAATCTCCTACCTAAAGAAGTTGTACTGTGGGTGCCGACCCCGTTGAGGGCCAGCAGTCCGCGCGCTCTCCCCTTCGCGCGGAGCCGTGGCGCGGTCAAAAGACCGGCACCCACAGAGCGTTGACGCCCGACGTTTCTGCCGGAATCGCCCTACGTCAACCCACTCGTTGAAAAGAACATCAGCCGTCCAGTTACTGGAGGCTGGTCACCTCTTCGAACGCCCGCGCCCTGTAGATCTCGAGCGAGAGGCGCTCCTCCAAGCGGATGCGCTGGATGTCGCGCTGGAAGTCGTCGTTGATGTAGCCGACGTCGATCTTCAGACCCAGACGGCGCGAGATGTGCGAGTACATCTGGAAGTCGCCGACCAAGCCCTTGCCGCTCGTCTCCATGGCCGTCTGCACCACGGGCAGACCCCACAGCGTGGCGGGGCCGACCGTGGCCGGGTGACCCCAGATGTAGTCGCCGGTCGTGGTGCGGATGAGCCGTATGGCCAGCCAGTTGAGCGGGTGCAGGATGATGCCCGAGGCGTTCGCGAACCCGTAGATGGAGTTCACGTCCGTGATGGCGCGCAGAATCGTGTCCGCGTTGTCCTCGTTGGAGGCGCGGGCGATCGAGCCGATGCCGCTCTTGGTGTGGAAGCCCTGCAAGTTGGGCGACGTGCCGTTGCCCGTCAGCAGCTGCGAGTCCTCCGCCCGACGCACCATCAACGTCAGCCGCTGGTCGATGTAACCGCGCACCGCCGGAACGTCCATCAGCTGCTCGTCGGTGATGGGGAGCGTGGCGGCGATCTTGCAGATGGGCTGCGTGCGGAGCGTGAGGGCGAGCTGCTGCTCGGGCTTGACGCCGCCCTCGGCGGTCGGCGCTGCGGCGTCGGAGAAGGCCGTCTCCTCGTAGTAGAGGATAGCGGGCTGCGTGGTGTCGTCCTGCGGGATGAGGTCGCTGACCACGGGCTGCTGCAGCGCCGTCATGACCGGAGGACGCGGCGAGAGCGCGGGGTACGGTGCCCAGCCCGCCGAGGTCGTCATCGTGGTCTTGACGGCGTAGGGATCCCACGACTTTATCGAGGCCTCGTCCAGCTCGGCGATGAGCGTGCCGTCGTAGCGCGCGTCCCAGCTCTTAAGCCCCTTGCTGGCCGCCTTCTCGTACTCGCGGCTGTCCACGAACATCTGGCCGATCGACTTGGCAACGGCCATGTCGCCGTGGTCGTCAGCGCCGTTACCGTTGCCGCGCCCGCCCTCGTGCGGGACGGGCAGCCGTGCGGTGCCGAACGTGGACTTGTACTCGTCGCGGTTGCGCTTTTCGGCCTCGTCGGCCTCGCGGAGCAGCGTCATGCGCTCGTTGGCGGCCTTGATTTCGGCCTCGCGCACCTGCAGCGATTTGAGGACGTTGGAGTGCGGAGCCTTGCCCTGCACCTCCTCCTTGTAGAACTTGCTCATCTCCTCGCGCTTGTCCTTGACAAAGGACTTGATGGCGTCGTAATTCATCGCCTCGACGTCCCGTTCGCGCTCATAAACTTTGGGTTCTTCTGCCATCGTAGTTCTCCGTAGTGGGTCAGTGTGTTCCGGCCAGCGCCAGCTCGGTGTCGACCTCGGCGTTGAGCACCATCAGCCTCGTCTCCCACTCGTCGGCCAGAGCCTTCTTGCTCTGCTCGTCACCGTCGTTATCGGAGGCGTACTTGCTGTTGGCCCGCTCTATCAGGTCGCCCAGATGCCCGTGCATCTCCTTGGCGTCGTCTATCGCGGAGCCGAGAGAAGCGTGCAACTCCCGCAGGCGGTCGCTGTTCTCCTTGCTGAGCACGCGCCCGCTCTTGGTCGTGGGCTGGTTGCGGCGGAACTCCATGCGGTCAGAGACGCGCTGCAGGAAGCCCTTAACCGCTCCCGTCAGTCGCGTCGTAATGGTCGCGAACTCCTCTACGGCGGACACCGTCCGTGCGGAGTGGTCGGCCAAGCGGAGGGCAGGCACGCCCTCGCTCTTGGTCGCATCGTCGTTTATAAGGTCGGCTAAAGAATGAATGTTGATGCTACGCAGGTAGAACCTGCCGTTGTTGTAGGAATCGCTACCCGGCTCCGACTGATCCTCGACCCAGTCGTTTATCTGCGCCACGGCCAGCGGGATAAATCGCGCGGCGTACTCCGTCATGCACTCGGTGACCTTGCCCTGCACGTCCACAGGCGTACCCGCCACGCCCTCCACCAGCTTGGCCGCCGCAATGTCGGACAGCACGTTGTCCCGCGCGCTCTGCAACGTCCAGACCGAAGGCGATATCTGCGCCAGCTCTTCCTCGAACAAAGTCTTCAGCGGACGGCTCAGCCGCTTTGCGGCCTCCTCGTGCAGGGGGTCGTCCTCCGCCTTGCCGCACACCTTGCACCGCCCGTCCGAGTCGCCCATGTACTGGTGGGGCTTGTGCGGCAGAGCGAGCGTGGAGCCGGGCATACTCTTCCGTGATAAATCAGGTAAATTAGACAATTGATGGCTAAGATTGTTCAAATACGAAGGCAACTTGTCCCACTCTACCATCTCGTTGCCGCCAAGTCGCCGTCCGTTGAAAATATACCTATCATTGATGCTGCGCCCCGACTGTTGTGCGTCTACCTTGGCATAGTTACCGTTATGGTAGGTAATGGTTACTTTATACTCGCCAGACGGTGTCATTACATACCGCTGCAATTTATCCGAGGCGGTACGCGACCATCCTGCGGGGGGTTTTTCGGGATTATCCTCACGTGTGCCAAAGTGGTCTGGAGTCGGTGAAGAAAATTTGCCTACGGACACTGAGTCACCGCCAGCCGTATCATCCCCTCCCCCGCTCGTCCACCTGCCATGATCATCTCTCGGCTGATCAGGCGAACCCTTGATGTCGGACCACCCCAGGAAAGCGAGCGACTTCTTGTCCTTGTGGTCGTCCACCCACCGCTGGACGTCGTCCTCGTCCCACTCGTCGGTGGGGAACATGTAGGTCTGGAGCGTCATGGCGTCCTCGCCCTTCAGCTTGCCTACGACGGCCTGTATCTTCGGGCCTTTGGCCTTGCCTCCGGCGTTGCCGAGCGTGATGGTGCGGAAGGAGTCCTGCTCGAAGTCGGAGGGGTCGCGCAGGCGGTAGCGGTAGAAGTTACCCTCCTCCACCATCTTGCCGACACTCTTCGACTCGCGCGGCGGACGTATATTGGACAAGGCTGCTCCGAGAGAAGCCGCATCCTCTTTACTGTAGTTTTCAATATAATGTTGAAATCCGTTTGTCGTATGCTTGGATTCGACGCGCTGATTATCCGACGCGCTTTTTGCCGCCTGACTTAATGCGTTGCCGAGTGCGTGTGCACCCTCGTGTGTAAATGTTGAAATGCGAGTAGTGTTTGACCCTTTGTCGTGAATTTCTACCCCATTAGGGTGGTTATGAACCTCGAGAGTGCGATCCTCCTTAATCTTATCTCGCCAAGATTCTCTGTCAACGGTCTTTGCCGAAGCCGCTGTGTTCTGGTAATACTCAGGCCGCATGTGAGGAAGCCCGTCGCTATGATTAATTACCTTCACGCTACTTTCGTCACCGCCGCCAGAACTCCAACGCCCATGATCGTCCCTCGGCTGGTCGGGGCTGCCCTTGAGCATCAGGCTCTTTTGCTCCTCGTCGCCGATGCCCAGCTCCTTCGCGGCAGCCTTCACCTTGGCGAGCGCCTTCTGCTTGTCGTCGTCGCTCAGGTCGCTCTGCGGGATGCGCCCCAGTGCGTTCCTGACGTGTGAAGCGTCAAGGTCGCCTGCGCTATTGCGTATCGGGAAGTGGCGGAGCGAGCGGGGCGTGGTCTTGCCCTCCGAGTCTTTTGACCCACCGCTCTCTATGAAGGCGAAGGCCGAGTCCGGGAGGTCGTTCTTGTGCTTGCCGCTCCACACGGCCTTGAGGAAGTCGCGGGCGTCGGCCTCCGGCTCGACGGCGTACTCGCGCAGGCTCTTCACGCTCATCGCTGCCGCACGCGGCTCCGTGGGCATTGGAGTAATCGAGACCTCGGCCACGCCCCACGCCGTTATCTCACTTACGCCCTTCCGCTCCGACTTCTTGCGCTCCACCATGTGACTGGCCGCGCCCGTACTGAGTCCGGCCTTGCCCGGACGGATGAGTTGAGTGTCAATAGCGTCGAGGTACTTTTGCACGCGCTCGCTCTTTTCGTAGCCGTCGCGCAGCTTCAACTGTCCCTCGATCCAGACGCCGACGTCGTCAATGTCCTTGACGGTGGCCCTTCCGATTCGTGTGCGCTTGAGCGTGGGGTCTAATCCGTGGTCGTAGAGGACGGGGATGGTGTCTCCGACCTCGATGTAGCGCTCGGTGCTCTTGGTAAAGTAGTCGTTGGTCAGGTCGGGGTCGGCGGCGGAGGTGTGGCGGATCATGTAACCGGCGAAGCGTCCGCCGCCCAGCGACTTGATGGCCATGCCGGAGGCGGGAGTGGTGACGTACATGTCGTCACCCAAGGACTTCTCCTCCGCCGCAGGACGGAACTTGTGCTTGCCCGGCCCGGAGTAGTCGTCCTCGTGAGCGGGATTGTCTTCCTCGGTTTGGCCGCAGACTTGGCAGCGATTCATCTTGTCCTGCTCCGTGGGTATCCGGGCCACATCGCCCGCGCCGGTCTCCACGCCCGTCACCTTCGGGTATGGAGGGTAGCCCGAACTGGTAGTCATCGTGGTCATCTAGGAATGCAGCAGACGCAAAACGGTTGCAAACGTAACGCGACGCCGCGATTATACGTTCGCCCGTCAATTCAGCGGATTTTTATGGAAGAGGAACGAAAAAGGCGAGTTACTTTTCAGTAGCCCAGCGGATATAGTCTTAGTCGGTAGGAGCGTCCGGTTCGCCCCGCAATATCTTGGCCAGCTCGGGGTCGTGTACGGCACGGCGCTCGCAGCGGCAGTAGCCGTGGCCGTCGCACACCTCGCCCGGATACGGCCCCTCGCCCGGCAAGTAAGGACTCCCGGCCTCGGCGTGGAGACAGGCATCACACGTGGACGCATCGCCTACGGCCTCGTAGTACACGACGGTGTCGGGTGTGGCCTCCTCGTCCTCCGCGCCCTTGAACCACTCCGCACGGCCCTGCCCCGAGTAGAGCTGGCTGCGCGCGGCGATGTACGCGTCCGTCATCTCGTCGCCCGTGAGGGCGCGGGCGGCCCGCTGATCGGCGAAGCGCGAGAGGTAGGCCTGCTGCTGCTGGACGATGTCGCTGATTGATTGCAGCCGCTCCGCGCTCACCGTGCCACGGTCGCCCAGCACGGCTTGGTCTGTCGTGTAGCGTGCAATATCGTCTTTGAAGTCCCGCTGCCACTGGGCGAGCGAGGGCTGCGCGGCACGGGCGGCTGCTCTGTCTTCGAACTTGGTCTGCAATCGGTCGCGGAGCAGCGCTCGACCCGCGAAGGTGGCAAGGAGTATAGCTGCGCCCAGTCTGCGCTTGGCGTCCTCAACGTCCTGCTCCGTGAGGTCGTCATCAATGGCCTCGTCCAGCGGGAGGGGCAGATCCTCGTCCGTTACGTCGCCGTCCTCGTAGCGCTGGCGTAGGTCGTCAATCTGGTCTGCGGTGAGGAAGCCCTCCTGCTCGGCGCGGGCGAGGAAGTCGTCGAACCGCTCCTTCAGCGTCGTGTCCGCCGCCTTCAGCGACTTCTTGGATTCAGTATCAATATCATAGACGTGTAACTTTACCTTCTTCGCCCCGTTGAGTATCTCGGCCAGCGCGCGATGGTTACCATTACGTAGATAGTACTGACCGCCGTACTTTAGTGCCAGCGGCTCACGTCCCGCAGGCGTCTCCCGCTGATAAGTGCGGACGGTCTCCAAGTTGACGGCGTGTTGCAAAGAACGAATCTTGTCTACCGGAACGGACTGAACTCTTTCTTCCGTCCACAGGTCGTTGCCATCTTTTGTAAGGCCAAAACGCCAGTCCGGATTAGCGGCGTCGGCGGCCTTCAGCACCTCGTCCACCTTCGTGTCGCCTACGAAGGGCATCTTGTCGGTGATGTGGCTGATATATGTAAGGCCAGATTCTTCGGGGAAAGGGAAGTTGTGCTTACCAAGGTCTGCGTCCGCAGGATTCCCTCCCTCCGCACTCCACCGTCCACGCTCGTCGCGCGGCTCGTCCGGATCATAACTCTTAACAGGGAAGGGTACGGTCATGCAGCTAAAAACCCGTTGTAGCTCCGGCAGACGCTCGAGACGGACGCTTTAAGCGATGCCGAGGATGGCTCTGGCCTGCTCGATCAGCGGCTCCAACTGCGCCTTCTTCGCCGGGTCGGTCGCCATCGCCAGAAACAACTCGCGCCCCAACTCGGCGAATTGAGCCGTCCCCTGCGCGGTGAAGGCTTCGACGTAAGAATCAACCGCCGCTTGACCAGCGCCGAGACGAGTCAAGTATTCTTCGACCGTCTCCTTCGTCTCGCCCTCTGCTGGTTCGGGGATGATGGCCGCGACCGCCGCGCGGGCCGAGCGGGGTCAGTGAATCGAAGTTAAGTGTGACTGACATTGATTGCTCCTTGTTACGAAGTCGGCGGCGTGACCAAGTAGTACATGACCGTCACTCGCACAACGCCCGTGGCCGCGCCCGGCGTCGAGTTCGGCGTAATCGTCACGCCTTGCGCTGTGGAGTTGTAGAAGCTGCCCGCGAACGTGCCGGGGTCGGTAGTACCAGCGGCGGTTGAAATGTTCGTCGTACTGACGGTGGTAGTGCCGACTTTGACGGTGAAGGTCGCGGCAGTGGGTATGACCGTCGTCACTCTCACGCTCACGGCCATGACGACGGCGTTCGCCGGAATCTGCATCGTGGTCGTTGTCGTGGCAGCCGCCGCGATGGTCAACGACTCTTCGGCTTGCAGGATGGAGAGCGTCTGCCCGTGCGTCGGAAGTGAGCCGATTGTCGAAGGCGTTGAAGCGCCGAGCGCGAGCGTGCCGAGTCCCGTCGCGCCGTTGTTCTGAATCGTGAGAACGCCGTCCGCGCTCGCCTGCGTTCCTATGCCGTAGGCGACTATCGAGGGCGTTGACGAGCCGCCGAGTAGTGCCACGCCGCGCCGGTTGGACGAGTCTGTGTAAGACCCGCTGACGCGCAACGTCTGCGCGGTCGACCCGTTTCTGAGGGCGAGGACGTTCGCCGCGTCGCGGAATAAAGCAACGTCATCAGCAGAACCCATCGTCATCGAGCCGCTATCATTTCTGATAGCCAGCGTCGGCCCTGTGAGCATGAAGAGGCTGCTTCTGAATCTGTACTTTTGTACTCCCCCTATCGCTATTGATAGTTCGCCTACGGCGTCAGTGGCGGGAACGTGATAAATGCCGTTGCCCGTCTTAGACGAAAATCCGATTACAGGATTTGATACGCTCCCGTCAGGCAGAAGCATCTGCCCGCTTCCAAGTGTGACGCCCGTCGCCGGGTCAATCGTGAACAGGGTCGAGAGCGCGTTCTGAGCCGTGCCGGTCGAGCCAGCCGGAGCACCTTTGAAGACGAACTTCCCGCCAGCGCCCGTGCCCGTCCCCTGCGAGCCTTGAAACGTCCAGTCAACGCCCGCCGTGTTGGAAGTCCCGGCGACGACGTTTTGAACCGAGACTGTCTGAGCAACGGGTGCGGCTGCGTCGGCTGCTCCGAAGCGGAGGTTGGCTGCGGCGGCGCGAGTTAGGAAAGTGTCTGCCGTACCATCCGATGCCGTCGTACTTGAAAAGCTAAACGCGCCACCACTCGGAACCTGCGCCGAGCCGCTGGCGCTCAGAAGAGTGAACTGTCTAACTGCCGCGTTGTTTAGAAAGGACAGGTCATCGTTGTTGTTCAGGAAGAATCGCGTCTTGCTGTTCGTGCTATCCGTGATACGAAACTGCGAACTGCCGGACGTACCCGTAACGGTAAGAGTTCGATTCGTTGAATCAACGGTCAGGATAACGGTAGAGCCGTCCGCCTTATAAACTCGGATTGCAGTTGTCGAGTCCGATGCGGGTTGGAGTCCGACAATGACACTATTGCTTGAGAAAGTTTGCGTGGCCGAAAACGTCTGCGCGACGTTCGTCCCTGCCACTGTGATGTCAGCATCGGTGAAGGTGATGGTTCTATCGGCGGTCGGAGAGCCGAAGTCGAACTTCCGCACGAACCCGTCCGGTCGCTTGTACGCGAGTTTGCCTGCGCTCTCTGCGAAGAGAACGAAGCCTGAACCGGGAGTTGAAGGGTTAGAAGACTGCGAGGGGAAGCCGAGGAAGCCTGCACCTGCCGTGCCCGTGAGCGTGTCGCCCGTCTTGTTGAGATTGCCGCTCGCTGTGCCCGTCAAAGCACCGACAAAGGTAGTCGCGTTGACGGTGTTGACGAAGTTGGCACTCTGGTCGGCGTTCAAAGTGAGGGCGACCGTAGCCACGGAAGGCGCGGCGTCGGTCGAAGTGAAGAACTCCATCTTCGACGGCACGCGGTTAGCGGCGACCGTGCCCGTGACGGTCGAGCGGATATAGGCTGACTCGTTGTACGCGCTGCCGTCGTAGCCGCTGAAGACGATGCGCCCCATCACGTCGGCGGTAACGACGACCGTGGGCGCGGCGAACGTCCCGCGGCTCTTGCGGAGGTGGAAGTGCGCGCTGTTAGCGTCCGTCGAAGCCTGCCACGACATCAGCCCGCGTGGGGTGGAGTTGAGCGTGTCGCCCACGGTGAACATCGTCGGCGGCGCGACCGAGCCGAGGTTGATGCCGACCATGCCGCTCTGCACGGACACGGGGCTGTCTGCATAGGTGTTCGCGCCGGAGAGGTAAGGGACGCGGTTGACCGTCGTGTTCGCGGTGATGCTCGCAGCGCCGAACGCCTGCGTCGCCGCTCCGTGGTTCTCCGAGTACATCCAGTGGTTTGTGCCGGCGTCGAACCAGAAGCGGCCCTCGCCCGCGGCGCTGAGCGCGACGCCGGAAAGTCCGGGCTGCTCTATCGGCCCCTGCGTGACGCGCAGCCGGTCTTCGTGCGTGGTGACGGGCTGGCCGTTGGCGGCGAACATATCCACGGAGCCGTCCGCGTTGCAGACCACGGAGTTGCCGTTGCCGTAAAGCGCGCGTTGAATAGGATAGCGGACGCCCATGGGGTTGCTCCTCCGTTGACTCAGACCATGTATAGGAAGGCGACGCCCTCGCCGTTGACGTCCGCGTCCAGATACCACTGCGTGAGGTCGATGCAGTAGCCCACAGGCACCTCTATCGTGACGGGCGGCGCGCCCTTCGGGATGACGATCTGCGGCGACGTGGTCTTGTTCACGGTAGAGTCACCGACATAGACGTTGCCCGTGTTGGTGGAGAGCGGGACGATTAATACGCTGTGGCAGCGCTGGGCGGAAGCCGTCAGCTTGACGGCTGTTCCGCTGGCAGCCACGGTCTTGGTCGCGGCGTGCGGGGCGAGCAGCACGGCGTCGGCTATGGCCGGGGCTACGGTCTCGACCTCGCCGATGGTCGGAGTGGTCACGGTGGCGGTCTGCGGTACGGTCATCATCCTCTCCTTATAACTCTAGCCTGTGGTGTCCGTTGCCGTTGCTCTCCGGTGGCGCGGGCGGCAGAGCGCGTAGTCGTCGGGCCTCGGCTATGCGCGCTCGTATGCTCTTGGCCGTCTGCTCTTCGGTCGGGGACACGCCGGGTTGAGCGGGCGTCGGGCCGAAGGGCGAGGGCGGCTGCGTGGGCGCTTGGGCTTCGCGTGTGACCTTGCCCGTGGTCATGTCTATAATCTGCTCGCCCTGCGGCAGCGGCTGCTCGCCGGGCTTGACCAGCGTGACGCCGCGGCTGACGCGGAATATCTTGTCGCGCTCCCAGTTCTTGCCGTCCGAAGGGCCGTAGCCCATCTCGGAGCGCGCCTCGGAGAGCATGATGACGCCGTCGTTGCAAAGCTGGCCGATGCGCTTGGCCTTAGCGTCGCGGTCTTCCTGCAGCGCCTGTACTTCCGAAAAGTCATGTTCGAGGTATGCGCCCGTCGTGATGCGTCCCTGCTCGTCCACGTCCTCGAAGTCAACGAGCAACTGGCTGGTCAGCTCCTCGCGGATGTGGCGGAGCAGCGGCTTGACGTAGGAGCGCCACGCCCTCTCCTCCGCCGCCTGCACGTTGTTGTAGATTGAGTTGGCGCGCCCAGCGCCCAGCTCCAGCACGACCGCCGGACAGCCCTTGACGGCGCAGAAGGAGTCCTCGGGCATGTACCGCGTCTCTTCAAGGTTAAGTTCGCGCGGCGTGAACCCGAGCCTGTAAGCCTTACCTCCCGCGATGACCACGGGTTCGCCCTTCTTGTCGCCGGTGGTGCCTTGGACCAGACGCTGCTGCAGCTGGCGGGCCTGCACGTCGTTCATCTTGGTCTGCGGGTCTATGCCGACGATGAAGGGCGGGACGCCCGAGCCGGACATCAGGTTGGCGTAGTAGTAGGCGGCCTCCTTGTCCCCGGCCAGTTCGGGCAGGATGGCCACGCTGGTCTCGAAGCCTATGCGCTGGTTGTAGGGGTGGAAACCGTCCCGCAGGTGGACGACGTACTCACGCTCGACGGGATACCACGTGCCGTTGCGGTTGACCTCGTAGTAGGAGATGTACTCGCTTCCGTCTATAGGCCAAACGGGCCGGATAGACCACGGCGGCTCGTACCACAGCTCCAGCACCTCGCCCACCGTGTTGACGGCCTTGAGGATGTAGGCCTCCGAGCGCGTCGCCCACGAGAAGGCCAAACCCTTCATCAACGTCGAGCCGGAGTAGAACTTGTTGGGCTGGTTCCACAGCGCGACCATGGGGTGGTCGGCTACGGGTTCGCTCTGCCCGGTGACGCCGCTCTGGCCGCCCTCCTTCTTCCTGACTTGCAGCGGTGCCTCGGGCAGCACGTTGCTCAGAAAGCGGTACAGCGCCATCATCAACCGCGACGTGGTGGGGTCTCCGGCGCGAGCGGCCCAGTTGATGCGCGAGGTTCCGGCGTCGGGGTACATGCGGTCGAGCGCCGCATCCCATGACGCCCAGCTTGAGTATATGGACGCTGCACCCCAGCCAGCGCCGTAGTTCTGGAAGGGCAGACCGCCGCCCACCGTGCCGCCGCCCGCACCCGCCTTCAGTAGTCTGGTGTTGATATCAACCATTACAAGCTAGTTCCGCCGTACATCCCGCTGGTTATTACGTAGGTCTCGCCCTCCAGCCGCTGCTGCAACTCCGCAGGAATCGCTTGCTGCTCGACGCGTTCGGCCTTGCGGTGCTCCACCCTCACATCGCGCTTGTACTCCGTCACGAGCATCGGCTTGAACTCCTGCACGAAGCGCTGCGCCAGTCTCTCGTCCAGAAGCAGCACCTTCAGTGTATCGTTAAGGGCTATTTTGTCCCCGTCCGCGCTGACGTACAGGGGCTGGCCGCGCCGATTATACCGTTGTCGGCGAATTTCGCCGGTTTCCTCGTCGGCGGAATACAAGCCGCGCACCCGTCGGCGGTAAGGAATCCAGCCGAGCCAGCGCGGCAGCGGCGAGTACGACGCCGTGTACTCCGCGAAGTTCTGCGTCTCTGTTAGAGAGATTTTCATCGCATTATGCCTACGGGTTCTGTCCCACCACGCGGATCCCCGTACAATATCATCTCGTCGGATACAGCCTCGGCGAAGGCGTAGGGAAAGGGTAGTCCAAAGTCCATAATAGCCATGCTCGACGCCATCACGCGCTCCAGCCTCTCGCCGGTTAAAAAGTCATAGCCCAATCGGCGTGCGGCCATGCGGCAAAGGTCACGGTGGATAGCCGGACGTAGCACGGCAATGTCCTCCAACATGGCATCGGTTATTTGCAGTCTTTCTTCACTCATTGGTAATGTACCTCTATGACGGTAATAGCGCGGCAACCGCTGAACAAAGAAGCGCATCAATGTATCCTCGGCAGCTTAGCAGCCAGCGTCACTATCCCGTTGACCAGCGTGCGCGCGGCGCACGGCTTGCACATCTCGTCGCCCGTCTGGATTATACCCGCGCGCATCGCAGCCGTGCAGTAGCAGTCCTCTGTGGCGGCGTCCAGCACCTGCCGGTACTCCGTGGCCGAGGGCATACGCTCGAGCGGGACATTAGGCCTGTGCGTCGCCATTCTTCTCAGTCTCCCCGTGCACGTCGTGGTTGCGGCGCTGGTTGGCGTTGGTAACGATGACGATGAGCGCGCCCAGCGCGGCGGCGGAGGCGCGCGACATCGTCTCCGACATCTGCATCCCGCGCCACGTCAATACGAAGTCCATGACCAGTCCGGCCACGGTGCAAAAGACCAAGGCGAAGACGCCCGACAGGACGACGAGGTCATAGATTTTGCAACTAGGCAGTTTCATTATGATCCCCGCTTCCTACGATACTGCTCATCCTCGATATAGCCTAGCGCTGTTCTCTTGTCCATCTGCTTATCACCGCGCTGCGGCTTCCAGCTAGAAAGTTGTTTGTGCAAATCAGACAGCTCATTATCCGTGTGGATTCTCAAGGGGTTCAAATCACGGATGCCGCCGTACATTGATATGCCTGCCGCCGAGCGCTCTAGCTGATAGGAGGACAACTTGGGCAGCGGCTTCTCCTCTTTAGGCAGATGTTCCAAGGAAGCTATATGCGTATCCTCCCAGCCTTCCCCAAAATGACCGTAGTGCTCGATAGTCGCGCCCTTCTCGCCCTTGTCATAGGTCGTATATTTCTCCCCCTCCGCGCCAGTGTGCTCGGTCTTCTTGTACCCCGCGTCTGTGAGGTGCTTGTCCAATGCCTCGGCGGTCTTGCTGTTAATCTCCTGATTATGGAAAGACTCACGGAAGCCTTCGCCGACGGGGGTGCTGTACTGACGACGCGCGCCCTCCAACTTGCCGACGAGTTCCTTGGCAGTCTGTTCGTGTGGCGCGTCGCCCTCGCCACCGCTCGTCCACCTCCCGTGGTCATCCCTCGGCTGGTCGGGGCTGCCCTTCAGCTCGTCCCTCCGGTTCACGATCCTCTCCCTCAGCGTAGGGAAGTCAACTCGCTTGGTCATCGTGTCCTCCTGCTCGCGCGCTATGCGGCGCAACTCTTCCTCGGCCTCGTCCGCGGTCAGATCGCGCCCGTACTTCTCCACCACGGCCCGACGCAAGTCCTCCTTGGTGATGAAGCGGGGCTTCAACGGCTTTGTGGCGTCGCCGTCAACGTGACGTTCGGGATGGCCACAATGCTTTGTGGCGCGCTTTTTCTCGGCTTGAAATAGTCTCTGCCACTCGTCATCCTGCTGCTCGTCTATTACTATAGTTCTGACCATTACATCACCCTCGATCGACGCGTGGCTGAGGACGTCAGCGTCACCAGCTCTTTAGCGTCGTCGCTAAAATTGAACATCCGCATCCCGCGAACAATATCGTTATTCCAAAAAATGTCCCGCACCGGAACCGTGGCGCGGAGAACCACGCCCGTTGACCCCGTGCCTGCGAAGCCCTGCGCCAAAGATCGGTAGGGAGTCCAGCTAGAGAGGGATCGCACCTTGAGATCAATTTCGTTCTCGTCGGATTGATTTATGATCTTGCCCTGCGCGCCCTTCACCCCGCGATAAACATCCACGGTTGACGCCCCGTTGTACTCCTGCCGCGTGTGCTCCTGCACGAACTCCATGCGAGCACGGAAGGCTGCCTTCTGATCGTCCGTCAGCGAAGGCGGCTTCATCCCCTTAGGTAAGTCCGTGTTACCGCCCAAGGCACGTGCGGCAGCCCACTCCAACCCAGCGTCCTTAAAGTCTCTGTTCCATCGCATACCGGACTCGAGAACGTCGTACATCGCCTCGCGAGAGGACGCTTTCTCTATGTGCTCGGCCAACGCATAGATAGTAGCGTCGTCGGCCCGGTGGCCTAGCGCAAAATATATATCGCGGATGCCAAAATCCGACTTGCCTTTTGCCTTCTCGTCGCGGATGCGCTGGAGCGCATCTTCGCGCAGCGTCTTAATATACCCTTCGGAGGGCGATAGGCTCACACGTGAAGCGCCCTCTCGATCATTGTCGCCAAACTTCTGTCCTTCCAACTCCTTCGGCCCCGCGTGCACCGTCCCATCACCCCCTATACAGACGTGCGCGTCGTTGTCGAGCGTAACCCAGTGGCAGTCGGCGTCAGCCTTTATCTCCGCAAGACGATCGGCAATAAGACGACGCAGGCTCTGGCCGTCGGTCAGCGGTATGCGCGTCAGGTTGCCCCCGCGGTCGCTGTGCAGCACGTGCGTGGCCGTCAGCTCAGTGCCCTCCAGCGGGTTGTCCAGCCCCGCCGCAACGTCCTTACCCGTGCCCGGCTTCACGTATGCCAAGGTGCAGTGCGGAGCGTACCACGGGTGCGTCTCGACGCTCGGCAGGTTGTCCGCCACCGTCCGGTTCAGTCGGTCGAGGTCGTCGCTGTGCACCGTGAGGTACACGACGTCGTAGGGCGCTCCGGTCTCGTCGGAGGTGAAGGCGTCCACGTCGCCCAGCCGCATGCGCACGGGCGTCTGGCCTGCGAGAAGTTGCCGCATCTGCGTAGGGTCGTCGTCCGTCAGACCGTAGCGCAGCGTGACGTGCGGCGTGGTCTCGCGGCCCTTGTCGGCCAGTTTATCCTCGGGTATCTGTCGTCCGAGTTGGAGCACTTGGCGCGCGACGTTGGCGTCCGAATCGGCGATATTCAACTGCGACGAGGCGTAGTCGTAGCCTCCGAACTTCTTTAGGGACTTCCTCTCTTTCGCGTGTTTAGACAAAAGTTCACCGATTGGCAACTGATTCTCCGTCCAAATAAAGCGGCTATGGTGCGTGTTAGTCATTGCGAATGGCCTTTCCGCCCTGACTCATAACGTGCGCATGAATAGTATAAGTCTTCGGCCCCGTCCGTTCTATCTGACGAATGGAAATGCCTGTGCCGTGCGGAAGTATAAACTCCTTCTGGTTCAAATCGTTGCTACGCCCCGAAGTCTGAAGCCTGCCGTCCGCATAAATCCCGCGCGTACCGGCGGGCGCGGTCAGTTGCCAGTGTATCTCGGCGTCCCTGCCCGATCCACCTACTGATTCCTTGGTAAAATCGTCGGTGACGCTTTTATCCAACGACGTGGAGCTATAGCCCTTGAGCGTCGCGTGGCCGGTATAGCTGCCGCTTATACCCTTTCCTGATGTCCCCTCTATGGCCGAGAGCGGGTGGACGCTCACGCGGTGGAGGACGGTCTCCTTTTCCAGTCTGTCGTTAGCCATGCGGTTGAGCGTTTCGTGCTGCTCCTTGAGCGATCCGCTCAGTTCCTGTCCCCTACGCAGAGAATCGTTAAGCGTCGCCCAGTTACCCCACATATAGCTGTCCAGCGCCTTGTGCTCCTCCCCGGTAAGAGGGTGCGCCTGCGTCTTAACGCCGTCAATACTCTCATGCTTCTCCTCACGCGGCGGAAGATGAGCGGGATCCTTGCCGACCAAGGCGGACGGCCCTTTTTCAATTACCCCGTCCTTGATGAAGACGTGCTCACCCTCGATGGTCACCCAGTGCCCCGCCTCATCTTTACTCTTCAACTCACGCACACGCCCCTCTATCCTGCTCTTCAGCAGGTCGTAGCTAGTGCCGAGCGTGATGATGCGCTGCGTCACTGCAGCTCCTTCCAGTTGAGAATGATTATCTCCGCCGCATCGGTGTTAGGGTTGGCCTGTTGCATGGTGGTGAGTATCTCCTTGCGACAAAGTGCCAATCCCTCTTCGGTGTCAAGCGGCGGGTGCCCTTCCGTTTCGTGGATAACGATGCTCGACGGGATGTGACATCCACACCGTTCGAAGTTGGCGCAAAACACGACGTAGAACTTTCTCATACGCTACTCACAAATCCATTCCGCCAGGGTCATCCAGTAAGACAGGCGACTCCGTAGTATCGGAGCGCACATCGTAACCCGTCCGTCTTCAACGACGAATCCGGCGCAGAGGTAAGCGGTCGTGACTCTGTACAGTCCGTCCCTCATTTGTGCCCCAGCGTCAGTAGGTAAACAAACATGGCCGCGAAGAACACGATGCGACTCAGCTCGGCCAGCGAAGGTGCGTACTCGCGGCGCGTGCGCGCCAGCACGAGGTAGAGCAGGCCCGCGACGACGGCGATTATAAGCGATAATGATGGCATAAGCGCGTTCCCTCCCTTCTTAGCCGAAGAAGAATCCCGACGCCCCGTCAATTGAATTGACGATGTAGCGCGTGGCGTCCGCCTCGTGATTGTTGGCATCCACCGGATTTTCCTTCACGGTCTTGCCGGACGCCGGATCCTTGGGGTAAACGTAAACTTCCGCCTCTTCCTCAAGGCAGGTGGGCTTGTGCGCCTTCTTCAACGTCTCGTCCACGGGGCCACGGCTGCCGCGTAGCAGCACGATGCGCGGCAGGCCGTCGCCCGCCTTGCGCTGCCGCGCCTCGATGTACTGGATGCCCTGCAGTATATTGTTGTCCGCGCCTATTGCCGGCAGTCCCGCGCTCTGGAACGCCGCGATGAACTCCGGACGGGCGGGGTCGCACTGCCACGATACGCAGTTGTACCGCTCCTGCAGCGCCTGCGCGCGCCGCACCCACGTGTCGTCGTCCGGGTTGCGGCTCTCCACCGCGACGTGCGTCTCGTACCACTGACAGAAGCGATATAGTCTATCGTCGCCGTCAACGCCGTAGACGACGAGGCATCCGGGGTTGGAGTATCCCCAATCAACTCCGCCGATAAAGTAGTTGATGGGCGCGTAGGGCGCGTCCTCGACGTGGAAAGGTTGGAAGACCGTGCCCTCCGCGCTCTTCCACAATCCCAAGTACAGACGGTCGCGCAGCACGCCGGGCAGCTTGTCCAGCGCGTCGAGCCTGCGGCGGCCCTCCTCGGTCATCTGGCCTGTTGCTTGGTCGTAGAGGTCGGGGTTGTCGCGGTGGCGGCTCTCAACAAAGCGGAGCGTGCCCTCGCGCTCCTGCTCCTTTATCCAGTGCGTGCTCGGCCCCGGATTGGCGTCCGCGAGCAGACGTCCCGGCCTAAGCACTCCGGCGCGGCCACTCGTTCTGGTCGTGAGCGTGCCCCAGTCCTCGACGTCCAACTCCTCGGCCTGATTGACCACGACGACGTCCAGCTCGCCCGACAGCACCTTGCCGGGGCGGTCTAGTCCGGCGATCCACACGCGGCTGTTGGTGGGGTACTGGTAGAAGGCCGCCGATTCGCCGCCGTGCTTGTGCACGCCTCCCGGAGCATCGGCCTCGCCGTCCGGCATCCCCAGCACCTTGCGCTCCCACGTCTGCAAGACGGTGCCGGGCATGTCGGCGCGCACCTTACGGACTATGGCCGCGCGCAGCCCCTTGTGCGTCCAGCACAGCTGGTCTAATAGGTGCAGCAGACACATTGTCTTTCCGGTGTCGGCTGGCCCGGCATAGACGATTCGCGGCTCCGTGGACTCCCAAACTTCGCGGGCACGGCCATAAGGTGTGTACGAGCGGCGAGGCTTCGTGAGGGCGTGGACGGCGACGGGGCGCGCGGGTGCGCCGTAGCGCTGCGTTACGCCGGCAACGCGCTGGCGCTCGAGTTTGAGCGCATCCGCTTCTGTTAACGGTGTGGCCATTCATGGCGGGAGAGTGATTGCGTTAAAAGTCGAGAGACGATTACGCCTTCGGGCTGATAACCACCTCGACACTCGATTCCGTCTCGTTCAGAAAGCGCACGTGATGCGTCGTCTTCGGCACAAGGACGCGCACCTGCTCTTCCGTAGACTCGGTGATGGTGATAAAAGGATCGAGGTACATTCGACTAAATGGAATTACAGCCAGCGCGCCGTTATCGGCGACAACGACAACGCCTCCGCCCTTCGACCATGTGTCCGTGTCCCACGTTAGCTGGATCGTTTCCTTAGCCATGACGCTCCTCCGGTTAAAAGTTAAAAGTTGAGAGACGACGGCGGGAGTCCCGCCGTCTCCACCCGCTCCTCCGACCCGCCGAGAGCGTTACGGTCTATACTCGGCGCTTTTCAGCCGCAAGGGTACGTCGGCGTGCTAGCTTCGCAGAGGGACATCAACGGCGCTGCCACGCCTCCGCCCCTCTGGTCGTCGTGATGTCAACGATTGATCGTGTCTGCCGTACACCACGTCGTCTCTCGGCTGACGGTCAGCCCGACCGGACGGGGCTACTGCTGACCGCCGCCGCTCGTGCCGCCTGCGCCGGGCTGCTCGCTCTCGATCGCTCCGGGCGTGCCGCTGGCCGCGCCCGACCCCTGCGACGCCTCTGAGGACGTGCTAGCGCTTGCAGAGGACGTTCCTGCCGTGGTCGGCGACGTCGGCGCAGGCCCGCTGCCGCTCACGTCCGTCTGCAGGGCGTCCACCTCCTGCTGCGCGGCGCTCAGCGCCGCGTCCAGCGCCGAGGTGTCCACCGACGGGTTCTGGCTCTTCAACGTCTGAATCTCGGCGTTGGCGGCGTCCAGCGCTGCCTGCAGGTTGGCCACGCGCGTGTCCACGGCCTGCTTGATCTGGTGGACTTCCGCACCCAGCGCGCCCACCTGCTGCGTCTCTTTGTCAAGGTTCTGGCTCATGTCTCTCACTCTCCTCCGAAGGTTAATGGTCAGTAAAAGGATGGCAGCCGTGACGAGCGCCTGCGCGCCGCCCAGCGCCAGTAGAATCTTCAAATACTCCGCCGTCAACATACGCCTTATTTAAATCCGTACGATGTGCCCGTAGGGTATAGCTCCCAGCGACCTCGCATGCCGTAGAGAGTCTCCAGCGACGGCGGTAGCGCCTTCGGCTCCAAGGATTCGTACTCGTCGAGCAGGGCGCGTGCCGCCGCGACAACCTGGAGCTGCCGCTCCATCATGTTCAGCACCCGATCCGTCTCCGCCACGTGACGGTCTATAATCCGGTGGATGAGGTTGACGGCCTCGCCCTTGACGACGTAGCGATCCTTGCGGGCGAGGAGGTCGCGCCGGGCATCCGTGGCCTTCATGCGCTCGCCCTTGATCTTGCTCTCATGGGCGTCGAGTTGCTGGCGCGTGTACTCAAGGAGGTCGCGCGCCTTCGCGTTCAGTCCGGCGGTGAAGACCTGCTCCAGCAGCGCGGAGGCCTCGTCGTCCACGGTGTCCGTGCTGTCCACACCCGTCTGGTCGTAGAGCATCCGGCGCGCGGGGTTGGTCAGCAGGTCGTAGGCGGCGTTGACCTCGGCCTGCTCCGCCTCGCTGCCACCGAGGTCGGGGTGGTGCTCGCGACTCTTGCGCCGACGCGCACGCTTCAGCTCCTGCTCGGTGGCGTCCCGCCCGACGCCGAGCACCTCGTAAGGGTCACGCCGTGGTTTACGCTGCGCCATCCAACTCCTCCGTACCGCCGACCGTCGCGCGGTACTCGCGTATGCACTCGTTGAGCACGGCGGTCAACTCCTCCGTAGTGATGTCGAGCCGGTCGGCCACCTCACGCTTAACGCTAGTCGTACCGATCTGGCCGCTCAAGGCTAGGTGCATACGGTTGCGCACGAAGTCGTCCGTCTGGTAGCCGAAGCGGATGCTGACCATGTTGCGCGCGCACCAGAGCGTGCACTCCGCCAGCGTCATGTCCCGCACAGCCGTCATAGTCCTAGCGCCCTCCGCAGTTCGGCGACGTTCTCCGGCGTTAACTCCACGTCCACGCTTATTTCGACCTCGTCTGCCTTCAGCGGCTCGAGTTCGTAGAGTCCGGGTGATAGCGTCTTCAGTACGTCCACAAAGGCCGTGGCCTCCGCGCGACTCAGCGCACGGATTATTATGCCGTCCGATGTGAGGTAGGGCTTGCCCTCCTCGTTGACGACGTGCCACACGGGAATCTTGACCTTGAGCGTAATCATCGTGTTAAAAGGGCGGCGGCTCGTTACGCGTCCGCCATCGGTTGAAATCACAGCGCACGTGCCAAGCGCGGCGGCGCAGCCAGTGCCACAGTCTTAAGACGGGTCGCGCTATCGCGCCGTGAGTATCGTCGAAGCAAAAGGGTCGGCTCTCCCCGCACCGCAGGCACGTGCGCCACGGTACGAAGGGTGCCCACCCGCTGATGGGCGGTGTCGGCGGCAGGTCGTGCTTCAGGAGTCGGCATCGCCACTTCACCTGTGCCTCCCGTGTGCCACGTAGCCGCGCGAGCGCATGCGGGCACGGGCGCGACGCTTGACCCGTGTGCGCTGGTACTTGTAAACAATCCTCCGAGCATCGCGCGCCGCAACACCGAAGCGTAGCATGGCCTCGTTCAACTGCTCGATGGTCAAAATGGTCTGCCGCACACGATCGTTAAAAAGGGCGATGACGCGCGGGTCGTGCACGTCAATGGCCAACGGTATGTCGGGAACCGAATCGCGCCTCATAATGCTCCTATAATCGCTATGGCCATCCACGCCAGCAGCAGTACGCCCATCGCGAGGACGAACCAGAAGAGCGGGTCGTGCGTGGGGCTGTGCTGCTTCACGACGCGGGCATCTCCTCGAAGCCTATGAGCGGCGCGATGCCCTGCTGACGGTCGTGGCACTTGTGTATAGGGTCGAGCGTGTTCCTCCGCGCCTGTGCGTGAACCACCAACAATGCGTAAGCCTCGGTTGGCGTGTAGCCCTCGCCGCCGTTGTCCTCGTAGATGCGCTCGTCGCACATCCCGCACTTATAGACGAGTCGGACGTTCATCATGCTAGCTTCCTACCACCTCGGTCGTTCCTTCCCAAACGAACTCCTCCAGCGGAAAGTGTGCGCGGCACTTGCAGCAGAACGTACCGCCGTAGAACTTCGGGTTGACTGCGTACGTCTCCGCTATCGAGTCGGCCATGGTGGTAACGCCGTTGCACCCGCGCCCGTCCAAGTCGGCCTGCCTCCAGAAGCACCCCGTGATGGGCGAACCCGCGGCGTCCGCCGGGTACTCCTCGAACTTGACGTAGCCCTGCTCGGCGTAGTGCTCTATCTCCTGCGGGGTAAGGTCGCGCAGCGTACCCTTCAGCGGACGGCCCACGTGACGGTACGTCTTGCGCAGCGGGCGCACATAGCCTTTGGCGCGCTCGTCGGGGCAGAGCACGACGTAGTCACGCTGCATGCCGGTGGCCGCATCGATGTCCCGCGTGTGCTCGTCAACGGGACGCCCGCTCGTCGTGCAAATCTTGGGATCCTCTTGGCTCATAGCGTTCCCTTGCCTCCACACTTCCAGCACTTCGCCTTCTCGCCGGAGTGGCTACGAACCGTGATGCCCGTTCCGCCGCACGGATAACACTCTACGGCAGGTGGCGGGGAAACAACATCCTGTATATCCACGATCGATACACCCGCAGCACCCGATTTATCAGCTGGTGGTCGGCGCGGCGTAGCCTTCGGTTCGGGCGAGAGTTTGCGCGTCGATACAATCTGTGCTCCAGTGCTCGGACTCGCGTCGGTGTGTCCATCAGTCTTCTCCTTAGCCCGACGACCACGGGGCGGCAGCGCTGGCCATTGCATCCGAACGCGCGCCGCGTTGCTCAAGGTCTGCGCTCCTGCGGGCAATGTCGTTCGGATTTGTTCCAACACGGCCATCTCCTCTTCGTTCAAGTAAGCCACCACGGGTTTCAATCGCGTCGTCATAAGTAAATACTATAACGGGTCGTCCCGGAAAAGTAAATACTTAGCGCAAAGAAAATACTATAACGGTCAATCAGCCGCTACGCTCTCAGCTACCACCTCTATAACCTCGCCCACGCCTTCGGGCACGTCCACACCCGCCACCAGCTGCTTAGGCTCCACATTGAAATCTTCTGCGCACCACGCCGCCCACACTCCCGGCAATTCCTTTTGCAGTTGCTCGCGTTGCAACTCCGGGCTACGCTGCAGCATACGGTCTATCGCTGAGTCCATGTCGGCCATCAGTTGCTCGAAGGCGGCGCGGGCGTTCTTGAGGTCTTGCTCCTTCTGCTGCTCCACGGTCAGGGCCACGCTGCCCGTCACGTTTATATTGCTCGTGGGCATGTCCAGAGCCGTCCTACGCAGCTTTGTTAGGCAGTCTATTACGGCGGTAACGTCGCGGACGGTGTACTTTACGGGCAGGTGCGTGACCGTGATGCTGACGGTCTTGTACTGGTCGCAGCGGTTGTCCGCAGCCTCGGGGCCGGGGCACTCGTCGCCGTGGACGGGGCAGTCCAGATAGATACGCTCCTCCTCCTTTTCCTCTATCGTGTAGCGCTTTAGCATGTTACGCGCGAGGCTCTCCAAGTCGAGCGCCAGTCGGTACTCGCGCTTGCGGCTCTTCAGTCTCCGCCGCTCCCATCGTGCCGTCTCCTGCTCCACCACCTTGAGACGCGCGCGCTGCTTGGCCTCGGTCATGGCGTCGTCGTAGAGGGGTGCGCGCTCCACCCACTGGTACTTTTTTGACCACTGCCGAATATAAGGAGAACTTTTTTGTAAACGCTTGGATACCTCTTCGGTCGTCCGCTGCGGCCCCAGCTCGCAGTAGATGACGAACGCCTCGTATGCGCGCGCCGTCTCGTCCGGCAGTCGCTTGTAAGTCAGTCTAGGCATTAGGGTTAACCCGCTTGTCCGTGTTCAGTGGATGCGATCGCTGTTCGGGCCGTATATTACACACGGGAGCGTGGGGTAGGTGGACGTGCTGCTCTCGTCCACGACCACGCCGTCCACCGTCCGCCCGGCCTCGCAGTTGCGGCAGTCAATCTGGCGGCGTGGCGCGGGCTTCTCCGTCTCCAGCATCATCATCGCAGCGCCACATTCCGGACAATCGTACCGTACCAGCATCGCCGTTACCCTTCCCGCTGCGGCATGAGCGCCAGCATCCGTAGCAACTTGCGTCGTCCTATCATTCCGCCCCTCCCGCCATCAAATCATTTAACGACTCGTTCAACTCCTCGAGGAAGTCGAAGTACAGGCGGTCGGCCAGCCGGGCGTCGGGGCAGTCCGGTATAACCTGCGTGCGCAACAGGTTGATAGTGCGCTCGATGTGTTGCACGGCTGCCTTAATACGCTCGTCGGCCACGCGCGCCAGCCTGTCGGCGTCAACGGTGATGGGTGCGCGCTCCTCCTCGTCCAGCATCCGCGCGGCGTCGGCGGGGCGGAATCGGGGGTCGCTTAGTTTATGCCCCGCCATCTCCAACAAGGCGCGGTCGGGATCCGGGGCGCGCAGCGCCGCCTGCCAGTACGCCTTGTCCTGCAAGACGTCACCTAAAGTGTGAAAATCACTTTTTGTAGTTTTGCGGTCGGGGTCATCACCAAGAACGTAAGGTCTCGCAATCACGCGAGTGGCGTTGCGCTCCCAGAGGGCGTGCACCCGCGCGTTGGTGCGGACGGTGGCTGGCGTAACTCCGGCCTCCCGCGCCCGCTCCGCTATCCGGCGCTGCGCGCCCGTGCCCGCCACGTCGGGTCGCCCGCGCCCGCCTCGCTGCCGCACGGCCCGCCGCACCACCTCGGCGTCCACCGCAGCCTCCACGCGCCACGCCGTCTGCCCCAGTGCGCGTGCGTTACGCCGCACCCCGGCCAGCTGCTCGTCCGTCAGCGTGGAGAGGCCCAGTATGACGGCCTGCTCCGTCCGCGCCAGCCGTTCCAGCGCGCCGGTCATGGCCGCGACGGTGCTCTCGGCCACGGCGGTCTGGTCAACAGAGGATTCTTCCATAAGCAAAGACGTGCTCATCCATCGGCCTCGCCGCGCACGGCCCGGCGCAGCTCGTCGGGCGAGAAGGGCTTTTCCAGCACGCAATCGGCCATCTCCTCCAGCTCGCGTCGGCGGAGCTGCAACGCGGGGTAGGCCGTTACGCCCACAATTCTGGCACGCGGCACCGTCGGCACGAGCGGCGCTCCGGCTACGAGGGCCGTGCGCGCCCGCTCACGCTCCCGGCGCTCGTTGTCGCGTATGCGCCGCACAAGGGCCGTGCCGTCCATCCGGGGCATTGCCAAGTCTACGACGACGACGTCGAAAGGCGCGTCCGCCGCCAAGGCGGCCCAGTACGCCGCCAGCGCGGCGCGTCCGTCCTCGGCCTCGGCGACCACGACGTCCTCGGCGGTCAACGCCGTGCGCATCAACCGGCGGGCGTCCTCCTGGTCGTCCACCACCAGCACCCTCACCCCGTGTGCCCTCCGCCGCCGTGCCGGGGACGGCGCTCCAAGTCCGTTAGGCGCGCTTCCATGGCGTCCAGCTCGCCGCGCAGCTGGTTGACTATCGACTGCAGCCCGGCGCTCTCGCGCTCCGTCTGGCGCAGCCGCCGGTTCTCCGTCTCGCACTGGTCGCGCTCGCCCTCCACCCTGAGCTTCTCCGCCTGCAGCAGCGAGAGCTGCGCCTGCAGCGTCTGCAGCGTGCCGCGCAGGGCGTCGGCCTCCTCGCGGTAGGGGCGTATGCGTCGCTCGGCGGCATCGTCGGCGTCCTTGCGCTCGGCGGCCCGCCCGCCCCGGAGCAGGCGGTATACGGTGTCCGCGCGCGAGAGCGCCAGCAGCGCGCCCGCCACCAGTATGGTTCGCCAGTCCCATGCGGCGCTACCCTCCGCCGTCCGTGAGGCCTCCTGCAGCAGATCGAGCACAGCGGCGTTCCTCCTCCAGCGCGCGCAGCCTTCGTTCCGTGCTGGCGACGCGTTTGCCGAGGGAGAGTACGTCGGCCTGTATGCGGTTGAGAGGTTCGGGGGGCACGGGCGCAGCGACCGTGCGGACGTCGTACCGCTCGGCCATCAGTCTGTACATCCGCTGCTGCTCGGGCGCGGGGTCGCGCGGGCGGCAAACGCGCTCCGTGAACACGGCGGGGCCGTCCGGCCAGCCCTCGCGGTTCACGGGCATCACGGCGATCTGGTGGCGCGCGGTGGTGCAGCGGCACACGGCCTCGCGCCACCTGTCCTCGGTAAAGAACGCGCAATCGCCCTTGGGCGCGGGCGGCACCCTCCACTCCGACGGCAGCTCTTCGGGCGCACGGCGCACGTGCCGCGCGGTACGGCGGTAAAGACGAGGCAGCCGTCGGACGAAGAAGACGTACAGCCAGCGGACGAAGGTGTGGAAGTCGCGCAGGTCAACGCACTCGGCCACCTTAAAGCCCACCGCGCCCGCGTCCAGCACCGGGTCGTAGGGCAGGCACTCGTCGCGTGCGGCGGCCAAGGGACGCGTGCGCGCCGGGGCTATTGCGGGGTCAACGTCTCGCTCGAAGGTCAGCGCCTCGGCAACCATACCGCCTCCTTACTCGCTCTCGATGGCACCGTCGGGGTCGGGCGTGATGCCCGCAGCCGTGATGTTCGAGGCCGCGCTCGTTACCACGACGCTGCCCGCTCCCTGCCCGGACTGCGGGGTGACGACGAGGTCGCTGCCACTCACCGCGGCGGTAGCGCCCACGCCGTCCGCCCCGTTGATGACGTCGGCCATCAGCTGGCGGAACGCGGTCAGCCCTTGCCCGGTGTCAACGGGTATCTGCGTGCTGGTGGTGGTCTGCTGGCTCGACGGGACGAAGTCGAACCGGACGCCCACCGTAATGCTCTGCCCTGCGGACGGGAATCCCGACACGGTCAACCGTCCCTGCTGAAAGTAGCTCATCCGTCTGCCTCCTTAAAACTGCGGGAGAGGGGGGTTAGTGCTGCGTCAGCCGTTGCAACTCCGCGACGTGCTCGGGCCGCACGCGCCGCTCGAACACCTGCGGCGTGACCGCCACGGCCCGCGCACCGCGAGGCGCTCGCAGGTCTTGCACGATCTGCTCCGCAGCGTTAAGTATGGCCGCCAGCCGTGCGTCCTTTACGCAGTCCCCGGCGCGGAAGTTCTCGAACGCAGCCACGACGGCGTCCCAGCCCACCGCGCCGTTGCGGAAGGACACAAAACCGTCGTGCGCGGCGCGGAGTCCGGCCTCGGCGCACTGCTGCTGCTGCGCGGGCAGGTTCCACGTGGGCACCAGCCCCTCGGCGGCGGCCATGCTGGCGATGACGATGTTGATTTGCGTCGTGTTGTTCGCGGAGTTGCTGTTGCCGTTCGTGTTGCCGGGCGGGGGGTTGCACCCCTTGAAGCCCGCGCCCACGCCGACCAGCGCCAGCGCGAGCACCAGAACGAGAAGAGTGTGTAGTCTCAAAAGTCGCATAAAATCTCCTTCTACGGTTGACCGTCCTGCTTGGGCGATGAACGTATCCACTGCGAGCGAGGTGTGCGGCGGCGCTCCCGTCGGCTGCCCACGCGCGGACGCTGCACCGCCACGCTGCGTCCGGCGACGTGCTCGGCGTTACGCTGCTGCCATCCTTTTTGCGGATCCAGTATGCTCAGGTAACCGTCCGGGAGCATGGCGGGTGCGGGGCCGCGTAGAAGGCCGCAGAAGTCGTACTTTGTGCCGGGCTTGTGGAAGGACTCGAAGTACGAGGGCAGTACGAAGTTGCTCACCCGTATGCCGTCAATGTCGTACCCGGCGGCGTCCGACTCGACGGGATCGGCAATCTCGTAAGCTATGAACAACGACGTGCCGTCCGCGTTGTCTATCTCGGCGATGAGGTTAATTGAGGGGTCGGCGATCATTTCCAAAAGTTCGTGGCTTAACGTGACCGTCCACGAGTATCCGCCGTCAAGATCGGACTTAGCGAATGACTTACCGATTGGGAAACCGTCCGCCGTAAGGTCGTGGTGCCCAAGGGCTTGCGCGTCATCGCTCGTGTCCATCACTATGAGCTGCGATTGGCCGAGCGGCGGCGTCTGTCCTTTGGGAAAGAAGGTCAACTGTGCGTCCACGCCCCACGCCGGGGCGAAGTCGCGCGAGACTTGGATCTGCAGTGCCGCGACCGCTTGCTCTATTTGAGCGTCGGTCAAACAGGTACAGGCGTTGACAACGGCGATTTGTATCATGCCGCTACATCCTCGTCCGGCACTACCGTGACGCCCGGAGGCTTATCCACCTGCTTGTACAGCGACGTGGGAACGGGCATCTTGAAGCTGGCGAGGATGGCCGTCAGCGCGACGGCAACGTCCTTCGGCAGCGAGACGTGCCCGGCGTCTATGCTCTGGTTGATAGTGGTAAGCACCAGCGTTATCGCGGCCACGACGCCCGCCGCTGCCAGCAGCTTGACCTTGAGGCTCTCGCTGGCGTAGGGGAGCAGGGCCGTGATAACGGCACCGAGCGTGGCGACGATGCCCAGCGCACCGGCCACCCACGCCTTGACTTGGCTCCGCGTCAAGTTATAAATTTTCAGCACCCGTGGCACCTCCCGTCACGTCCGGCCACGCCGCCTGCCCCTCCAGCACGGCCTGCGCGTCCGCGAGCATCTGTCGGCGGCTCAGCGCGCCGCAGTCCCAGTGCCACGTGGGCGCTTGGCCCGGTATCTCCATGTGCATGTACCAGCCCTTCTGGTCGGGGAAGACTCCGGCCTGCCGTCGGCGGTTGTTGGCGGCCCACGGCAGCGGGCAGTCGCTGCCGTCGTCCTGCCAAGCGTCAACGGGAACGCGCAGCGGGATGTTGAGCGTGTCCGCCCGTGCCGCCCAAGCCAGTATGGCGACTGCAGGGCCACGCGTGCCGGGTACGGGCGTCCACAGGCTCGTCGAGCTGCGCCCGACCATTTCTATCTGGCAGGCGGCGAACTTGTTGGCGTAAACCGGAGGGTTGCCGTGCAGCGCGGCGGCCTGCGCCGAAAGCGGACGGCACTGCAGGATGCGCCCCTCGCCGACTATGAAGTGTGGGGCGTCGCGGTTCTGCGACAGCACGGCGAACGCGCCTTCTATGGTGTCGCCCTCCGTGGTGTGCAGCACGCCCAGCTGCGAGTGCGCCACCGGGTAGTACGCCGCACCGCCCGGACGCGGGATTTCGCACCGCTCAACGCGGAACTGCCCTATCTGGTCGATCCAGTCCAGCACACGCACTCCTCTCTGGTTCCCGCTTGAAGACTTATAGGTGGGTCGGGTAGGACGATTCCGGCGGACGTAAGTATACCGCACCGCCGGAATTTTGTAAAACCTTATTTTTGCCTACCGACTCATTGCCTGCTTGGACTTCTCCAACATCTGCCGCGCCTCTTCTGTGTTGACGACCGCTAGGCGCTGAACCGCCTTATTGAACGTCAGCGGCACGGTCGAGACGATGTACAGCATGTTGTGCTCGATGTAAATGTCCTCGGGCGTGAAGCCGAAGACGCCCACGCCGTTCGTGCCGTAGGAGCCGTCCTCGGCGGGCGACGGCAGCACGGAGTAATCGTGGCTGTTCCACACCAACTGCTGCGTGTTCGTCAGTTGTGAGTCCACGCTGGAAACCTTGTTGACCTGATAGTAGCCGATGGGGTCGGCCACGCCGGGCACGAAGACGTACATGTAGAAGACCACGCTGCGGTCGTTCTGGAGTTTGAATCGCTTGATGAGGTTGTCGCGCTCCAACGACCACGTGATGTCGGGCGGCGGCTGCGCCTTGAGCAGCCTGTCCTGATTAACCTCGGTGTGCTGCTGCTCCTTGCCCGCGGTCTTTTGGTCGTAGTCACCGTTGCAGCCACGGTCGTCAAATCCGAGCGCGAAGCAGGCCAGTGCCAAGAGCGCGAGCAGGATTTTTCTTTTCCGCATAGCTACCTCCCTCAATAGTTGCTGAAGTCGTTAACGCTCAGCTGGTACGGCAACGACGAAGACTTCCACATGGCGCGGTTGACCATCCGTGACTTGGCGTTGTACTCCTCGACCCAACGTGTTAGCTGCTGGCGCTTGGCCTGTAGCTGCGCGTTCTTGCTGAACTGAGAGAACATCGGGTCGGAGTCGGGCACCTGCTTTATCGCGCCCATGTCGGTGTTGATCTTCTGGCAGGTGTTGAAGATTGATTGAAACTCCTCGTAGTTGGTGACGGAGTTTTCCAGCTGCTTCTGCGCGAGGTCGCCTGCGGTCGAGAACATGCCGAACACCCAGCCCAACGCGCCTAGCAGAATGACGACGCCGAGGACGAACGGCAGCACGCGCCAGAACGTCCAGCGGGCGTCGCCGTAACTCTGCTCGAAATCGGAACGGTACTGCTTTCTATCGTACATAAGGTTATCTCCTTGTCACGTCACAAACAAAAAGGGGTGCTCGTCACCGACGGACGACCCACCCCCTTGAAAAGTCGCGGCTCACGGCGCGGGGCTACTTGGTGTTCTTCTTGTAGCCCAGCTCCTGCTCGAGCGCGGCGATCTCCGCCTCGGTCTTCTTGCGCTTCTCGGTCTGCGTGAGCAGGCTCTCCAGCCGTGCCTTGGCGACGGCCAGCTGCTTCTCCTTGTCGGCGCGGAGCCGCTGCGTCAGCTCGGCCTCGCACGCCCGCAACTGGCTCTGGATGTCCGAGGGAACCTCGTGCCCGTTCTCGTGGATGCGGTCGGCCATCAGTCCGAAAAAGGCGACGCTCGTGACCAGCTCCTCGGTCGAGAGGGCGCTCACAGGCCCGCTGCGGATGTTGATGGTGATCATGCTGCTTGTCTCCTTTCTCGAACGCGCTCAATCGGCGGGTTCGAAGTTGTCGCGAAAGTACTGCTCCGCCACCAGCCACTGGTCGGCGTGGTTCTTGGGGTTGCGCGCTATCATGTCGCCCTCTTTGGGCGACCCGTTCGCGCGGTCAGTTGACGACACGCTGACGCTGCTTATGTCCTCGCCCGCAACGTAGGGGCGCAACTCGGCTATCTGCTTACGCCGGTACTGCCTGAACTCGCTCATGGCTCGGCCTCCTTTCCAGCGCCTTCTCTATTGTCAAGAGTTCGACGCTCATAATTTCGTCAAAGAGCGCGTAGCGGTTGACGCGCATCGTCTCTACGAGGTTGGGCAGCGCGTAGTAGTCCACGTTGCGGCCCATCGGGAACTGCTCCAGAGGGACGCCCATGTTGCGACAGTTCAGGCTCAAAACGTCCTGATCGCCGGGGACGTGGAAGTGGTAAACGGTCGGCTCCACCTGCATCTGCTCGCAGTAGCGCCGGTACGTCGGCGCGAAGGCCGGGTGCTGGTTCTCGCCGCCGTCCGAGCAGACGGCTATGCCCTGCACCACCAGCCGTCGGCTGAGTATGTAGTCCAGCCCGACGCCGATGGCGGTGCCGCCCTGCGGCGTTATGCGTCGGGTCTTCTCCAGAATCTGCTGGTACGTCAGCCCCGTCACGTCCACGAAGGTGGGCTGCGTGTTGAAGAAGACGAGGTACACCGCCCCGGCCACGCGCTGGGCGATAAACGCCGCAACCTGCCGCGCCACCTCGATGCTCGTGCTCATGGAGGCCGAGCAGTCGCCCAACACCAGCCAGTCGCCGTCTATCGTGCCCATCTGCGCGCTCTTGCGCTCCTGCAGGGCCGCCAGCTTTTCCCCTGCAGCCGTCCCCTTCAACTTTTCAGCCGCGTGTCCGGCCTTGAGGGTTTCGACCTTGCTAGAGGACGTAGCACGCGCGAGCGCCGACTCGTACGCAGCCTTCAAGACCTCGTCCTGCATCACGCCCAGCCGCTGCAGCATGGCCGAGTTGGTGATGAGCTGGTTGCCGGTCATCCCCTCGATCAGGGCGAGGAGCACCTCACGATCCTTCGCCTTGGCGACCGAGCCGACCGCCACCTCCCACGGTATCTGGTACTGCAGTATTGCCCCGGCAGCCTCGCGCGGCGTCATGGTGCGGAGCGCCTTGACCGTGGCGAACACGGAGGTGCGCGGGTAGTCCTCGTCGAAGAGGATGCGCTGCGCCCGCGCGCTCGGACGCTTGTGCGCCGCGCGGTAAAGGAACTTCATCGGTCGGCGGTGCTGCAAGACCGTTCTGTCCCACCACCGCGCGTTGTCCTCCCTCACCTCGAGGTAGCGGCGCAGCCCCACTTCGAGCAGGCGGCGGTGGCCTCCCGTGATGGTCAGCCCGCGCTTCGATAACTGCGTGGAGTACGTGTAGGCGCGGAGCAGCTCGCGCGGATCCAGCTTCAGCAGATGCGCCACGGCGTTCTCGGCCAGATCGCGGTCTTCGCGCTGCGTGCCCCGGAGAGCTATGACGGGCAAGGCGACGCGCGCGTCGCGCACCTTACCCCGCAGGGCGTTCCACGCTATGAAGTGACCCAAGAGGTCGGCGTCCGCCTTGGCCGCAGCCAGCCCCTCCGGCTCGTACAAGGAGAGGTCGCCGTGCTTTATCTGCAGCAGCGACGCCACCAACTTGTTACGTGTGTATGCGGTAACTTCCGCCATCAGTCGGCCTCCTTACTTGAAGAGAGCGAGGTAAGCTACAAGATTATCGTAGTTGTAGCCCTCGGTGCGGCAGAACTCCTCGGGGTCGCGGCTACCCTTCAGCTTATTGCAACGGCGGCAAGCCGTGATGTAGTTGCTGTCATCGTTCGCACCGCCTTTCTCCAAGGGAACGAAGTGGTCAACCGTCATCAGCACCTGACCCATGGCGGCGTGGCAGTACCGACAGTAGAAGCCGTCGCGCGCCCAAACCCGCTGCTGCACCTCACCGCTGAGGGCGTACCGTGCCTTGCGGTGTAGCACCTTGCCGTGGTCGGGGTCGAGCACCCAGCACTCGGCGTTGTCCGTCTGCCTTATGATCTCCGACCACTCTTCCGCGTCGGGCTGCGCGTAGGTCGGAGCCACGGCGGGGTCGCAGCCCGGCAACAGGAGCACGAGGGTCTCGCCCATGCCTTGGAAGACCAATCCGGCTATTGTCAGCCTGTCGCCGACGTCGCTCAGCGCCGGGACAACGTCCGGCGCGCGGCGGTACCGCGCTAGGTAGAATCGCTGTTTAGTTTTCTGTGCCATTGCGGGGAGCAGTGGAAACGTAAAAGGGACGCGAGCGCAGTCGGCTACTGTTGCTTGCCTTTACCGTTTGGCTAGTCCCGCATAAGTATGGAGCGGGACCTTGGAGTCGAACCAAGAATGAAACCCGAAGGTTTCGAGCGTGTATGCTGTCTGCTGGCGTCCCTATCTTGAACGTAGGGACGGGGTCGCGAGTCCGACGGGCGTAGCTCCCGGAACTGAGTCCGGGTTGCTTCTTGACTTAGAAGGTCAGCGCATGTATGCCCGTTGCTTGGCAACACCGTCACAAGGTTTCCGAGGCGAGTTGACCGAGCCATTTTGGTCGCGAATCGGATTTGAACCGATTACCCTCAGCTTGATAGGCTGATGCTCTGCCAAATGAGCTATCGCATGTACGCTCCGTCCATGGCCTCGAAAGTCAAAGAACTGTTTGAAGGCGAAAAACACGATAACAAAAATTTTCTTTTTTGTAAAGTCCTTTTTTCGCCTCAGCCGACGACGCACGCTATATCCGTCTCCTTGACGATTGTGATCGCCTCGCCGTCCACATCCATCCGGTTGGGGATGGCCATCCGCAGCAGCACCACGCGCTGGCCCCTCTCCAAGTCCACGGGGACGTTGCCGCGTCCGTCCTCCGTCCGGCGGCCCGGCCCCACGGCCACGACCTCGTACTGGGGGTCGTCCAGCGTCCTGCTGCGCTCATCCAGCACCAGTCCGGCGTCCGTCTGCTGCTCCGTGCGCTTGATCTCCTTGAGGTAAACCGTGTCCTTCAAGGGTGCGTAAATCTTTTTCGTCATCACTTGTTCTCCTTCTGGCTTACTGCTATTGCTATTAGAACGAAAGCGCCTGTAGCGAACACGGCGCTGCACACGTCGGCGGCGTCTAAGGCGGGATAATGTCGCGGGGATGCGACCACCAGCACGGCCATTACGCCCAACCCGATGGCGACTATCCACAGCGGGACTACGCGCATCACTTCGGCCCCTTCTGCGCCAAGCACAACGTCATCAGGACGAGCGCCAACCCGAGGAAGACCGTGCCGACTGCACGCTCAGGCGTCAGTGGCGGCATACTCTCTTCGTGTGATAGCACGGCACACGCACCGATGCTTCCCAGAAAAACCGCACCCACCCACAGTACCCCGCGCCTCATGCATCTACCTCCTCACCACCATGACGCCCTCGGCGCACGGGCCTTTCTCGTTCTCGCCCACGAAGTACTCTACACGGTCGCCCGTGCTGAGCGTGCGGTAGCCCGGCTGGCCGACTATGCCCGTGTAGTGCACGAATATCTCGGTGCCGTCCTCCTGCGTGATGAAGCCGTAGCCTTTGTCGTCCCTCCACCACTTGACCGTTCCGCGCAGTAATTCTATGCCGGTACTCATGGCTACTTCTCCGGCTGCGGCGCGGGGACGATCCGGAAGGTGCGGCCCATGGCGCTCTGGCGTGGCAGCTCCTCGACGGCGTAGCCCTCGCGCAGCACCACCACCAGCGCCACGGAGGCCGCGCGCTCGTGCCCGCCCTCCTCGGCGTTGAACATGACCCCGGCGGGGCAAACGGCGTCCAAGTCCGCGCCCTCGCGCAGCCCGTTGAGGCTGAAGACGGGGTGCTCAGCCGCACTTTGTATCCGCTCGGCGGATAGCTTGAAGTTATCCACGAGGGTATCTCCGGCCTTCAAGGGCGTAAAGTGGAACTTCCCCGCCCGATGGCTGTGCGCGTAGCCCGGCGCGTTCTTCTGGATTTCCACGGTCTTTACGAGGTCGGACGACTTCGCCGTGCCGAACTCGAGGTTCAATGCTGATTCGCTCATCTCTCAGTCTCCTTCCGCTCGTAGCCCCATCTCGTCGGGCTTGTCCCACGTGACGCCAAGCGCGTGCAACTCGCCTACCGTGGCGTCGTCAATACGGCAGGCGAACAGTATCAGGTACGACTGGTTCAACGGGTACTGGCGCGCGAAGTGCAAGGCAGGGTGCTCGTCTATGATGCTACAGCGGCGCTTGACTTGAATCTGCTGCCCCTGCCCGTTGGACGTGATGATCGCCGACGGCAGCTCGATCCACTGTACCGTGATAAACCACGTCTGCTTAGCCAACGCACACCTCCTCTTGCACACGAGCGGTGGCGGCAAGCCGATCGCGCCGACGCATCTCGGCTTTAATCATCGGTATAAGTCTGCGGATGCGCTGTGCGTCATCCTCGGCTAAAAGGGCATAGGCGCTCTCGGCAACAGTAGCTCCGGGCAGCCATTTGGCGTCGCGATAGTGCCTCTCCAAGTAGTAGAGGTGACCGGTCTCGCCCTTCAACGCGTGATCGGCTGTAGCAATGCCGATAAAGCAACAGCATGACACAAAGGCGAGGCGTCCGGATCGGGCGTGCGCTAGCAGCCACGCCAGTCGTTCGTCACTATAATTCGTGCGCATAAAAGCGCGGAGGACGCGCTTCCTCTCCTTTACGATTCCCTTCATACCATCACCTCCTCCTCCGGCTCCCGCCACTGCAACTCCACGGTCTCGTCGTCCATCTGCTGGCGCACGCTGGCTGTTATGGCGTCCAGCTCCTCGGCATTGTAAGGCTGTTCGCAATAAAGGAAGCTCACGCGCTCGCCCTGCTTCACGACCTCGTAGCCGCGCTCCGGCGGGTCGGCGCGCACCACGGCGTCGGACGGCCCGGCCACGTAGGTGCGCAGCGCATCCAGCTGCCCCTCCAGCGTGCGATTCTTTTCCTCCAGCGCGGCCACGCGCTCGGTCAACGCATCCACGGCGCGGCCCTGACGGTGCAGCGCCTTGAAAAGGCCGTCGAACGTCTCCCAAACCGTGTCGCTGCTCACTTGGCTCGCTCCTTCCCCGTCCACAGCACGTGCGCCAACTCGGCCATCAGCCGCGCCGACTCCTCGTTGTGCGTGCCGTTGTAAAAGTAGTGGTTGACGACGGCCAGCGCCTTGTCTCCGAGCAGGGCGTAGAAGTTGCCGTCGCCGAGGTCGCAGCACGGCAGCCCCACGTTGGGGCGCACGCGCACGCAGCGGTCGTCCCACAATTCGACCATCCGGAAGTCCTTCTGGCACGTGACGGGCAACTTCCGGCCTACGTAGCGCAGGCACCATGCTTCTATCTGCGCGCGCTGCTCGGCGGCGAAGAGTGAGTCAGCTAGTTCGTTGGCGTCACGCTCGCTGTCGGTGCTATAGTCGCGCTGACAGCCCACGCGGGCGGTGAAAATGCGGACGTCCCTGCCCTCGGCCAGCCAGTGGCGCACTCGCTCCAGCATGGCGGGCACGGGCGCGCCTATCAGCCCGTTGTTCCAGCCGTGGTACTCGGCCAGACAGCCGTCCAAGTCTACGCCTATCCATCCGTCACTCATACGCTCTCCTGCTCGCCGGGGCACTCCTCGTACGGAAAGTCCGGCCCGGACATCGGCTGATGGCAGACCACGCAGCCTATCGTCAGACTGTTCTCCGTCTGGCTCGCGATGCCGTTGATGTGCGGTCGCTTCGGCTTCGGACGTTCCACTGCCTGCTGCTTGGGCGGCACGGCGAAGGCGAACTGTTCGGGCACGGCGGTGGAGAGCAGCACGGGCTGGAGTGGGTTGTTGAACGTCCAGACGGCGAGGTAGATGCTCCCGCCCTCGGCTATGGCGCGGCGCTCCTCGAGCGTCGGCTCCCATCGCGTCAGGATAGCCCCGTCCGGGGTGCGGATGGCGGGCAATGGCTGGTAGATATCCTGCTGGTCTTTAGCGTAAATCACTTCCTTCACCGTGCTCCCGTGTATAACGGGCGTCTTGGGTTGCATCGTCTTCCTCCTCACGAGTACCACTTCTCGACCTTGCCGTACTCCGCGCTGACCTCCTCGTCGCCGATGTAGTCGAGCAGGGCTTGGTCGGCGTCGGCGTGTGCGGATTCGGGGTCGCGCTCCCACCCGCTGCACTCCCGCAGACGCTTGATTATGGCGTCGCGGTCGCCCTTGGGCACCTTGGTCTCCTTCTTCTTCCGGCTCATGCTTCCCTCACTCGAACTTGAAGACCGTGCATCCCTCGTGCAGCACACGCCGCATGGTCGCCGCCCCGTAGTGACCGTGGTGGCGGGTGTACAGGTCGGTCAGCGCCGCGGGGTGCAGGTTGCTCGTCACCACCACCTGATGGCCGTAGTTGTAGGCGGCGTCGAAGAGGGCGTGCACACGCTCGATGACGTAGTCGGTCATCCGCGGTTTGTCCACGTCGTCCAAGAACAGGCTGTAGGGCTGCGCGTTCTGCTCCAAGTCCGACGGGTGCACGGCTGCCGTCACTACCTCGCCCTCCGTGCGCGCGCCGTAGGCCGAGCGGTACTGGTCAACCAGCGACAGCAGCGAGCAGGCCACAACGCGCCGACCGACGTCCTGCGCCACCGTGGCGTACAGCGCCCACATCAGGTGCGACTTTCCTGTGGCCGGCGGCCCCGTCAGCGCGTAGTTGGCGGTCGGCACGCGACGCATCTCCTCGAGGTAGGTGCGCTGCGAGGGGCGCGGCCGCACCGTCTCCAGCGTCACCCCGGCGAAGCGTGCGGGCACTACGGCCAGCCGCGAACGTACCGCCCGTCCCGCCCAGCACGCACAGTGCACGTGGCCGCGACGTCCGTCGCGCTCTATGGGGACGTAGAGCCTGTCCTCACACTCCGGGCACTCAGGTTTGCGTTCTCTCGTGTTCTGCATAACTACTCTCCTTTCCGTCCGGCGTCATCACCTTGCACTCGTAGTTGTACTGCGACGCCGACTTACCGTTCCCGTTGCCGTTGTTGCCTGCTATTAGCGGACGCTCGATTCGGTCAGCCCAACTTCGTAGAAACTTCCGCGTGATGTTGCGCTGGCTGTTACGACGGTCGTCGTGCCATGCCTGAATCTTCGCCAACTCCACGGCGGGGTCAATGTGGTTGTAGGCCACCGTGGCGGCCAACTTCTTCAAATATCCCAACACCTCGTCCCAATTAGGGTGCCCGCGCGGCTCGTCGAGGTAAGACTTCTTCTCCGTCGAGGGTTGTGCCTTCTTCCTCTCGACCTCGGCAGTTAGCTGCCAAAGATGCGGAGGGCCGGGCGGTGCGGCATCCGACGCACCCGCCACTACACTCCGAGACGTAGTCGAGGAGTGTAGTTCTACTTCTGAAGGTGAAATAGAAGCATGAAAGGCATCATCCAGCAATGCCGACGCATTGCTGGAGTTATGCTCGACGGATGCTTCAGGTATGCTTGAAGCACCTAACTTATTGCTGTGCCAGCGTTTATCGGCGGCATTTTTTGCAACTTCCTGCCGACTTTTTCGTAACGCCTTCAAGCGCTCGTATTCGTGACGCATCCGCTTCTGGTACAACCTAGAGCCTGCGCCCGGTGTGAATGGAGCCAACACCCGCGCACGACACTCCGCCCAACGCTCGTCCGTCATACGCGCCCAACGCGCGAGCGTGCGGTCGTC